TTACGAAATTTGAATATAAATATCTCCAACATTTGCTGTTCCTGACGGAGCTGCCGTTCCGTAACTGATGTTTTTTGTTGCTCCTGAGCCAAATGCTCCAAGCTTACAATAAGCAAGACTTGAGCTGCTAGAATTAAATCTTCCGTTCCAATAAGCTAAGGTGTTTAAGGTAGGAAGCATCGACCAATCAGAGCCAGCAAGAGTTGTAAGGTCTGTTTGTGTATACTTAGAAGCTACAACTTTAGATGCTGGTAAGGCATAAGTGGAATAATTCGTACTATCGAGAATAGTTCTCCATGTTCCATCCCAGCCATATTTATTTCCACCTCTGTGCGCCATGTTTCCACTAGATTGGGTCATCCATAACTGATGAACTTCTGCTGATCCGTTTGAGATATTGAAGATAAAGCCATATTGGCTAGGCTGATCCGTTAATTCATCTAGCGCAGAAAAGAAATGAACACTATTGTTGGTTTTTACCCAGTTTTCTACCGTGTCCTGTGTTTTTGTTGTTATAGAATCTTTTCCCATCTGTACGATACAATTATGAGTATGTGTGCTATTGGCTTTTCCATCGACGAGTGCTTTAAGGGCTTTTCCTTGCGCAGCAGACAATGAGTCAGTAGTTGAGTCTGAGGTTAAGTTGTTCTGAATACCTCTCCAGGTGTTCGTGTCTGTAAATTTCGCCCCAGATGGAACAGAACATCCCAGAGTATAAGTACACGCAGTTGGTTTTCCACCTGTGAAATATACTGGCTGAGTTGCAGAACCTGCTGTAGTGGTATCGAGCTTAACTGCGGATGTAGCACTTCCACCGGCACTTGAAGAACCTGCATAGGAGTGAGTATGGCTACTATTAGCCTTACCATTTAAAGCGGTTGTAGTAGCTGCCTGTGTCATAGCACCATCTGTGCCTGTACCAGTAGACGTATAAAGCTTAGTAATACCTGCTGTAGATGTAGTACCTGTAACATAGGTTGTATTGGTTGTCGGCGGAGTGTAACCTAAAGCTGTAGTTATGTTATCTTTGGTTAATTCACCTCTGATCGTAGCAGAAGATTTATTCTCTACATTGCCTAAACCTACATCAGATTTAGATGGCTTATTTAAAGTTGTATAGACACTAGCCCACGCAGTCCAAGAACTTCCATTGTACACACGCATAAGAAATTTCTGGTTGGTATCTATTAACAACTGTTCGGTATAACCAGAAGCATTTTTCATTACGATCATACCAAATGCATCTACACCACTTGGCTTATTAGTTACACTGTTGCTACCAGCAGCATAGTAGAATGCAGGAGTGGTTGTAGTATTCAAATCTTGATTTGATAACTGATTAGCAGTTGGGTTTGCTGTAAGAGTGATATTGTCAGTACCATTAAAACTAACTCCATTAATAGTTCTAGCAGTTTGCAATTTAACAGCGGAATTAGCAATATCAGTAGAAGAAGCATATTTTACGATACCCGCATCAACACCCGTTGTGGTCTTTGTATAGGCAGCCTTATATAAAGTAGTGGCTCCGGCGGTTATCGAGGAATATGACTCTATGGATGTTTTTGCATCAGTAGTAGTTGTATTATTGGCTTCTGATGAATTTAGAAGCGTATATAGTTGCTGTAAAGAGCCGCGATTACCTCCAGCTAATACCTGTACTATCTGACTACTGTATGTACCAGTTGTCTTGACATATACATCTATATATACTTTGTCAGAAGCAGTATATAAAGCCGCAATTACATCACTTGGAGAATAACCACTTCTGACAATCCATTGTACTGTTGCGGAATTGTCAGAAAAAGTAGAATTAGTCCTGAGCGAGATATTTACAATCCCCCATGGAGCACCTTGGTATCCCCCAGTAAGGTACAGCGTTGCCATTGCATCACGCCAAGCTCCAGATGTACTATAGGTTGAAACTCTGTGGTATGGATAGTTATTTGTATTTCCTACACCAATAGTAGAACATCTAGGAATTAGAGACCCAGTAACATTCGCAGAGCCGTCAAAAGAAGTGGAAAATGTCATCAAACTAGCTGAGTTATTTGTAATAGTTCTAGCTGTTGCTAACTTTAGAGCAGAATTGGCAACTCCTCCAGCAGAACTTGATCCTGCATAGTTATGGGTATGCGTTGTTGCGGATTTTCCATTCAAAGCAGTCGTAATGGCGGATTGAGTCATAGAACCGTCCGTAGCGGTTCCGGTTGTTGTATATAGTTTTCCTATTCCAGCAGTAGAAGCAGTACCAGTGGAATAAGTTGTATTCGTGGTTGGGGGAGTATATCCCAGAGCTGTAGTAACATCGGATTTCGATAGATCAGCCTTTGAATAAGCCAGCACTGACCACTTATTTTTACCGTCACCGACCTTGAATCGTCCATTTTTATCAGATGAAATCGCCATTTCACCAGCTAGTAAAATCGGATCTTTTGATTTCCAATTCGCTTCTGTGTCATAGCGCTGTTTATGTCTTACTTTTAATGTGTTGTTAGCCAAAATTTATCCTCCTTTTAAAACAGGGCAGCTCTTATTGAGCCGCCCTAGAAGAGTTAAGTTCTAATTAAGCTGCACCGCCACCATCTAAGATCAGAGTGTCGCTGCTTGCAACGGTGATGCTCATTGCGTTAAGGTTTGTAACATTTAAAGATACATTTGCAGAACCGTCAAAGCTCACTGCGGAGGCGGTTGCTCCACCAGTGATAGAGAAGTTTCTTGCAGTCGCTAATTTTGTAGCGGAAGATGCATTACCAGATAAAGCACCCTTGAACGTGGTAGCCGTTAAAGTACCAGCAGTTGTATCAAGGTAAACACCAGTATCGAATACCTGTCCACCAGTGTTGGTAGATGCACTTGTTGTACCTGTGATGTAAGCCTTAGTGGTTGTAGCTAAGGTATTGGTTACAGCATTGTTAGTATCTGTAGGGGTCTGCCAAGTACCATCTCCACGAAGGAACTTACCCTGATTTCCAGCAGCTGGAGCAGGAACTAAACCGTGAGTACCTGCTGCCGATGCAGAAGCACCCTTCATGTCGTTGTAAGTGGTATTTGTAGGAACTCCCCATGTTCCATCAGCCTTTAAGAATTTAGCCTGATCTCCCTTTGCAGGTGCCGGAACGAGACCATCTCCACCAGCAGCATCGGCAGTAGCTCCCTTAAACTTAGAATAGGTAGTGTTATTATCAGCACCCCAAGTTGCAGTGCCGTCAGAAGCCCAACGAAGAATCTGACCAGCAGAACCACCTGCCGGAATATGCTTATTACCAGCAGTTGTTGGGTGAGTATAATTATTTGCATTTTGAGCAATTCCATCTAACTTAGACTTGTCAGCGGCAGACATTAAACCAGCGGTAGAAGTAGTAGCAGCATTGTACTTAGTATCGGTTGGAACTCCCCAAGTGCCATCACCCTTTAAGAACTTGCCCTGATCACCAGCAGCAGGAGCCTTAACCAAACCATGTGCTCCAGCAGCGTCAGCGGTTGCACCCTTGAAGTCGGAATTTGCAGCTTTACCATCAAGGGCTGACTGAAGTCCAGTAATGGTACTAATTGCCTGATTATGCGCAGATGGAGTAAACGTACTAGGCTTTCCGGTTACGCCAGACCACGGTACAGATGTAGCACTTCCGGCAGTGTAAACTTCGTAACCAGCTTCCTTGCCCAGCTTGCTATCATCAACTACAAAGTACATCTTTCCGGTTGCAGTAACTTTTACAGTGTCACCCTGCTGAACCTTAGCAGTTGTTAATGCGAAACGAGCGGTATCATCAGCAACAACAACACAACGCTCCAGAGCGCCCTGTGGAAGACGAGCAATATCAATTGTACCAGTCAGCTTGCTTGCATCAAGAGATGTGATATCTGCATTTCCATGAGTATGGCTTTTTGCTGCTGCATCAGTAATTCCATAGCCAGCGAGAGTCGTTGGATTGGAACCAGCAGTTACGTGTCCCTGAGCATTTACTGTTACAGATCTATATGTGCCAGCAGTTACCCCAGAGTTTGGATGAGTATAAACGGTGTTGGTTGAGTTTACAATAACTGCACCATTAGCATCAGTAGTAACAGTTGTTGCGCCAGTACCTTTGATGGTAACGGATGGCTTTGTTCCATCGCTGCCCGTAAGAGTAATAGCAGCACTACCATTTGTGGCGGAAGAATTAGCTCCAAAACCATAAGTAGTATTGTTATCTGTGGTCTTGTATCCAGCATCATTGGTCAGCTGACTAACTTTAGTTGGAACAGTAACGTCAACTGCTTTAGACGTTGGGGTTAAAGCGGTACCGTTAACCTTTACAGTTTCGATTACGTTTGCCTGAGCATTTGACGGAGCATGTGCCTGAGTAGAATGTGTGTAAGCAGCGTCATAGTTCTTTTTCAGAGCGTTTGTCAGAGCAACTTCAATTGCATCCAGGGTGGCTTTATTTGCATGAGTATGCTTTGCTGCATCAACAGCGTTTGTGATAGCAGTAGCGATCTCAGCTGGAGTCATTGCTGCGTATGGAAGGGCGGCAAATGTATTTGTTCCGTCGCCTACCTTAATCTTTGGAGTTCCATCAGTGGCAAACTCAATTGCCATTTCGCCCTTTAAAAGTACTTTGGCACTAGTCGCCCAATTCGCGGTAGTGTCGTTACAAATCAAGATTCTTGTTTTTAATGTGTTATTAGCCATAACATCCTCCTTATATAACGAAGGAGACGCTTTAATCAGCGTCCCCTGCATCAATCAATTCAATATCGTTATAGTCACTTCCTATAACATAGTATTTTAAGCTGTTGTCATCCCAGCGATAGGTTTTATTCGCAGTCTTATCTATATAAATGACAGATTCGTCTCCGGTGCTTGGAAAATTCAAATATGTGTCTCGTACAACCGTCCTTTCGGCTGGCTGACTTGTTATTTGTATCCAGCTACCTTGGAAATACCATAAGATATTAGTTTCCACACAGAAGTAAAATCCCATGGTAGGGGCAAGCAGAGCTTGTCTTGCAGAATCAGTCTGAATGATTGTAATATCACGATAAGGCGTTCGAATATCTCCCATATCTAAATATAGTGAATGGGTGTCTTTTGCAAAAATCAGCTGACCATTTTTAACAGCCAGCTGAGATAATTTTGCATCAACCGTGGAGATGACTTTTAATGCTGCGTCAGCCATCATATCACCTCCATTCTGTATCAGAACTCAGTGACTGTATGAGCTTTAGCAATAGCTTCATCTGTGTAAGTTTTTGAGGCGGAAATAGCCTCAGACTTGGCTTTGGCGATAGCCTCCGCACTGCTAGTACCTCCAGAACCGATAGCATCATCGACATATGTCTTGATATCTGTACCCTCTGGGATTGCTCCTACTTTATCAGACAGGGCTTTGGTATAAGCAGCTGTAATAGTTTCCGTCGCTGTTTCGACTTTTTTATCAACAGTTGCGGAATCAACCTTTGTATTTAAGTTTTTGGTTAATGTCTCAATCTTAGCGTCGATTGCGGCGGTAGTATAAGCATCTGTAATGCCGTAGTCTTCAAGAGTGGTTCCTTTATCGGCTTTCCCCTCCACAACCTTAGCCAAAGCATCTACTTTTCCTTGAGCAGCTGTGGCAGCATCCGCTAAAATCTGTGTCTGGTTTTTAGTAAAGCTGTCTAAAATATCACTGTTCTTGTGGGTATGAGCCTTGGAAATAACATCCTTCAATGAAGAAATGTTAATATCGGATTTTCCAATGATTTTTCCAGATGCGGAATTGAAGACTACAATCTCGCCAACTGTAGAAGTCTCGGCGGTAGACGTTACAGCACCATCTATATTCGCCTGAACAACCATAAAGTCGGCATCAGAAGCACCGTCAGCGTAAGATTTGGTAACAATAATTAAGTCTCCAACTTCACATTTGTTACCAGCATATGTTCCAGCTTCAGCAACACGGAATGTTTGACCAGCCTTATATCCAGTAGCCGGAAGTGGATTTTTTGAGTCAACAACCCCCGGAGCGGAACTTACTAAGCCATTAATCAGTCCATCAACATAGCTTTTTGCAGCAACTTCGTCACCGTTTACAGTTACCTTTCCTGTGAATGCAGGGCTTGCGATTGGAGCCTTTTCTTTAAGGGTATTCTCAATTGTGGTAACTTTATCTGACAGCTGATCAACCTGTGAAGATACTTCTTTAAAGACTACCTTCCAAGCCGTACCCGTCCAAATCTGACCGACAGTTCCAACGATGTAGATAACCCCTTGTTCCTGTCCAGTTTTAGGTAATTCATTAACCACCTGAACATACTGTTTTAAGTCAGACTGCTGAACAGCACCAACTTCTTCAAGCGTGTAGCCTGCTTCACTCGGCTGAAGAACATAGCTCTTATATTTTCCATCAACGAGTGCTTTAATTGTCTGACCTGCATATGCAGTAGCAGAAGAAGCGTATTCCTTTGCAGCCGCGAGAGTATCATATACCTCGGAAGAATCAAGCGGAATCGCATTTCCACGAGCGTAACTTTTGATAGCAACCAAAAGCTGTTTTGAATCAATAGCCATTTATATATACCTCCTTAAATTGTGACTTTAAAGGTCATCTGAGCAGCAGCCGGAGCAGCCATACGGTAGGAGTATACTTTGTAGGATTTTAAGCCGTTCGCTCCACCTCTAGCGTCAGCAACATCAACCAATGTCTTCGTAAAACTATCCGCGCATCCAGTATCATTTGTTTCAACGTACATAACCTGAGATACATCTCTTAAAGTAGCTGGATAAGCAAAGATTACATACTGCTGTCCAACCGCAACAGGAATTGAGAATACCGTACCTGCAATAGGATTCAGTTTCTTGTTTGCAAGACCACGAACAGTTTCACTATTGAGTGCTGGAAGATTTCCAACTCCGGTGCCGTAAAAGAGATTGCGTTTTCCGGAAATTGAATAAACAGATGAAACTACAGTGCCAGCCGGAATGTGTCCATCTGGGCTTGCATTTCCAAGGTTATCGGCTTTAACGCTGCCTTCCTCATAAGTAGCTTGTGCCTTAAACTGCATTGTCTCATCCCCAATTGCTACGGCTGTGCCAGTATAGTCGTATGGAGTAGCGGTTCCTGATCCAACTTCGGTTGCCCCCAGTAATACAGACAGCTTAGTTAAAGCACCCGCATCGTTTTTGGTGAATGTGGCGCGAAGCTTTGCTGTTACAGAAGTGCCAGCTTCAACATCTCCAGCAACAGTCCCTTCATTATTTGCGAGTTTTACCGTTGGAGCAGTGTAAGTTGCCGGAATAGCTTTCTGTACAAGCATCTTAACGATCTCGTCAAGCGTTGATCCGGCTGGAATAGTCTGTCCGTCTGGAACTCCCAAACCTGACGCACCATTGACCGTAATAGCCTTCTGGGTTCTTGGAGTAGAAATCACTGTATTGCCATTCTTGTCAATCCAGCCAGTTTCTCCATTGTCAAGGAAAAGGACATCATATTCGTCCAATTTTCCTGCCTGCTTTGCGGTTTCAATGTTTTCTTTTTTACCGAAAGCATGTTTTGACATCATATCTGCCATATTTAGTCCTCCTTTTATGTAAAGCCATCTTAAAGATGGTCTTTTTTAAAATTCAATTACTTTAGCGGAATTGGATTCTTTGTTTGCTAAAGTATCAATAGCATCAAAATCTGTCGCAGGAACACCTTTGAGTAATACCTGTGCAGCATTTGGAATTGTAACAGCGTCACCAATCCTAGCCCCTTGTGATGTCAGCTGTAGCTTCGAATCTGTAAACACAATATTGTCAGCCTTTGTCTTTATCAAGAATTGATTGAATTCATCGAGAGCCTTAATCTGAGCATCTTGTTTGATTAAGCGTTGATCTAATGGGGTAAGAGCGGAGTCAGGAATAACATCTGCCCACGCGGAAATTGGTACGACAGTAATTAAGCATGAGGAAGTCTTTCTAACTCGCTGAACGGGCTGCCCTTCTTCGTCTAAATCAGATAAAAGGAAAGTAATCTGAACCTCAACTTCTCCCGCCTCAGATGTAAGACTTGTATCAATCGGAAGGGCATATTCTAGTTTGTCCTCATATTTTTCATCAGAGAGCGTGAGGATTTCACTACAATATTTTTTGCTTGTTGGAAGAAGGTATTCTAAAACAACCGTATATTTAGACATGTCCTGATTTTTGTAGGTCTGATCGGCTAAGAAGTGTAAAGAATCTACGAGTTTGCTTCGCTGCATGATACGCTCTTTTTTCGTTACAATAAGTTCATTTGTATCAGTAATTAGAATTGTAAACATTTAATCACCTGCTTCCTTTCCATTAAGAATGTAGGTGTATTCTTCGGATGTGATTTTCTTTTCTGAGAGAAGATTTTTTACTTGAAGCAAAGTGATTTTTTGATTAGAAAATAATCTTCTAATACTTTCCACGAAATCTGTCATAGAATACCTCCATTCAATAATGTTAATGTGTATGCGTCGATGATCTCTTCTGGTGTTTTGAGATTAAGCGCTTTGAGCCGATCATATTCTTGCCCGGAAATTTCCACAGCCTCAACTGTATCCATTTCTATAGCTGTTCTTGGCAGTCCAAGCAAGTGCCAGTAATGATTCTTATCGGAAGATAATACAGCATTCGCAGAATTTACGTCAGAGTTAATCATCATGTTAAGGCGATCATCATATTTTAAGTAAATTAGCTGGTCGAGAATATCAACGACAGTTCCATTTTTTAATAATTTGTAATACATTTGCCACCTCATAAAAGAGGCTGGTTGCCCAGCCCCTAATTTTAAATAGAGAACATCAAGCGGATGCCTCCCTCATTGTACGGATAGAAGTACCCATACAAAGAACCATTTTCATCAACCATAAATCCATAACTGGAATATGATACATTTGGTGATCTTGTCCAATAAGTTGCGTTATTTCCACCATCATAGGCACAAGCTCTCGATTTGTTGGTAGTCATCCATGATATTGGAGTACCTTCGTAACAATATGGCTCTTGCGTCATAGATGGATCGAGTTCATATGCGGAAGGAATGGCCAGATAGCAATCGCTTGAAGATATCTCAGTCGACATATTTCCGATAGAGGACGCTACCTTGACTTTCTTGATAATTTGTTGCCATACAATCGGAAAAGCCGCAAACATTCTAGTGTTAAGCACTTTATTCAAAGTACATTCAGCCCAACCACCTTCATTCGTTGACAGCGTGCTGAGTGCCATCTGACGAGAGAGGAGAGTTGATGCGAGAAATGTTAAAGAACATCTCTTCGAGGAATTGTCAGAAAGATAGAATCTCTTGAATCCCATCATCTCAAACGGAATATTCTCATGTGTCCAAGCAGCAAGCTGTTTACAAGCTGTTTCGCCAAGATCGGCAAACCATACTTTTGACCAGTAGATGGTTCCAACAGCATAATTTTCATACCCGCCATCGTCAGCGCGGCTGCAACCGAACACAATCGGAGCGTTCGTAGCTGTGGCTCTTGCTCTATTTAGATTCACATATGCAACCTCTGATCCTGCTAGATTAGAATTGTATACGTGCAATCCATTCTCGCCCTTAACGTGGCGAAGAACTATAATCTCACGTTTTCCAAGTGCTGAGGCAGCGGTAGAAGCCGTTCCCCAAGTCAGTTTTGGATTGTCTTGATACCAGAGGCGGAACCCATCCATGCCGTTTGTTTGGAAGCACTGAGCCAGCACCGCATTGTTGCTGTTGTTCTGGTCAAACATGAAATCAATCGCCATGACAAAATCGCGATCTTCTTCAAATAATGAAAGATCTGTATCAACATGGTTAGTTCCATTGAATACGGTCTTTTCGTTTATGAGAACATGCTCTTCGATATCTGAATAACTGTAATCATGTCCAAGCTCGATGGATAGAGAATCCTTGTCGTTTAGGACGGTAGATTCAAGCCCGGTTTTTATAAGCGCATAGATTTCAACTGGGCGCAGATCAGCAAGTTTCTTACCATCAAAATATCCCTGAGAATATTCACAAGAGTCATAAACGGCATTGATGGTTTTATCTCCCGTAACATATCCGCTCTGATCCCAGCCAGTAAACAAATAATATTTATAAGCTGTTTCCTCAGAGGTATAGCTTGGGGTATCTCCCGTATACAAAACATTAGTTCCGTATGGAGCTTTTGTTTCTTGCTTTACGGTTCCTTTAGCCATGTACTTAATGGTGTAATTGCGACGTGTCGATTTGTAAGTTGCAGTAATTGTTACGTTTCCAAAGATCGGCACGAGTTCAGTGTCCCACTTATCAAAAGTAAAGTCATTTTCAACTGTGCTTGCCTTCGTAGGCGTTGAAATCGGGTTTTCTTTTCTTTTGATAGGATCAACAGGTTTCTCGCCCTTGTCTATGTACTGAATATCAAGGATTTCTCCATTATCATTCTTAAAGGTTACTGTGAACTGATTGATTAAAGTATCATAAGTAATTTCCAGATCAGGCCATGCAACATGATAATCTGCAAGCTTGCGTTCACGCATAACTGGAACATGTACTTTCCCTGCTAAAACAGATCGAGCCGTGTTATATCCATTCTCGTCAATTCCAGCCATTCCATATAATCTGTCTAATACTGTGGTATCAGAAAGTGTCCAATCAATACCAATCAGTCTCGCACGACTCAGATTTTTTGCCTTAGTTACATAGTCGAGAATATCGATTGTTGGGCAAGTATCCAGAGAGAGAGTAACAAGGTTATCGAAGTTGGCAAGTTGAAGATCAGTCAAGAAGTAAATATTGCGTCCCGTCAAAGATGTAACCGCTGGAATATGGGCAGTTGTGATCTTTCCGCCAGTAGGCAGAACAACGCCAGTAATTCCAGAACCATCAGCGAGGAAATCAATCAAGCTGACGCACTTTTCAAGAGATACCGCTTTCTTTAGGTTCGGTAAATTCTGCAAGTTTAAGTGCTGTAGTAAAACATTATTTCCGATACCGAAATCACTCAGGTTGGTGTTCTGATATCCAGATACCCCAGAACCAATAGTTAAATCAGTAAGCTTAACGCCTTGATTGAAGTCTGTGTACCCCGGATAGAATGGCGCGATATCACCTATAGACTGAATCATAGAAGCGTTGTATACATATACTTCCGTATCGTTCATCGCCGCGATTGTAGACTTGACATCATAGGTCTGTCCGCGTTTTGCCCTTAATTTAGACAGGTTTGAGCCAAATCTTACGACTATATAGGTGTCAGCATATGGGATAATATGGAATGTTCCATCTGGAGCAACCCCCGACCAATTAGTTGGAGTATAGGCACGAATAGTAATTACATCAGCCGTAGCAGTAGAACTGACGTGTTTAGAAGCAACGTATTTGTCTTGATATTTCTGATACTGGCGGCGCTGCATCTTTTTATCGCCATTCATCATCGGAATATAAGAAGTAGTGCCATTATCCTCATAAGTTCTAAAATACTTACGACGCATATCGGCAACCCAAAGTCGCTCTGGCTTCATTGCCTGTTCTTGCTCCATTTCCGAGAGAATACGAGTAGATGACCAGGCAAGTTTGCTCTCTAAGGACTGATACATCGAATCAAGATCTGTCTGGAAATTGTCTCGGATCATACACCAAACCTTGCTGTCTGCGGCATTAAATACTGATTTGGTTCCGATTGTATCGGTGTCTTCATAACCGTAAGTCAAGGTTAATCCACCTTCGTTGTCGTTACCCATAGCAGTATCGTTGTCATAGTCGAAGTCAACATCCCAGTGAATCAAATCTTCGGTATGCCAGAAAGTATTCTTTGCACGGTTATCAACCATGGTGTGACGTTCCGTAAATAAATAGAAGAACAGGAGTGAATCCTTAACAAAATGGTCTTCAAAGTGTGCAACAAACTCCTTGGCATCAGCATTTACAACCCATGTTAAGAGGGCTTGCCATGCGTCTTTTCCTGCCTGAATCTCCTCATCCGTACAATTAGGATTAGAATATCTGAATTCGAAGCTTGTATCTCCGTCCCAGCCCTCAGCAGAGAGATCATCTGATAAGAAGCGACACTGTGGATCTACGTTGTTTGATACTTCAACAATGAACTCTTTATGATTCTCTGGGTCCATACCAAATGCTTCGGAATTCTTCTTACTGTTTCCAATATTTCCGCAACCGTAGAAGTGCCATTCACCATCCTTAAATTCAACAGCATTTTCAAGGTCTGTCTCACGAATAAATACAACACATGGGTGGAATTCCATAGTGTCACGAACTCGTGGATCTTTCTTTTTTGCCGAACGAACATGCGGATTAAATCTGTTGAATTCGTTTGCTAAGTAAGAATTGTTAATATTTTCAGAAGATGCGATATTAAGCTTGATGTTAAAGTAATTGATTGGAATTGCATTCTCAGACATAGAATACTTCTCGGTGGTTTGCCCATCACTAAATACAAAGCCATTCTTACAGTTCAACTCCAGATTTCGACCAGATTCACCATAGTATTCAGAACTTGTACCCTGACCATTGTGAATACCATCGTAGGATATCCAGTTGTCAATAACACGTCCATTCTTGTAAATCTGTTGGAATGAAGTAGAAGCTACCTTATCCTTTTTACTGGTCGTGAATCGTGGAGTATCTATCTTTATAATCCTAAGATTAGGGCATTTTTCTGCTAGAATATCTGGATCAAGATTGCCGTTAGAATCAAGGATATTATTTCTAATATAGCGATCAATCATCTCGTCCGCATTTTTCGCATCAGCAATAAAGTTGTCCAGCATTTCGTCATCAGTCAGATTCATTGTGTATGCCTTCATACGGTAAATATGTACATCGCAATCGTCTGATCCAACAGTGATACCTACTGGAGATGTCTGAGTAAAGCTGTCAGAAGTCTCATACAATTCAAAATGCTGTGGAATACCATCAATCCATGTAACCATTTCACGGTACGGATTGTCTGGAAGAATGTTGAATTCAAGCTCCATGTATGTATCTTCGACATATGGAGTAGACAAACTGTTCTGCTCGGATTTTAACTCCGCAGTCTGGGCACAAACATTTAAACCAATTCCTCCGCTGAGGCAGGAGAGTACCTGGGCATCATAATTGCGGACATTTGTGCAACGATACATCAACTTGAATTCTTTACCAGTTTTTTTAGCATCATCCTTAAATAAAGGATAATCAATTACAGCGGTTGTTCCGGCTTTTACGCAGAAGTATGTGTCTCCATCCTCATCAATCTGGTATCCGCCGTTCGACCAGTCAAAGTTATCCGAAACAGTTAAATGATAAGTTCCGTCTGTCCAAAGCTTGGTCTCGTCTGCATTGGTTTTGCCCGCAGGATTGAAGTCAATTGCAAGATTGGTGGTTACAGGAGATACGTCGATTCCAAGCTCATCAACCGTAGCAGTAATTGTTTTTATGGTATCTCCACAAGTGATTGTTAACTTGTGCTCGCCAGTAACAGAAGGTTTATAACTCCATGTTTGCTCCGTTCTGCTAACAGTCAGTGTAGATGTTTTAACATCATCAACTGCCAGAGTAATAGTTGCAGGATTATGTAATGGATCGTATACAACATATGGAACCAGCACAGTATTATACTGGGTAACTGATAGCTTTGTAACCGCACAGCCAATAACTGGGGTAGTAGATTCCGCATCGATCCAAATGATGTCACGATAAATGGAATTACTTTGGAAGGTTTCTCCGTTGATAACAGCAGTCATATATACTTCGAGCAAATGACTACCGTGTGCCTGAGCTGGTAATGTCTGAGTCATCTGGCGACCAGATACACTAGTGGTTACTCCACCGATATTCTTCCCATCCAGTTTGAACACAATCTGTTTCGAGATATTGCCATAAGGTGTATATCTAAAGGTTACTTCTCCCGAATAGAAGAGGGTGTCATCAAAAGTAGATTCAACCTTTAATTCAACAACTGTGATCGTCCAAGTTTTGGTACCGATAGTTCCCATCGTATCGGTGATAGATAAACGGATGGTATTCTCGCCAGCTTTTAAATAATTGGTAATATCAAAGCTGTTTTTACCCTGTACTGCCGTTGAGGTGGCAACAGTTGTATTTCCAACTCTCCAAGTTGCTGTACCATTTCCGGTTGTATCTCCTGCATTATCAACAGACGAGAACTCATAGTCGATTAAGACAGCATTACCCTGCAAAAATACTGCCTTTTCACTTGTGATTCTGGTGATCGTGACAGTAGAAGTGGTGGTTCCGCCATTGCCACCGCCAGAAACAACGTGTGAGCTTTTGACCTCATCATTCTCCAGAAGCGAAATTCGAGTACCTTCATCAACATCTTCAAAGGTTAAATCATATACATTCCCCTGAGCAGATGGAAGATTATTGACCTTTTCCTCTAACGTAGAAATACTATTATTGAGCTGAGTGATTGCCTCGGAATTTCCATCAATTCCAGATTTCAGAGAAGATGCAGTTGTTTTTGCCTCAGTTGCTTCATTTTTTGCAGTCTCTACATCTGTCTGAAGTGTTCCGATCTTTTCATTAACTGAAGATAAATCAGTCTGAACCGTATCTAATGTCTCATCAGTTTTATCAGCCTGAGTTTTTACTTCCTGAACCGAAGCCTTAATACTTTCAGTAGTTGTAGAGATTTCTTTTGTAATGTCAGCACGTAGGGCATTTGTCCATTCTGCGGATGGATTGACATTACCAATTTCAACAGTGGTGATTTCCTCTGTCCCGTTTAAGAAAGTGATCTTGCCGACTCCATCTGTGACAGCATAAGAAACCTTTAAGTTTGATAAACTGTTGATAGTTGGATTTGCAATAACGGCATCTTTATTTTTAAAAGTAAGAACTCCGGTAGTTGAGTCGTAACCAACGGTTAAGTCCTTGAGTCCATCAATTTGACCAACAATTGTGTCAACTTGGTTTTTTGTGTAATAGCTTTGCAATTCAGCTGTAACTTGCTGATTAACCCGAGAAGTCACATCTGTGGCAATCTTTTCAGCATCAATAGAAGCGGCAGAAGCAGCTGCTGCATCGGAATACTTTTTTGCCTCGGCTACGTATGAAGTCATTGTGTTGACGAATCCCGTATACCAGTCATCAGTCGGCTTAATAACTCCATCATAAGAAAGAGCCTCCAGAACGGTTAATTTGCCATTCGGGCGACTCTTCCACAAATAATTATTTCCTTTTTCATTTACTCCGGTTGCAGTTATTTCAAAAGTGACATCGCCCGGAGCAGATGTTACGTTGTCATCAATTAGCCATGCACATAATATTGTATTATCATTATATCGCACGTTTACCGCGTTTGATATGCCACTAGCACCATCTTTATTTACGTAGTGGAACTGAATGAACATATTCATCAAGTCAATGCCATCCCAGTATCTCGGAATGGAGAAAGGGATGTACTGACTGTTCACTTCTTGGGTGATATTGACCTGATTACTGTCAACCTGCACATTTTTTAGGGCATCGACAGTAGAACAATTTTCATCCGTATACTGTTTGTAAATGTCATATCTCCCATCAGTACACGGTGTAAAATCATTTTCATTTATTGCAGCCTGTACAACAGGAAGCTCGATAGCCATAGCCTTTACAACTGCTGGCTGCTTATTCTGATGAGAAAGACTGTCTTTAAAAGATATTCCCATTCCGGCCTCCTAATTATTTACGCTTCGTTTTTTCATCTTCCTTCTCAGGAGCGGATGCCTCGGCAACTCTGCGTTGATATTCCTCCTGATCACTTGCCAGCTGTGCCATGTAAGCGTCGTTGATCTCGTGCATTAAGTCCTTTATGATTAAGCGCCAAGCATAAGCTGGAAGTGGGAATGCCTGAAGTAACTGTTTTAAAGAATTCTGTGCTTGAGCGACAATTAAAGAATCTGGCATCTGTACATCGTTTGTGTTATTCATAATTTTATTTTCCTTTCAATCATACCTTTAAAGTTTGTTTTAATTCAGCAAGTTCTTTTTCGAGAGCTGCAACTCGTTTTTCTAAAGTAGAATATCGACCAAGTAGCTGATCATACACGTCTGGGGTAGGATCGGATGGCGTTAAATCCTTAGATATAGCTCCAAGTCTAAAGTAATATCCGATGACTTCAGAAGTCAGCACATTTTCACCATATGCTCCAAAAACTCCAATATAGCAAATTCCCTTGTCTTGAATTGCTTCTGGCGGAATCTTTGCAATTCCATTATCATCCACTTCTGTGCGATATACTTTTGATGTATCTTTAAAAAATACAGCAGTTTTTTTGTAATCATTCCAGTCGGAAGAAAAAGTAAACTTTATTTGCCCAACATTCATTCCTGTTGCAACAATTTTATTATCAAGGGTAAATCGCTGACCCTCGACGGTTCCGTTAATTGTTATCATGATTTATCCCTTTCTTTTAACAGAGCTTCCATTTCCTGAATCTTATTTGTTGTATATTTAAGTAACAAAATGAGCAAAGCATTGTAGTCGATGCTATAATAATCAATCATTTTCTTACCGTTAACTTCAATTTCTTTTCCAGTACCACGAACAAGCACAGATTCTTTGATCCCACATTCTTTTTCCAGCTCCATAACTTCTTGCGCAATCAGCCCGGCGTTCAAATATTCTGACCCATTTTGGAACCGATAAATATGTGGGATAAGCTTCTCCACAAATTCGATGTAAGAATCAGGAATATCCGAAATATCTTTTTTAAGCCGTTTATCGGAAGCAGAAGAGATAGAATTATATGCTGTTAATGTGCCTTGAGCATTTTCTATAATTCGAGCGGTATAATCAGTAGTTGAGTTTCCAAAGTGGAAGTCAATGTGTGGGGTATCTGCAAACAATTCTAATTCGTTGTGTATATTCATGCCTTTAGTTGCTTCAAGAATCTGATTAAAACTTGTTTTATCCTTATATAATGCGATTTCATTAAGCCAAGCGTTGTTTTTCACATCATATAAAGATAGCCAACCATATTCTTTAGCTGTTCCACAAACGGCAGCATATGTGTCTGTTAAGCCAGAATAAACCGCGCTTTTGGATTTTATCATTCCTGTAGGAGCAATGGATAAAACGCCATCATAAAGAGATAAAGCGGCTGAAGACAAAGAAATAGTATTGTTTAATAGACTTAAATTTGCTCCGTCGTATTTTATGATTGGTATCGCGTCAGTTCCACCTGTTGGCTTCGAGTCAGAAATAGTCGCAGTTGGATAAGTGATTGTTATTGTATTGTTATCCCAATTATTCTTGACATCCGCCAAGAAGATGCTGTCATATGCCTCAGCCTTGTTTATGTATAGTTTCCACGTACTTGTGTCTGTCTTTTTTATTACTGCGTCAATGGTTCCTCCGCTATACACAAAAGATGATACATCTGGATCAGTAGAGTTCTCATTTTTGAAGACGAGAGTAAGTCGAGAATATTCTGGAATACCACGCCGAGCAATTGTGAATTCGAGTGGAAAATTGAAGTATGTAGACTGTATTACAATCTGTGCCATGCAGACCCAACAGTTTGTCCCTTGTTTTCCAACGCTACTTGTAACTCCAAAACCTTTGTCTAATCTTACTCTTTGATAGAAGTGCGAGTCCATTCCAATTTCAAAAGCATTTTTCTCTGAAATTTTTCCAATCGAAAAGCCTTTTCCACCTGCACGAAAATCTAAGAGTACAGCAGCAGTTCCAACGTATACCGTTTTTGTGGCTGTATTTCCAACACTGTCGGTTAAAGTCAACTTGATCTCATAACTAGAATCTTCTGCAAACCCTACAATTTGAACAGAATTTCCACTTGGAAGAGCACCACTGTATGTTGCCCAAGTACCACCCGTTTTCCTGTATTGCAAAGTTAAAGCTTTAATGGCATTCTTTTTGTTGGCACTAGAGATGGAATATAGAGAATATACTGATACAGTTTGTGTAGAATTAGGAAGTCGAGAAGCATTAAAGATGGAAATTTGTGGAGAAGCATAATCATAAACAGTAAATGTCTGTGAATAATCAGGAGTGGTTCTGCCACGAGTATCAACCGCCTTATAGTAGATGGTTACGGTTCCGCTTTTAGTAAAAACAGGGCTTGTATATCCACTCGATACGTTGCTGATGACTCCGTTATAAGAAATGACATAATAAGCTATTTTTGAGGAGTATGCACCCGCAGCAGTCCATTCAACCTTCATTCTTGACAGGTCTTTTAAAAAGATTCCCCAGCCGTTGACTACAGAGTTGCTATTTACTGGCGATAACTTAAAATTAGAAATCGTGGGAACAATGCTACTTGGAACAGTAGCTGTGAAATTCACCGATTTTGTTCCAATAAAAGTAGAGACAAAGTAGGTGTCAACATAAATTGTTCCACGTCCGCTTGTCGACGAAGGAATTTCATTCGCGAGGCTCAGCGGAATCTGCCAGATACAGTTGTCCGTCACGTTCTCTGCAATTATTCCAGATTGTTTACCCCAAACATATCTAACAATATGCGTAAAATTGCTAGATGCTCTGTTTGTATGAATATAAATAGAAGTCCCCAGATCTCCAACATTATCAGTGGTTTGCGGATAAGTAATGCAGCTTGGTTGAGATGATCGAGCGATTGTTGTTAAAGTAAAATTTCCAGAAGCCGTCCAAAGATAAAGCGGTGGATTTTGCCATTCCTGTGCTGCACGGAAATAAATAGGAATAACTTTAGAGCCATCTGCATCATGTGTTACGGTAGTTGTTCCACTTCCCATAAGTACGGCAGCAGATTCGCTCATGCCATTTGCCAGAGAGACTAAGCCATAAGAAGAAGTGTTCCAGACAGTGACTCCACCAATAACAACATTAAAAGTATTTTTAGTATCATATGCATACCAGAGCGTTCCTGTATTCCACATGTATAGCGCCCATGATAATTCAGTTTGATTGTTTTCTGTACTTTGGGACTTCTCTGTGACAACTAGTTTTGCCGTAATCGTTCCACTAGTTGCAGATATCGTATAATTTGCCATGATCCACCTCCTTTACATTTAGTCTCTCCAAGATACCGCAATGCTTCCGTCAGCTCTTGGAATCCAATAAAAATGCCCAAGAACAAACGAGCTTCGAACTATCGCATTCTCAATGTTTAATTGATTGTTGCTGATGTATGCAACCGTTTCGTCTTTCTGCTTAAATGCCATTCTGTCGTTCGTGATAACGGTTGAGAAGTCGCTTTTCTCAGCTCCAATTTTTAATCCTTCATCTCCGTTAAAAGTAAGATATTGTCCTACCGTTGTCTTGTAATTATTTAGCTGGTCATCAGCATAGTCTTGGATTGCCTTACATTTGTCTGCAATAGCAGCCCCAATTCTCGATCCATCTGTAACGTCAATATTATTGATGGAATTATCAATATATTCGTTCACAGTGTTAAAGCGCCCATTGATTTGCTCGATGGACTTATTCAAAGAATTGTCGATATCGTTAAAACGATCATCAATACTTGTCTCTGATCCACTCGAAAAGATCTTTAAGGAACCATTTAACACCAGATCACCATTGGAATCAATGTATAATTGGCGATCATAGATCGTGTTCCCGTCCTCGTCGGTGGATTGTTTCTGCACTGTAAGAGCCTGATGAATAATTCCATCATCTCCATTTGTAGTGATAGTAAGTCCATCCTCGTTCAAAGTAATAGAATTATTTTTGTTGTAGATTCCAACCTTTTCCGACAAAACAAGATTGCCGACAAGGGTTTGAGCAATAACACCATAATCTGTCTCAATCTGCTTTGTTATAGGGTTCCAATAGCTAAACTCTCCAACACCTGTCTCAACAGTGCGCCATGCATCCTTTGTAAATGCCAATCCCCAGCTTACAAGTTTTGCCTGTTTGTCCGAGTATTCCTCTGTGATCGGGTTCTGGCTTCTGGCAAGGAGGCCATGTGAATCCATGACGATGGTTTCATTGTCGGCGTTACGATACTTGATTGAAGTCGCGTCAAGTCCCTTCTGAACCCATCCACTAGTCATAGCAGCACCTTTTTGTCCAGCTTCTGCCTGTCGCTTAACTGAATCATAAGATTTGGACATTGACTGGGCATTTGAAAGAGTGCTTACCAATGAATCTGTCATAGCAAAAGTGTCGCTTACATCCGAGAATGTTACCTGAATTGTGGAAAGATCGTCATAATCTATAGAATAGGAGATAAGTTTGAGCTTATATACCTGTCCATCAATCCGAATTCTAATCCAATTACCGACTTGAAATTGTCCTTTTATTTTATCAAAGCCTTGAATGATCAGAAGATTTTTTAAGTCGGTAGAGATCGTATGAGTAGCAGTGGCAGCTTTTTTCAAATCCTTTTCCGCCACAGAAATAAATTCGCGTGCTCTATCAAATATTTCAGCATTTGTTAATCCGCTTGATACGTAGTTACTATTCGAATATTCGTCATCCATTTGATAAGTTGTGAATTCCTGCCACAAAGATTCACCTAAAAACGATTCAAAATTAAGGGCAAGATTGATTCGATCTTTTTCTTTTTGAAGAATTGTTTCAATTCCATCAGAGATAGATCCACCTTGATCGTCAGTCTTTCCAGCGATAATTTGAATCTCAGACTCGCGCAGTTTGATCTCAGAGGCTAAAGCTAAAGATTTTTCATAATATGGCTCATACACTTTTTTATAGGTATCGCTAGTCTTATTATCTTCGGATGCAGTTCCTTGTTCAATCATTACACTCAAGCAGCCTTGGCAAGAGTCATTGAATACCTTTAATGAATCTAAACAATACTTTTTCAATTCTGCTTTGAAATCTGGCAGATCTTTTGAAAAAAGTCCAGTAATACTTAAATCTTTTGTGTCGCCTTTTGCTAAGGTCTTTTCGATCATCTGCTTTACATAGGTCTCATAGTCGTCGTTTATTACGATAGAGATAGTATTGGTTCCAGAAGCAGTATCATCCTCGTCACTGTAATTTGTTACAGTGAATGTTCCCTTCCAGACGTTATTAGACAGAGCAGAAGATGTGATTTTAACTTGATATCGGTTATCTATAATAGCCTTTGCCATAGCCTGAACCGCACTTTTTGCAGTTGCTTCCGATACAATTTTTACGTTTTGTACAGCTACTGGCGACAAATTTTGAGTAGTTAGTTTAGCTAATTCAGTGGCAGCAGAAGTATCTGACAGCTTTGCATCTGGCATTAGAACAGATCGCAAATAGCCTTCAAAGTCAATGGAGTTATATAAAGCATTCAATAAATTAGCATATCCAGTAACAGAGACTTCTAATTTTGCCAAGTCTGAATTATACACTCGATATTTATCTATTAAGGCATTATAACTATCCACAAGCCTAGTATTTAATGCAATAGAATGTTTTTTCTGGTAGTATGCATATTTATCATCATAATCTGACAATTTTTGCTGTAACTCTGAAGACATATCTTCCTTCATTTCTGAAGACAAATACCAAATACTGTCAGAACCATTAGGGTTACAGTTCAGGATAGTTGCTGTCATTAGATCGTCTCCAGCAGTAAGCTTGAAACAGTTTTTGATTGAATCAGTGTCCGTGTCAAAAGTGATGGATTCAGCAAGATCTTCCTTAGAAACAAAAATTCCAGTATCTTCTCCATAAGGCTCACGAATGTTAGACTTACCGCAAATAGGGCAAGCATTTCCGTCAAAGTCCCCACGGTGTCCACAGTCTAAACAATTTCTAAGTAGATCATAAGCTGAAACTGTTCGAATTAGCCGACCATCTGTTCCCGTTTTTACGTCAAAAATAAACAGGCACTGAATTTCTTCAGCTACCTGTTGGAATGCGTCATAAATTGAAGTACCATTAAAAGAAAAGGTTCTTTGTATGTTTTTAAGTGTAGAGTCAACATGCTTAATTTGGAATGCTGGAACTTTTTTTAATAGCCGGTGCATCAAAGATGATTTTATATTATCTGAATTAAATAGAACAGTGGGAGAGTAGTCTTCACGGGCAATATCATTCTCTGTGTTAACTTCCATATCATAAACATTAACATTGGACAGCTCTGTTTCGGCTAAAGATTTACAGGTAACTTCCTTGGTTGTCGTATCATCTTCATTTAAACTATACGATAAAGTCATCCATTTGTCCCATTCTTTACACCAGATTAAACGGTTATTTTTTATTTCGTCCCAGTATGGAGTTATGTTATCATTAGCGTATTTAGATATGGAAAAGCTTAGTTCAGAGTAAGAATTTAGATTATCCGTTATATGCTGCTCAGAAAGGTTGTCTAGCAACCCGATTCGTTCACCGCTTCGTTTTGCTAGTACAAGCGTAGGAAACTCTGGGTTCCCAACTGGGTCAAAGTTAATTTTAATTGTAGCCATTTAAATACCTACCTTTACAATAGGATTATAGGAAATAGTGCATTTACACGGTAACGAAAATGTAAATATATTTGTTCTGTCTTTATACGTGTTAATGATCTTGGGAAAGTTGTAGTTGAAAGCATCCATGATTTTATGACTTGCCAGAGAAGAAGAGATAATTGGATGTTTGAAGTTAATGGTTTCGCCCTGAGAACAATCTGTAACTTGAATGACGTGGCTGTCTAAAGAGTTCTTGATTTTTAAGGTTCCTGCCTGTAGACAAGTAATTGAAAGGTCTGCATAAATATATCCAATCTCGTCAGAATCATCATATATCTTGTATTCACCCGCAGTTGGAAGATCAAATGACCACAATTTTGTATCTTGAAGTCCAAACGGGCGATTTGTGGTTAAAGTTAAGTGGAAACCAAGTACATGATTACCAATGCGGACAACTTCTACATTAAAGCTGCCTTCAAAATAAATCCCTTCGTATCCGGGTGTTATCAGGCGAAACTGGCAGAATTTCTTCTGATTCAGCCAACGCATTAAGTCACGCTGTTCATTTATGGTAAAATACTCAAACTCTTTTGACAGAGTATCGCACATATTTTTACAAATATCAAACTCCGCTGACAGACATTCTTCATATTTTGTGTCAGTGAGGATGTGTTTTTGCCCAGAGTAGATGGGCGTGGTATTAAATGTAATCTGCGACCCGGCGGAAACTGTTTCTGCCTCCACGGAGCCGAAGCTACAAATCATGCAGCCAAAGTCACTTAGCCGCAAATTGTCAAATTCAAAGTCCATTTGGTCGCTCCCTCCATTATTTTCAGACAATAAAAAAGCTACCATCCAAAGATGGTAGACACCAAATACAGCATAAATACATTGACATTTTATGTAAGTTCTTGTAGAATAAAAGAAACAGGCAGTTCCCAAACGTTTTATTGCTAGATAAGACGGATGTAGGCGGTTTGAGTCACATCTAAGTAGTAATACTTAGTTTACATAGATATCCTCGCTTTGAAAGGAGGTGTTTATGGTGACAGAAATCTCAAATTTTGTCATCGGCATTGTCGGACGAATCATAAGCGGTGTGCTTACCACTATGATTGTTCGAATTGCTGAAAAATTTGTTAAGAAGAACTAACCGCCCTCACTTGGCAATGATTAGGTTAGCTTCTCGTTACTATTGAACTAGCCAGAAAATTATTGACTCAGCCGTCTATAGGAAACTGTCTGTTTACTTTTTGAGATTCTTCTCAGTGAGAATTCCCGCTTCTTGGTCCATCATTTAAGCGACTCCACGGGCGTTGATTTCGGCAAATCTCGGTGCCGTACAACAAATATTTTATGAGGTAATCAGCAAAAAGTTCTGAGTTAAAGAACTTTTACTTAGTTTTAGTCTAACATGATTTAGGGTAAGAGTCAAGAGCTTTGGCTCTTTTTTTTGCCCCTCAGAGCGGAGCTAAACCGCCGTAGATCGATACTTAGCTGTTCATACTCATCTCGAATATTCTCCACCTCTTGAATCTTCTCCAAATAATTTGATTTCAATTCGTCAAGAGTTGAAATCAATTCAGAAATTCTTTTGTCTTCCTGCCCATTCTTGGTTTGAGCAGCTTCGAGCTTTTTTCGAGTCTCTTCAAGCTCAGTTTCAAGCTTCCTGATTCGTTCAGAGGCAAGCTGTTGCCTTTTTACACTATTCATAGATAATCCTTTCATTCCTATAAAATAGGGAGAGCCAAAGCCCTCCCACATTAGATTTTAATACTATACTTTCCGATTGTACTCTTGCCTTTAAGAACATCAAGCGTCATGGATTGTACAAGTTTCTCAAATTTATTATCTTTTTGCATCTTGGAAACAAATTCCTCATAATTTGCAACTCCAGCGACAGTTATATTAAACTGCTGCTCAACATTTACGTTTCCGTAAGTATTGGATGACGTACCAGAATTTGATCCACTGATCATATTTTCACGATAAAACTTCTCTGGGTTATTGGTCAGTTTAAACAGATTCTGAGTGGCTTTGCCATTCAAGACACTATCAAACTTCATCAGCGGGGTCATGATCGCACCGTCAGACGGTCTGATAATTGCTTCTGGAACTCCGTTTTCTTGTGTCCAAGCGTACTGATTTTTATTTATTCCAGATGTACCAGACTTGTAACCTTTGAGCTGATCCAAAGATACCCAACCATAGTCACCATTTGGATTGCTTGCTGGACGAATGTGATACGGATGAGTTGGATGCCACCACCTCGAATCAGGCTGAATGCGATCAATCACCACGGCATTAGGAACACCTGTATTCTCAGAACCAGCCGGATTTGCTCCACGAGAACTGAACATGTATTGGCCTGTATATGTCACAACATCTCCAACCTCTGGAGTTCCATTTCCACTTCCAGTAACCGGAGTAGAAGGCTCTGGTGTTGATGGAGTGCTCGGTGTGTTTGGGGTTGATGGAGCAGGAGTTGGCTCAGGAGTTGTTGTTGGAATCTTTGTTTCAGTTTCTTTTACATCTTCTTTCGCCTTTTCCTCAGATGCTTTCGCCATTTCTTGCACCGCAGAAACAATCTTATCAATCGCCGCTTGCAAAGTGGTAAATCTTCCGGCTGCATCAGTGTTATATTTGGAAACGACCTTGGTAAAGCTTCCGTCAGTTCCCCAAATATTTGACATCTCAGTGGTAAGTGTGTATCCAACATTGCCAGTTACAGTTCCCAGTGTTTGATTGATACTTTCCTTATTGGCATTGATGGTGTCAATACAGCTTGAGATCAAAGAATCCAGATTGTCGAGGCGAGCGTTGAGCGTTTGCTCATAATCTGTATATAAGGAATCAAGCATTTTAGACTGATCGCTTATATAACGGTCATACTGTGTTTCTTCAAGATTTTCTTTTGCGTCCTTTAACTGGGTCGATAATTGCTGTCGATTTAAACGTCCAGATTCAGAGTCATCGTTAGTGTATGCTAACAACTGCTTCTGAAGCGAAGCAATATCTTCCATTTGGGATTTAGTATCTTTTTGATAGTCATATAGATCTTTTTGTGAGCTGATAGCATCGTTATATTTGTCAATAAGAGATTGCAAAGAGTCAAGCTCTTTTTCAATTCCATCCTTGATTAGCTCTTTAATGGATTGCTTCTCTTTTTCAGCGGCTAGAATATTCTCCTGCTGCAAATCAAGCAATTCATAACGGCGTTCAATCAGTTCTTTATTATTTGGATCGTTTGCAAGCTCCGCCTGAATCTTCTTCATTTCAGCAGCGTACTTATCAGCCTCGTCCATGTATGTGTTATAGTTAACTCCACGAAGTCCAAGAGTGGCAAGACCTTCATTAGTCATTTTACCTTTATCATCAAATAAGTCGCTGTTGCTCATCAATTCGATTAGGAAATCTGATTCGTCCGTAATCTTAGAGATTCGATCTTGGATTGTATCAAAAATATCCCAATGTAGCTGGCGAATAGAGTTATTGAACTCCAAGATAGATCCATTAGCTTCGAGAATTGATTGGTTGACATCGTTGATCTGGTCGCGCATTTCTGCCCAAGTCTCAGATCCCTCTTTAATGTCTCCGTTAGCGACAGCATTGTTCAAAGATTCAGTAAGTTTATCTGCTTCCTGCTGTAATGTTGCTATTCGAGCTTGCTCATTTTGAATGAGTGCTTTGTAATATGTCTCGCCAACGAGATATCCTTGAGTCTCCATCTGGCTGATATATTCGTTCAGACGGCTTGATTTAGCTTCAAACTGAGAAATAACTGTATCAAACTCGGAGACGATCAGATCAAAAGCAGCTTTATAAGCGGCGGAAAAATCATCACTAAGACTCACAAGATTGATAGTGCATTCACGATATTTGGTATACCAACTATCATATTCGTCAATCAGATTCTTCAATGACTCATCAGTAATCGTCTCGATATCGACAGCACCTTGCTGCACTTTCTTTTTCCAATCGTCAGATAATCCAACAGCATCCGCCTGAGCAAGATATCTCTGTGCGGCTTGTTGCTGTAGAGTAATTTCGTTACGGATTTGCTCCATTTGAAGAAGCAGGTTTTTGTTTCGATCAGAGAATTTTGCGTAAGTGCTGCTTGCCAGAGTACTAAGACTCTGAATTCCCTCTTCAATTCGAGTGATTGCTTTTTCAATCCAGTCAATCTGCTCAGAATATTTTTCAGCGGCAGAATCAGAACCACCACTTCCAGAACCACCACCAGAGCCACCGCCAGAACCACCTTTACCACCAGAACCACCGCCAGAGTTGTTATTAAGGTCGTTGATCTTTGGTGCAGTGAATTGATCCAAGGTCATATTGCTAATCTTAGTCAGGTTCTCAATCTGTGTGTTAATATCAGATAAAGACCCATTGTAAGCAGACAATTGATTTTTTAAGCTGTTGATTGTGTCTTGAAGTTGCTGCCTTATCTCAGCAGCTTTTTGTTGTGCAATTAGTTCGGTATTGATCAGATCTTTTCCATGTGGAGTACTAAATCCACTATGATTTGAGCCATTATTTGTTGCTCCACTATAAGAGCTAGAATTAGTCCGAGCAGAAGAACTAGTTCCCCCTGGCCCATTATAAGGCACAGCGTTTCCAGTTCCGATTGCGTTAAAGCTTAAAGCAGCTCCATAAAAGGCTGTTGCAGCATCTTTTGCATTCGTAATCATGGAATTTGCGGAAGAAGCAACGTTATTAGCAGCAGATTGTGCGGCATTTGCCGTATTAGCATCATTAGCAGTAGCCGATTGCGCGACATAATTTGAGAAGTCTTCTTCATTTCCCATCATTGCGTTAGTTGCAGATTCGTAAGCGCTTTGTTCGTCTACACCATTAGCAATAGAGTTGTTAAGGGCAGTATCACTTGCTTCGATCTTTGCTTGGGCAGCAGTCATATCTGCTTCGGTTTCAGATGCCAGAGCAGCCTCAGCAACCTGTAGCTTCGCCTGAGTGTAGGCAATTTTTGCCTGAACTAAAGATCTTTCACCTTCGAGTTCCTGAACACGAGCTTGGATACTCGCCTTCATTTCTGCTTGTGATCCAGAGATTACAGAGTTTACGGCTTCTTCATTTAACTGAACAGTTCCATCAGCGAGAATTTGTGCCCCATTCATGATCTCTGGGAACACAGATGATACATTGCGAATATCATCAAACGCTACTACATAAGAATCTCTTGTCATGATGGCAAGGTCAGCCAATGTATTCATCTTACTAATATAGTCATCAATCATAGATTGTGACGTATCCATAGACAAATCAATGTTAATGTCATAATTGCTTAACTTGTTGAGTTGTCCAATTAAAAGATCAATTTCTGTTGTCAGGCTCGGAGTTGTTTCCTTTAACTTATTAAGCTTGTCAATTAACCCACTATCAATTCCATTAAGAGCGTTCTGGAATACCTCGCGCAATTTCTCAGCAGAGCCACCACAGGCCTCAATTTCGTCTGCCAGTTCTGGGAAGTTCTGTAGAATTGAAGACATATCCAGTTGGTTAACTAGATCATCAAAATTCTCGTATAATAATTCTCCAGCTTTGCCAATACGGTCAGTATCAAGCGTGTCGAGAGCAGTCTTTAAAATTTCAACCTTTGATGTTAAGTCATTAACTTTATCACCAATTGATACTAAATCTCCTCCAGCATTAGAGCCAGAGAATGTCTGCGATAGCAACTTAGTGTAATCAGGTATCTCAGCAGGAGATTCGAAATTTTCATAACTGTGGATAGTATCAAGTAAAGACTGAAGGGCAGCATGAGCTTCTGGAGTCAGATTATTAAGGTTAATTAAATTGTTGCAATACGTCTCAAGAGTATCATCCTGTGCCGTAAGAGCATTAGTAAGATACTCCATTGCAGCAGCAACTTTATCACTATCGTCATCCCACTTATCAAGTTCTGCGGTTATGCCAGGAGCGAGTCGTTCAAATTCGATCAACTCTGACGGTGAGAGCGCAGTGATTCCACTCTTATTTAACTCAACAATTTTAGCTTTGATCTTATCAATATTTCCAGTAACCGTAGAGACAATATCTTCAAGTTTGGCATCTTCACCATCAGCATTGGCAAATGTTTCCGATAGAACATCCTTTAAAGTCTTCTCGGTCTTGCTGTCTCTAATCTGTTTCTGAATATCCTCAATCGTCTGAGATGCATCAACGTCCAGTTTAATTGCAATCTGATAATCACTTTCAGACAATTTGTTAATAAAATCAGAGAACTCTGCATTAGCAGCTTTTTTTGCAGCATTAACCTGCGTTACCCTACGACCTTCTTCCTCGAAGGTTGAAAGTGCGGTTTTATGGCTATCTACATAGCCTTGGCGGTCATTTGCATAGACAGATTCATTGTAGAGCTTTTTCGCAGCAGCCAGTGTATCAGCTGAATCCACGATGCCCAGATAGATCTGTTTCTGCTCATCGGATAGAGTATTGGTGAAATCCTCAATCTCTTGGAGATACGCTGCATAACCATTTTCACCACGAGCAAATCCCTTCTGGGCAAGGGCAGCGTTTGCTTTGGAGACTTTTCCTGCAATATAATCCGAGTTAAGGTTTTCGGTCAGATCAGCATATATATTGCCAATCATATCATCAACTTCAATACCTACATTGTCGCAAGCTTCTTTGAAGATTTTGAACAGATTGTCACCGATAGCTTTTTTAAGTTCATCGGCTGTTTTGATATCGCCAGACTTAATCTTATCTGCGGCAGCTTTATATGCATTATCGAAGCCTTCTGTCGAATTCATATAAGTTGCGAGAGTGGCAGAATCTCCAATTTCCTTAAGGAAATCAATATAATCAGCTTTTATCTTTTTATATACAGGATTACTTGTTCCAACTTCGGTAGCGATATCAGTTAGGTAATCTGAGTAGAACTTCTTCCTATAGTCAAGGGCTTCTTCTAACTTTTTGTTTGCATCCTCGAAAAATGCATTGTCAAAGATTCCACTACCTTTTAGTTCTTCTAATCCAGCTTTAATTTCATTATAATATGTTGACAGAACAGCCTGATCGTTTGTAACTATTGCATTTCCAATAACAGCTGAAAGCGGAATATCAGTATCATAAAAATCGTCTTTATCGTAATCTTTTTTAGCTTTATCGTAAGCAGCTTCTTTCTTGTTTAAATACTTTTGGTTATCTTCTTCAAGAATTTTTTGCTTAAGATTTAACTCATCTTCCAGTAAAGCCTTCTGTTCGCGCAGATTCTGAAGATCTTTCTCTTCAACGAATGTTAGAGCATCTTTTGATAGAAGGGCATCAATTTTATTGTTAATTTCAGTTAACTCATCTTTTGCATCACTAAGACTTTCCTTCGTATTGTCAATATTCTCCGCAGCTTTTTGAGCAGCTTCATCTAACTTTGCTTGAGATTTAACAGCATTTTGAATTAAAGAGACAATTCCCTCAATGGCTTTTTCTACGACAAACCATATAGCAGCGTTGATAAATACAGATAGCAGTTTTTTGGCAGATCCAGCAACTCCCACTAAAGCTTTGGATAATAAAGAACTCGCATTCTTGGCGGATAATGAATACTTAATAAAGCCTTGGAGAGACCATTGAGCTGAGTCAACAGCTGTAATATAATCAACAAAAGCACCATTACTATCTGATGGAATAAAGTTCTCCATAAAAGAGATCTTTTCAGATTGAGTTTGGAATTTCTTGACCTCATCTAAAAACTTTTTGGATTCTTTAAAATTATTGATTAACGATTTAAATGCCCCGGTTTTATCAGAATCAAACTTTACAATCATAAAAATTCGTGATATACTTATTTCATTATTTGGGTAATATATAAGCATTGGGAGGTATAGATAAATGGCATTAATCAAATGTCCAGAATGTGGGCGAGAAATAAGCGATAAGAGTGAAAGATGTATTCACTGTGGATACCCGTTATCAAATATAGAAAAGCCTAACGACAATCTAATAACAAGCAATTTTGTCAAGATAAACGGTAAGGAAATATCAAAAGACTTCTTTTTGACAGAAACAATCAACGATATGCCGAAGGTGTGGAAGTTGGTAAGAGAGTTCGGGGTATCATTCAAGGCAGCAAAAAGAACAGTAGAACAATGGAAGAATATTAAGGATATCCCCAACGAAATAATTTTACCATCGCCAGAAGAAGAAAAGAAAGCAGAACAGGAAGCAGCAGAACGCGAACGCAACATTGTCAAGTGCCCTAAGTGTGGTTCAACTGCAATCCAGACAATGAACCGTGGGTATTCTCTGATGACAGGATTTTTGGGTTCTGGCAGCCCAAGGAATGTATGCCAGAAGTGCGGTTATAAGTGGAAACCAGTGGGGTGAGATTATGACAGAAGATAAAAGTACTCTTAAAGAATGGTTCATTGACATGAAAACATTGATTGATCAGGATGAAGAAATCGACGAACAAATAAAGAGTTATCAACGTGCAATTAAATCATTAGAACAGGCTCAATTGGAAAACAGTTCCAAAAGAGAGAAATATGCTCAAAGAGTACTCGGGAAAACTGGTACGAATGAAGAAATTTTTGCTGTTTTAAAGGATAAGTTGCAGGAGATATACCAGCGAGAAATGCAATCTTCATTTGAGAATTCTGTATCCAAGTGTGCTTCAAGATGTCTTTCCACTGGCGTGAAGACCACTCAAATAATGGATGCCTTTTATCATTCTAAAGACCCGTTTCTGGTTTTGCGTCACATACACTACTTTATAAAAGATAAGCCGTATTGGGGTACTGGAGTTGACTTGATTATATCAAAATCTGTAGATTGCCCAGAAGTTAACAAAAGTTGTCCTACACCGACAGAAATAAAGACAGTTACTAATATGTCGGGACCTTTTTATATTGATGATCTTGAAAAGGTGATTTATTGTGTCCCACAGAGAATGGAAGCGTTGATCTCTGAAATCTGTAGGCTGTTAGAAAATATGGACAGCCCTAAGCATGGGGACATGATAGCTTTCAAAGTTCCATTTGAGATTGGCGGACAAACGTATCGCGACCAAACGGGGTATGGCTCTTATTACGAGGAATACGACTGTATTTACAAAGGAACGTATTACGGACAAACTACTTCCTTTTATGTCGTTGGAATTATTCTGAATACGAGGTAATAATTTATGCCAGAAGATAAAGACACTTTAGAGTATTGGCTCGATGATATTCGAATTACAAATTCAGCACGAGGGAGTTGGATCTCAGACATAACAGATCTTGAGTACCAACTAGAATATTCTAGGAATCAAGAGGCAATAAAGTCTCAGATAGAAGAACTGCAAGAAAGAGTGATGGAATGTACTGCTGAACTTAATGAATATGCTCAAAAAATCTTTGGGAGGTCTGCCGAAACCGAAGAAATGGAGACCTTATTAAAAGATAAGCTTCAAAAGATATATCAGAGAGAAACAATTGAAGAATTCAGGAAATATGGCAGAAATAATCTGACTATCGAGTTGTCATATGCGTCAAGGACGACCGAAATTTTAGATGCTTTTTATGAATCAAAGAAAAGATTTTTAATATTCCGTAATCTATGTCATATGATTGTTTTTGAACCGTGTAGGCAAATTAACGTAAATTTAATAGTTACCAATCGCGTAGACTGCCCGTATATTGACAAAAGTTGTCCAACCATGACAGAAATAAAGAGACTTCCAACTACTCACATTGATTTTGAAGATTCATATATTCCAGATCGTCTGGAGCCATTAGCTGAGGAAATAGTGAAAATAGTTAAGCGGCATAAAAATATCAAAATGCCATTTACTATGATTTTTTGGAAACCATTCGAAATAGGGGGACAAACTTACTCAGAGCGACATAGCTGGTACGGTGTCTATGGTGAAGTGTCAACTTATTATGCTATTGGCATTACTTTAAAGGAGGCACTATGGTAGAACAATCCATTAACTTAAAAAGCTACCTGATGAGTAGCTTTCCAAACGCAAAATATAAGAATATCTCTCTGATCTATCTGTACAGTTTAGATAATGAGCTATACAAGTCTCTCGCTGCCAAGGGCAAAATTGCGCCCGAAGCTGTCGATTTCTTCACCTCTAAAAGTAGAGATGTTAAGCAGATTCGTTCAAGTTCAGAAGTTCTCCGAAGCATGGGCTATGAATCGTTAATTGATAAGTATCTCAAAGAGCAGGAAGCCATCCAGCAGAAAAAGTTAGAAGAAGAACGGCAAAAGGAAGAAGAACGTCTCCGCAAGAAAGAAGAAAAAAAGCAGCGGAGAAAAGAAAAAGCTAAGCAAAAGAAACTAGAGCAGGAACTTAAAAAGCTAGAACTTCTCGAAAAAGAGAAGGCTGCACGACTAAAAAAGAAACAGGAATTTCAAGATTTTCTCGCAAAGAAACAAAAGGAAGAAGAAGAACAGCTTAAAAAAAGTCTAGCTCCGCAGCCTGTAACAGATAGATATTGCCTTGACGACGACACAAAGATGAATTTATCCTCAACAGTAACATTGCGTACAAAGAAGGAAATGCCTGTGTACGAGTGCCCAAAATGTAAGAAAAGATTTATGTTTACATCTGGAGAAAGCTTCATCAGAGAAGACTATACGCCGTGCTATGTTTTTGGAAAAAATACTCCGCAGCAATGTTGTGCTTGTGGAACAAAACTAATTATAACAGACGAACGCATCTTTGGATATTGGGGCAGAACTGGCTTAGAATATTGTGAAAGATGTAGAATTTTCCATGTTCCATTTGAAATGTATAGAGTATCAGAGCAGGAATGGAGACCACGAAATTCTGATGAACTAAAAACACTCGAAAGTAAATTTGGTTTTAGGAGCAAAACGATCCAAATAATATCTACGCCAAGACATAGAACAGTTCAAGATACGTCTAGGTCTGTAGGACAGCTTGAAACAGTCCCAATTGCTTTCAAAGATTTTATTGTCCGCCGCAGCGTGTTTAAGTGTAAGAATGCTGGGCATAGGCTGCAGAATATAACCGGTATCGTAAAGATCATGAACCATAAAGGAGAAATCGAAGATGCGCATATCCCAGCAGGATATTGTCCTGATTGTGATAGATATTTTATTATGGAGAACACTTATCAGGCTTTAAAGTCTAAAGGTGTTATTCTGTGCCGCGTAAGTGATGAAAAATCCTACTTGAATTCGAATGGGGATTATGACTTTGATTCCAGTAATATGGCGCAAAAATCTATTCTCAAGCAGTGTGGATACTCAGTATCAGAAAATTCATATCTAACATCAGACAATCGAAAGAAACTTCTATGTATGATTATTGACAATGGGATTCTCCGCAGTTCAGAGGTGATTTCTTATCTTGATTGGTTCATAAGAATGAGAGACGGGCAGTATAATCTTAGGAATGCGATAGAAAAATGGCGATCTGACTTGGATTTTATTCGCGAGAAATATTCAGAATCATGGGATGAATACCGTGTCAGCGGCATCCGGCGATAGGGTGCCGCTTTATTTAACTACAAGGATAAACCTCATGTTTCTTATCCAACCATATAATGCTAAAAATTCCCTCATCAACAATCCCATAAAGTCGTCCCGTTCCAGTCAATCTCAATGAGAATAATGAATCTACATCTAAATGTAAGTAATTAGCTCGTTTCTGAGCATCTTTTGACATATCACAAATATTTTCGAAGTGACTATTTGTGCCATTTCCGCTACTTTTTCCACCACTGGCAGACTGAATTTCTGCCCAAGTCATTCCTTCGTATGCTATCAATTTAGATAACACATCTCTGTCAAAAGATTTTACATCTAAAATAGACCATTTAGTGGAAGATAAATCGCATTTGTTAAATTTCCAAGTTGGCTTCTTTGCAAGATATGCATTTGGGCTAATATTCCCAGTATTTATGGACTTTCGATTTCCAGACGACTCTTTTTGAAAAACCTTTTTGTGACTGCTCACTTATTTAATCCTCCGTAGTAATCTTGCATGCTTTCCTTAGTAATAATATTGTGACAGAGTTCTCCAGCTGGGGTAGTTCCTCTAGCTTCCTTCCAAGGTCTTTCTTTGTGAGTTAATTCGCTTAGCCATTGTGGTTGCCTATTTCCATAATAATCTAACACGGTATTCATTGTTTCAATCTGATCTGACGTAAAAGGATAGTCTGGTATGTCGGCAAACAAAGATTCATCCACCGCAAATAAGCCTTTATGTTTCTGAAAAAGCTGCGGGCAAACTGGTCCATTCGCCCATGCTTGAAAGTCTTCATCAAAAAGCGGTTGTTCATCCCAAGCTAAAGACCAAGCTTGACAATAATAAACCTCTTTTTCTAACTTCATTGTGGTTGTTTTTCCTAATTTCTTCAAAACATATTTGGCTACATCAAATACATTTGCCATAATACTTCCTCCTTTCGTATCCAGTCGAGCTAATAATAGTATATATGTCTCAAAGAAAAATTGCAACCAGTAGAATAAAAGTTTTGCAGGAAAGCTAAGACTATTTTGTAAGCAGTATAATAAATGGAAATACTTAATATAAGAGTTTCAATATACTGTTTTCATCCATTAAAGTATTTTTTTATTACTTCAGATGTAATTTCTCTGCTCGTATACTGGATATAAGTGTTGATCCACGGGGACTGTTTATGCGTCAAACCAACTAAGTCTGTTGCTGAGTAATCCGCAAATTTATCAATTACAGTTTTAATAAGTTTTTTATCCGCATCAGCTATACAATCGTTACTGCCAGTCTTTTCAAAATCCATAATTGTTGGTATATCACTACCGCCAAACTGTTTATATTTTCTATATGCTTTTGGGACAACTGGGCCAAAATCCCACGCTTCAATTCTATCATCAAAGCAACATCTGCTAGGTTGGTTTATCAAAAAATATGCTTGAATAAAGTAAAGGATCTTCTGCAATTTCAAATTAGAAATACCATATTCTTTTTCATTACTATAATCAATTACATATTGACATACATCTAAAACTTTATAGCTCATTTATCAAACCTCCTTTTATTCAATCATTTTACCGCGCTGTTTCCCAAATCAGCCACGGTTTGTGTGTTCAGTGTAAGTAGGGCAGTAGTCGTTCCCTAAATACTCGCACAGTCTCCTGTGCTGGACTGTATATTGTGTACCATATATGACAATTACGCCTGTCATACGTCATGTCTTGTCAGTCTCTCGCGCGATACGATGAAAACACACTTTCTTTAATTCATATCGCGTCGGGACCATCCTTTTTGTGCTTTTACACTTATTTCTTCGCAGACGCTTTCGCGCTTTTATTGCACTGCTCCGATACCATTTCTGGCTTAGGACTTCCCCCGATATTCGACATTTTATGGATTAAATCCAAAGGACGCTCGTTCTCTTCACGACAGAGATACGATATTCTCTGCGTTAATTGCATGGCATTATTATGCAACCTTGCAGAAAAAGGCATTGTAAAGTTTAATAAGTTTACCGCGCCCAAAAGCGGATAGAATTCCGCCCGCCAATGCTGAAATTGTTCCCAGCGGTTTGGCAAATGTTGTTATTTTTTCGAGTATGTTGGCTAAACTGGTAAGGACATCAACGACACCTTTAATCGTATCAGAGTCTATAAAATTAAACCAAAGTTCTTGCCAAGCATTTTGTAATTTTTCCATCTTACCTGAAATTGATTCCAGATAAGAATTAAGTTCTTTCTCAGCTGATCCAGCAGAGTTTTGAACTTCTGCGTAAACCTTTTTGAGCAAATCAGGTGACTGTAAGATACTTGCCGCAATATTTGCTCGGTTCTTGCCACATTATATTGTCGAGGGACACAACTCCTCGAATGATTACATCTCCATGCTTTCCATGGAAGTTTAGACTATTTCTTCACCTTCGTCATTACACGTAAGGGTCTACCGTTTCGATTTAAGGAGAATTTCACTCCACGCCATTTGTGATTTGCGCCCTACTCCTGTTGCAGTTTTTCTGCCGATGGGATAGTCGTTTGACACACCCCTATTCGGGGCTTCGCGACCAAGCTGCCATTTTGTATTGCTACATCCACTTAGGATTTTGTCCATATGGAATCCTTACTATTGTTTTACTTTCGTTACGTTCATATCGGTTTATTTCATCCAATATTGTAGTCGTAAGGCTTTAGGCTTTACTGGTTTTAGGTAGATATATGAATACATATTACTATGTATGTAGGCTGCATATGCCAAACTTTCCACAAGTAAAGCGGCGCGATTTGTGCCAGCTTGCTTGTCTGTTTCTACAATTTCCTGGTAAACTTCCGCAATTTTTGATAATCATTCTGTTACTTTCACCATATAAGGCTACTGACCGTATAAATACGGCGACCAGTCATTTCTGGCTAGTTCTCACGTTTCATAAAAGAGAATATTGCGTGAGTTCAGACTGTATATTACTCTCGCCTAAAGAGGCAGGGAGAACAACTTCAACGAATATGTTGCCATACTCGTCCCGCAGTCGTTACGGTTTCTCAAAACAATTGTTCTAAGTCTTACCTCGGTATCACCACTTCTCTATGGCTTCTACCGATATAGTTGTTATCTAATGCATATAGGTTTCCCTATAAGGAGACATTGTTTTATCTCGTAAGTTGACAGAAAATTTCCATTATTGTCAAGGATATCAACACCTTTAAAGCCATTTGACGCAACAGCGGTGCATTCCTTGATAGTTTCTTGTAATTTTGCAGTTGTATGGATTACGTTCTCAGTTTCTTCCCCAAGCTCTTCAAGTTCCTGCTTGGCTGCTTCAGTACCCTGAATTCTTAAAGAGATCGTTTTAAGTCCCGCTCCAACTGAAAGTGGATCTTGTAAAATTGAATTCCTTTTACATTTGTCATATTGTGCAATAATATGACTCTAAATATATTAGACTTTCTGTTTCCAGAAAGAGTAGATCATGTTTTATCCCTCGGCTTTACGTTAGGGACCATACCTTTTCCATTTAAGCGATTTTCACGCACTTCATTCGCATTAAGTCGTACTCCTAATGACTTGGATATTCGGGATTTCCACCCTTATTCTCTAGTCCAAGTCCCGACGTGGGGATGATCGTTGAACGCCTACCCTCGACTAAAGTACCGTATGGTTTACGGGATACGTTAGGGTAGTTCGCTGCAAATTAGCCAATCTCTAACTTTTCAATCCGTCATACAATAGTTTCCCTTGTATTGTGGCATAGAGCTTTAGGCAATCAATGCAATTAAATATGTTCTTAAACTTATGTTTCCATAAATTTCAGGCAATTCATTTACCTGCAACTGTTAAAGCGATTGCTTCATTTATGTCATTTCCGGTGGTTTTAAGTGTCGCAGCTGAACGCTGTAAAGATTCGGCAAGGTCATTTGTAGTTATGTTAAATTTGTTCTTACTGTTACTTTCACCCGTATTAGAGTTACTGACCACATAGGTGGCGTATAGTCATTTCTGGCTATATCTGTGATTTTGATTAGGTTATGTCACAGAACGGACTGGATCTTCACCCTAAAAAGGGGAGTAGCGAAACTTGTAATGTTACCATTGCAAGTATTACAGTCTCTCGGCATTCGTAAAATACGTCTTTGCACGGTCTTGGCTTCCTCAAGCCTTTAACCGTTATAGCTACTTGCTGGGGTTTCTCCCCATGTGTCACCACATGTTTGGGCTGTTCATAATCAACCCACATTATTTAACTTGTCAACAATGTCCATCTTGTCCAAATCTTGGTACGCTTGACTCATAGCAACTAAACTATCGGTTGCAGAACTGATATCATCAAATTCAGATACATTTAATAAGATGTTTGCATCTTGAGCGGATTTTTTCGCTTCGTCAAAAGATTCTCCCAGTCTCAACCAGTCAGCCGTTGATTGCTGTAACTGTTCGGCAGTCGTTCCAACTTGGTTTGCTAATTGGAAGCTTTCCTTCTGAAACTCTTTTAAAGAAGAGGTTGAAGCATCTGTTACTTTGCGCATTTCTGTGAAAGCATCATCGTATTCGTGCGCTATAGAAATGCCTTGCTTTAAGACGTTTACGACCTGATAGAAGCTTGCAAATGACATCAAATATGTTCCAAGCTCTTTAAATTTCTGTTTCAAAGTATCAGCAAACGCCGAACCTGTTAGCTTCGCCTTTTCAGCTGATTCTTCAAATTTAAGGACTTTTGTTCGAATCTCGTCCAGCTCTTCCGCAGTTGAAACCTTTTGAATGTCCTTCTGAAGCTGCCTAAGTTCGGTTTCATATTTGGCGGCGGCTTTTGTATTGTCTTGGAGCCATTTTTCAATATTTAAGCTAAGTTGGGCTTTTTGACTTTCTAGAACTTCTTTTTGGGCGGTCTTGATCTTAGCTAGAGCCTCCGAATAAACATCGGCACCAACCTGGTACTCATCAAATATGGCTTTTATTTGGCTAACGTTAGTTGCCTTAGTATTCTGAAATGCCGTAAGCTTTTGTTGAACTTCTTGTAACTTTCTAATGGTTTCTGAATACTTTGTCGTTCCGTCTTCAGCCTTGCCAAGTTTGTCAATATAACTTTGCAATTTCTTATGTAAGTCAGATGAGAGGGTTTTTCCAGCATTTGTTAATGCATTCGATAAATCACCAGAAGCTTTCGCCAAACGGCTTTCAGTATCTACTCCGGCATCCGCTCTCGCTATGAAATCAGTATAGGCATTTGTCAGGGCGGCTATCTTAGCTGTTCTGTCCGCACTCTTATCAGGATTTGCCGCTTCTTTTCCCATGAGTTGAATGTACTCACTTAACGCCTTATTAAGATAATTGTACTCATTAACCAGTTTCTGAATTTCAACTTCGTCGGTTACAACTCCTTTATCAGCCTTGCCTAACGCGGTATTACCATAGTTACCAAAGATATTTTTATAAGAGTTCTTAATCTCATTTTCTTGAGCTTTTTTAGCCTCAGATATATCTTGTTTCAGCTGCTTGACATCGCTAAGTGCCTTTTTAAGAGTGCCCTCAGCTTTCTCTATTTCGGAAGTTGGAATTAAACCGCCTGTAGAAAACACCCTCTGAATTTCAACTACTTTATCTTTAACTTCCTGAATTGAGTTGGAGAATCCCAAAGCCTTATTCTCCGCCGTATCTATTTGAGTCAATGCTTTGGTTAAATTATTGACAAGCCCACTTTCAACTGCTGTGCCGCATTTATTCAAAGCGTTCTGGAGATCAGTTTGAGCCGTCACCAACGATTGGTCTGTCTCTTGGAACTGAGCCATTCTCTGGATAGCACCTGTCATAGCACGTTCCAACTGAGTTAGCTTTAATGAATCCTCAGAGCTGATAGTTCCTTTCGCATACTTACTTGCAAGCGTAAAATAAGCCTTTGCCTGTGATGTAAGCCATTGATATTCTTTTGCAAGTGCCGCCACTTCGTCAGTGCTTCCAGCCGGATGTTGGATTGAGCTAATCGCGGACTTATCGAAAGCTGACATAAGCCCATTTCCAATAATGTTAGACTGAGCATTGGAATTTGGGGCGGTGGATAGCTTATATAAATATTCGAGGGATTGTGCCTTAGATACGATTTGAGAAATGGAAGAGAGAACACCAGTAGCAGAAGATGAGAATTTGTCTAATTCATCTTTGAGCTGAGTAATTCCAGCCGCGAATTTTGGAAGATTCTCAATAGTTTTGTCTGAAATGCTAACACCCTTTAGTGCTTCAAAGTTTGCGCCAGTAAGAGCAATATTGAGTGAACCTAATCCAGCAGCGAGAGATTCTAGTGCTGCTCCGAGGTGTACAAGCTGTTCCGATTTTTCAAGATAAGAATTCAGTTTGCCAAGCTTAAAGTTTGAGAGATCGACATTTGGATTGACCTGTAATTTCCCAATCTCATTTAGTGCCTGAACAAAGTGCCCAGTCTTTTCAACATCAATATCCTGATTGGCTGTTCCAGATAATGCTTTTAAGGATTCAATAACACTGGTGATTTTCCCAGAGTCAGAGGTTGGCTGCGCAGAAAACTGTTCAAATAAAGAACTTGTCGTTGTAAGAGCATTCTTTGCAGATTCCTGAAGAGTATCTATTTCTTTTTTGAAATCAATAACCTTTGATTTAAGGCTATCAAGATCGGCTAGTATTCCAGAAAAATCGAGAGCAGTAGTCTCTTTTAAATTCTCTTTGGCGGCAGAATCAATTGTTGGGCTGACAGAAATCGGAATGATTCCGACCTGTTTTTTAATATCTTCTTGAAATGCCACAATATCCTTGACAATTGGATCAATGTTAATTCCGGCAGGATATCCAGCGATAATTTCATTAACCTTTTGGGCAAATGCCGCAGGATCAGATATTGTTGGAGTTACTGGAACTTTCGCAGTTTTTTCGTCTAATTTTAGCTGAACGTTAATAAATTCATTTGGGAGCTGTTGCTGAAGTAACTGTTCAAATTCAGTTAAGGACTTGATTGTTGGTTCAATGACGACCTTTACAGCTTGATTAACAAGTTGTTCCTCAATTTTGGCAATGAATGCTGCAGGATCAGAAATGACAGGCTCAATTTCTACGCTGGCAGAGTTACCAGAAATATTTGCCGATTTTAACGTGCTTAACTGGGAAGCCACTTGTGTACCAATTTCTCCGTTCTGAGTAGTTACATAACGGCTAAGTCCCTCATTTATCTTTAATAAATTTTCACGCTGTATTCTTATTTTCTCATAAGCAGCGGTCACACTTTCAACAATCTTGTCAGCACCCTCAGCATTACTGAGCATGAGATTAATATTTTTCTGCTGCTCTTTTGTAAGAGTTGAAAAATCAAAATCTGGCAGCCCAGATTGTTTTATTATTTCGAAATTTCTTACAAGGTTATTGGCATCACTCTTTCTTTCGGAATATCCAGCTTTGGCGGCATTTTCAATATTTTTCCTTGCTTCTTGAACTTTTTTTATAGTAGCATTTTGAATTTCTTCAATTTCAGCGGTATTTCTAGCAATTTGCTCTTGTGCCCCGGCAATAGAAAGAGCTTCGAGAATTGTTTTTCCACCATTAGAGAATATCTGTACAACATTCTGTAATAGGGTATCTTTAACTTTAGTATATGCTGCAACAATATCGTCATTCAGTTTTTGGGTATCACTTCCTATGTAATCCCCTATTTCTTTGTAAAAACTTCCAATTGTTGACTTTAGCTCTTCTGCATCAAAGTCTAAATTTGTAGGTTTTAAAGTTTTTGTAAGTCCTGCTGCATCTTGATTTTTAAATGCCGCTTGTAATATTTCTAGTTTCTTTGCAAGTTCAGTTATCCTTGAAAAAGCTTTATCAGTATCCATACCTCGTAGCATGGTCGCGTTAAGTTCATTAGCTTCTTCTTTTAATTTTCCGTACAATGCAGAAATATTGCCAGATGTGACTTTCGTACTGTCGCCAAAAGCACTCTTTAATGTAGAAGAGAGCAGTTCTCTGATCTGATTTTCATCTATTCCAGAAGTAATCTGATCCTTGAAAGCTTTACTAATATCATTGCTTTGTCTGAGTTGTCTGCCTATTACTTTGCTTAAAAAATCCGATGTTTCCTTTAAATTTCCATCATCTACGTCAAGTATTATCTTTGTTAAGACTGACGGATTCAACTTTTTTAGTTTTTCTAGCTCCTTTGCTAGTTCTTTTTCGTCGCCAGTAACTCGTACTTTAATTGCATTTTTATCCGCTGTAGCTTGTGCGTTTGCAAATAATGATTTGATACCATCTATTTCATCATCTACAGAACATTTGACTTTAAATATGTACTCATCGGATGTTGCCATTATATCACCTCATTATCTTATCTTTCTTCTTGCATATTCATATGACTCACGCATTATGTAGTCCAAACTGCAAGTACTTGAAATGCCTGCCAATCGTGGGCCTTTTTTGCTTTTTACAAAATTTCTCACAGAATGTTGCCAACGGATAGCGGGAGTTCTGTCAGATCTAATTCTTCTTGACCTCTTTTTTTTAAAGACTCTTACACTTTTAGCATCTTCGCCTAATGCTTTAACGGGGTTATCTAAGAAGGATGTTCCATGAATACCTTTATTAAAAGTTCTATCGAATACCCAGCCGATAGGATCATCACAATCATCGGGTCCATGATATTGGTTCTTTCGTGTCCTTATAGGATGCATAAATTCAGAAGATACCATTACTTTTATAGTTTTACAGTATCCGTTTTTAATACGTGTAGTTGTTGAACTAGTTCTAGCTTTTGGATTTGAAATTCTGGGAGTAGGTGTGTCTATGTCCAATCCCGCTTGATAAGTTGTATATGTTCGGACATAGTATTTTTGGTGGCGATCTTCGTAAAAATCAGCGATGACCTTTTCATAAATAATTCCAAGAGCCTCAGTTATCGAATTTTCTGATTTATCCAGAGCGCATTTCATTCGCTCCTCAGCTATTTCTCGTATTTTCTTTTCAAAAGAATTACTTACCTTGACATTTGACTTACTTGCCATTTCCAGTATCCTCAATCAGTTCTTTTGTAGCATCAGAAAACGCTGCTAGCATATCAACAACGCCCTCGGAAGCTCCCTCCATCATAGAGACAAGGCTTCTTTCATTTTCCATCAAATCATCGAGAACCATATTTAGAATGGTTTGCATTGTAGCTACTTCATTTTCTGGCATATAGTGGAAGAGTGCGTCAATTAGTCCCAGCTTTGCCAACATATCAAAACCTTCAACAGTTTTATCGTTGTCAAAAACCAAATCAGTGTAATTTCGAATCATTGCGATGCAGTAGCTGAAATATCTTGCAGGACTGTCAAGCTTGAAGATTGTCTTTTCGTTTTCTCCGATCTTGATCTTTTTGTAGCAACTCACATTCACAATAGCCTTGCAGTTTTCAATTTTCTCAGGATATGACACGTACTTATCCTTTAAAATGTGTTTTTCAATAAACTTCTCACGCTCATTCTCACGACAATTCTTAAACTTCGCAACAAACTCTCTAATTTCCATCATAATGTGTTCTCCTGTTCTTCCTTTTTCTTTTTTGCTAACTTACGGGCAGCACGAGCCTTCTTAACTAGCTCGTAGTCAACCCAGCCACCGTCAATCGCGGAATAGCAAATCCACTTATAAGTAACGTCAGGGTAGTGATACCAAAACATTTTGCGCTTCATAATCGCCGTGGTATCTGCATACCCTTTTGTGTCGACGACTTCTTCTCGTCCGTCTTTATAAACAATAAAAAAATCAGCCACATATTTAATTGACTGAACATTAAATCCATCGTGCTCAAATTTCGGTTGCAGCTCATATGGCTTCTGTAACTCGCAGTAAACAATATCGCCGCTTTCTTTTAGCGGACAAACAACGTCACGATAGTATTTCATTTCCAACACTGAATCAAAGGTAATTCCCTCATAGGTTCTCTTGGAAATATCTTTATCTACATTAAATTTTGATGATCTCATGTATCTCCTAAGGGCGGCAGATTACCGCCCATCTTTTATGGTAATATTTTATGGAATGCTTCCTTTACATAATTCATGCTTTCGTCTACAAATCCATTTGTTAGGTTATTTTCCTTCAAAATTCGCTGATACTTTTCATATAATCGGAACTCATGTTCAAAAGCTTCACGATTGTGCTTCTGCCCGTTAGAGACACTCGAACAGAAGTTCAGAATTTCCGAGCGAGTATCATCGACTTCTTTTTCAATAAATCTGGTAGTTAATTTTTCCAGACTATCTCTGATTAACTGATCATGTTTTATGGACTGCTGGCGATCTTCAGCTTCCTGTTTTCGTAGTTCCTGTAATTCCATTACCGTTTTTATCAGTAGCTCATGATCTTGATCATTCTTTTTTATCCACTTAATTGGTCTGCCAATATACTCAGCAAACTTAGATACAATTGTGACAATTGATATCACAGCAGAAATAATGATAAAAATGCCCATTATCACTTGAACAAAGTTAACTTCTTGCAGCCATTTCAATTCATCCATGATGTCACCCCTTTCCCCTCTTTACTTTTCGTAACATGTCCACACATCTTGTAAGCGTGGCACATACATAGTCTAGGGTGGCTTTGGATTCTTTACCTGAAAAGGTCATTCGGACGCAGCCTCGTGCGGTTTCGTCATCAATTCCAATCTCCGCGAGAGCAGGAGAAATATCGACAGCTCGACTATTACAAGCAGATCCTGTAGATACCTGAATATCATATCCGTCAAGCAGGATCATCAAGGTCTCACCGGCGACACCTTTGAAACTGACATACAAATTATGGGATAGGCGATCAGACATATTTGTTGGGCCAATTAGTTGAAAATCAAGAATATTCTCCATCATATATCGAAGTACGTAATCTCGATTATTTCGTTTTGATTCACTATAAGTGAAATCTTTAACAGCTCGTCCAAGCGATGCAATTCCAAGTACATTTTCTGTGCCGCCAAACAATCCTTGTTCTTGTGATCCATAAATCAGTGGTGAGAGTGTAATCCCAGCCTTCTTATATAAAACTCCAACACCTTTTAATGCCCCAAGTTTGTGTCCAGAGAATCCAATCATATCAGCATCTAGTTCCAGTAAATTGACTGGGACATCTGTGATACTTCCAGTACAATCCAGATATACTTTGCCTCTATATTTGTGTGCTAGACCAATGATGGCTTCTACGTCCTGAATAATTCCAAGTTCTGAGTTAGCGTAATCTATAACTACAAGTGATGTACCAGAATTATTTTTTAGCTCATTCTCCAGATGGTCTAGTTGGATTTTCCCGTATTGATTAACCTTTAGAGGCACTTTCGCTGGCAAATTCTTTACGCAATTTAGAATGGACTTGTGGGCGATGGGAGAGTAGTAAACAGTATCAGACCGCATAGAAGTCCATCCTTTAATCGCCAAAGTATTAGATGCTGATCCTCCAGAGGTGAAAATTACATCTCCCATGTTTGGTTTCGCATGTAAAAATTTATACACTTCTTTTCGGGCATCAGAAATGAGCTTTTTTGATTCTGCACCGATTGAATACAGAGAACTGGGATTGCCCCAGTCATCCAGAATAGAAATAAGATAGGCTTTCATGCCGTCCGACAGCGGAGCAGTTGCAGCGTGATCCAAATATACACCCATAGTTACTCCTTACTGGTGGGACTGTCCACCTTTAATTTTGATCTTTTTTCTAACAAGTGGCTGCTCAGTTTCTTCTGACTCAGTAACTTCTGGCTTAGGCATAATTTCAACCTTTGGCGGATATAACGTGTCAATCATTCTCTGAACAGTGGAATCAAATGTCACTTTATTAGACAAATCACACTTATCTAATCGAGTACGAGCCTGATCATCTGTAATGTTATGCGACATATACTCAATTGCAGTCTGGAATATTTCGCGACAGTTAGCATCGTGGAAATTAGTCATCCAGCGAGGATACTGATCATATTTACCGCATCTTGGGCAATATTCATATTCTTTGCCACAGCAGATGCAAGTTCTTAAATCATTTTTTTTCATGTCAAAATCCTTTCAAAAAATTAAGCCCCCAGCCATATTGACCGGGAGCCTATTAAATAAGGAAGGAACTCAATCCTCGTCGTCCTCAGCTACCTCGTTTGTGAAGTGTAGACGATACAGAGTACCGTTTCCATTACCGCAGTAACTTGTCAGCAGATCACCCTTGAACTCAAAAGTAGAGTCAGACTGTAAATCAAAGCTAGTATCTGGAGCCGGCTGAACGGACGGGCACTCAATGATTACACGCTTTCTTTCCTCAGCACACGGATCACCATACAGAGCAACGGTATACATTGCAACAGTCTTCGGGAACTTCTTAGCGCTATTCTCAACAAGTGCTCCGGTAGCCACTTCTCTTCTGAGCATGATAAGATATGCTGTTGCGTCTGTATCAGTCGGCAGGGTCAGTTTCTTCTTCTCATCAAATACATACTGTGTTGCACTTGCAGTTGCACCAAGAGTATACTGTTTTCCAGTACCACCGTCTTCGCGATATTCATACACTTCAACAGAACCATCAGCCGCATTATCAAAAGTGAGGTCAGTTGCTCCAGCGGCAACCTTGATGATATCAATCACTTCCTCCTTCTTTGAATCGCTGGCATAAATGATATCACTACCATTTGCGATAGCCAGAGTCGGAATATGCAGCATCTGACTGGTTAATGTAATTGTTCCTGCCTTAGAAGTAGGAATCTTCTTGATCAAATTACCTCTAGCGTCCTTAATTTCCTTGGACTCTGATGTAATATCAATGGCAAAATTCTGAACCTGATTTGCGGTTCCTAACAGACCGCCCTTAACGTCCTTGAACACGGTATATAAAGCACGGTCAATATAGATATTACCTAATTTAAACATATTTTTCCTCCTGTGGGCAATGCCCAAATTTTATTTCTCAATCGAACGCATAAAATTCATTTCGTTTTTATCCAACTTAGATGAATCAACAAATCCACCATATGCACCATGTAAAAGAGCAATAGAAGATTCATAGATTTGTAATCTCTGTACACTGTCCATGAACGCAAAAATCCCCAGATCTTTTAAGTCATCAATTCGATACTTAAAGCCTGGGTGATTCATACAAGATGATATTAAGGGCAATAAAAAAGGAGAATGTTCTTGTTTTTCATTCTCCCTTTGCTTTATGCGATCTTGATTGATTATTTCTTCTTTTAAAATTTTTCCTTTGACTTTTTCCGCTTTTGGGAATATGTTAAATAATGTTCGAATATATTGGGACATGATGACATAGTCTTGCTCCGTTATAATATCATCTACATCTTTATTCCATAAAACGACAGAACTCTTTCCATCAATGGTCTGAGTGTATGGATCATATCCAGCAAACGAAAAATCGTGGAATAATAGCTCCGTAGAGCTAATGCTTTTGTACAACATAGCAAATAACTCAAAGTCGCTCGTTTTGTTCCAGTCAATTCCGTTGTCCCACAACATCACGCGATAAGAAGTAGAATTAGTAACGAACGGATTAAGTACGCTGTTGTAAAAATCATTCTCGCCAAATTCGATAATGTCTCCAACACTGGGCTGGTAGATAGTTATTCGATCATTGACTTTAAAAGGTTGCCTGTAATACATTTGAGTCATGTCGAATTTTAGTTTTTCGCTCATGTATGTACCTCACTTGTTACAACCTTTGGTTTTTTGTTTCTTGTTTTTGTTATTCCAGCTGGAGTTTCCATTTCGAAAATTAGTGTGCGGCAAGCATAATTCGTGTCCACGATGCTTGGCTTATTTTGTACGCAGTGAATCTGATTTCCAAAATAATTCGTCCAGTTAAATTCATCTAAAATCAGGGCGGCTAGTAGATCATGTCGAGCAATGCCAGTAGCCTTATCAATTCCATTCTTAAGTCCACATAGGATATAGAATATGATTTGATTGTATTTGAAGACATTGTTATATTTTGGCATTTCATCAAAGGAGATTTCATAACAGATAAAATTTTGCACATCTGTCTGAGTACTTGAGATCATGTAATAAGGAATGATATTTCGCCCAAAATATTCATCCGGTTCAGCTCCAGCTTCTTCGAGTGTTTTGTCACTGAGAACATGTAGAATCCTGTTATTCGCAAGCAGCTTTCTTTTGATGATTTCCTTAAAACGGATCTCATCGCTATCTATATTGATTTTGAAGTCCTTTAGCTCTCTAAGTTCTTCTGGTGTTATCACGACCTCACCTCCTAAATGCCCGTTATTTCTAATTCAAGTTTTGCTTCAGACTCATCACTTATATTCATGACAGTCAATATTGAGCCTAAGTAGTCATCAGATCCTACAAATCTGAATCTGATCTGGTCGGCTGAAAACGATTCTACAGCTATGTATGTATCTAATTCATTGTCAGCAATTGGTTCACCATCCAACATGAATTCCCATGTGTTTTCAGGTGGCGTTGAAATCTTGTTTCCATCTGTATCATAGAAGATAACAGTGAATGTCTTTGGGCTTCCACCGACTTTGATCTCACGCTTCAATCCATTAAATTGAATCTCTGAGGTGACTTTCTCAGGGGATATTTCATTTGGCTTTGGCTCAACTCTTGATGCATAATAATCAGCCCACATTGCAATTACTTTGCCAGAGGCGTCCCTCTCGATGTAGTCCGTGTTCTGGTTGTATGCGTCTTGATAAAGAGTAATACGCTGAATCCCAAGTGGGGCAGTACTTTCAACCTTAGAAATACGCCAAACAATTGGTTCAAAGCCTTCATCTACTGGCGCGGAAACAATCATTCGTTGATTGTAAAAAAGAGTCATAGATACTGGGTTATATGGCAAGAGGAACTTTTCCTGATTTTCGGTACGTTCCACTCGATACAAATTTGTTAATTAGGGTTCGCTACTCCCTAAAAATCAACTACAATAAATATTTTTATATGTTTCAAATTTTCTTTGGATAAAAAGGTCTGCATCTTGATACATCCAATCCAAAAATTTTTTCACTTGTTCTCCACCTGCAATTCCCAATGCCCTTGTAGGAGAAGATTCATTTCTGTGACAAACAGATATGCTACAATGTACATTAAGTACACTTTCAGATATGTCTTTAATCTTCAAGCAAAATTGTTCAGTTCCTATGATTGATATTCTCTTTTCCTTTGGGTTTTTAGATACATAACCATCTCCATCAAAGTATCCTCTAATAAAATGATTATATAAATCGGAAGACAAAGTGTTAGGAAATGTTAATGTTAAACTTTTGGCTTCGGTTACTCCATGTAATACCAAATCATCTCGAAGCTTTTTATTGACAATGGATAAACAATATTGATTTTTCCAGTTTGGATTTTTTGTATTATAATGAATGATTTTAATTGGATGAGTACTCTGTAATTCTAGTCTTATTTTTTCCAAAATTTCCTTATCATCTTCTTGCAAAGAGAGCCGAACCATGTTCTTATGAATATTCCCGTCTGCATAGATCAATCCTAAAATATATGCTTTTTGAGGAGTATCTATATATTCAAAATAATTTTCATTTATTTCAAATTGTTGATGGATTTTACTATTACTCAACAGAGAAATACCATTCTCTCGTAGAAGAGTCCTTACAGTTGTTCTCGATGTCTGGAGTGATTCGCAGATCTGAGTTTGGTTATACCCTTCTTTGTACAATTCCAATATTTTATTTTTCTTTTCATCTGTTAATGATGGATGTCGGCTTTTTACATTCTGGGCATTAAGTGTTCTTGCAACTGTAGAATTAGAAGCACCTATTAGCTCTGCAATTTCACGTATAAGTTTACCTTCCGAATGCCATTTAATCATTTGAGAAATCTGATCTTCTGAAAAAACAATTTTTGATGTAAATATAATAAGTACCTCTCTTGTAGTTGATTTTCTTATGCTCTCACATAAGTTCTGACTATATCTTCACTTTCGTGTCCCCCGCTGTGGACGCTTGTCCACGTTAGTCGATGAACGTTCTCCTATTCAGAGCTTCGCTGCTGATTGTCTAATCCTTTTCTTTTTAAACATTCGCATTTAAGCATCTTTCATCTTTGTGCTGTAGTGAAAAGGCTCTTAAGACGTTCCAGCAATTCAAGGGATAGAGACCATCATTAATCTCTCCAAAGTCCGCTGTTGTAGGACGATTGACTTCTGGATACTCCCCACATTCTATGTTTCTTTTCTTTGTGTATCCAACTATATCTGTAATCACAAGGAGCAATTGACCAAGTGATAAATTGTGGATCGAAAGCATTCGCATTTTCCACAATTAGCCATCTTCTGTAGATTCCCTTGTTATCAGGAATGTCTATGTACAGTCCAATTGGGAAATTAACGCCATACTTTTGCTCATATTCACTTTCAAAATATTCAAGGGGATTTCGTTGACTTGGCTTAAACTGAAGGTGATAGAGCACCTGATCTTTTCCTTCAGAGTTATATGAATTGATTATATATTTTGCTGGAATCGCCGTTTTTGTGCGGCTTTTCTGCGGAGATAACTTGTAGTTTTTATCTGGCTCGTCGTCATGATAATAATCATAGATGTAACAGGTCTTTGACTGTAGATCTCTGTCCCAAGTTGCTTCCATAATCATATCGGACTGATTTTTTTTGACCTCTCCCAAAGTTGTTCCGCGATATCCCATAATTCGCTTATACGCTTCAAGATTCATCGCTGTCCTCCTTTATTTTGAGGATTTCGGCTCCTGCATCTAAGATCAACTTTCGAAAAGTCGGGAAATCAAAAGGAGTATTCCCATAGATAGATCGTGCTTCTTCCAGTAGTGTGATTACTTTCACAACTTCTGGTCGATAACAGAGAATCTGGTTTAGTCCATCAAGCTGATACATTAAATTTACAATTGCCGAATCGACATCTACTGTGCGAATTGGGTTGGCTTTTTTGTCAGCACTTAATAGTAGGAAGAAGATATCCTTACGGATCTTGTGTTTGTACTCCTCGAACTGTTGAGAAGGGAAGTTGCCATATTTGTACTTCATATGTCACTCCCTCTCTATGTACGAGTTATGAACGTAACCATAATCTCTAACCATTTTTCGAAGTTCAACACGAGCATCCGTTAGCATAGATTTTATTTCAGCCATGTGTGTTGACTGAGCATAAAATTTTTGCTCTTTGCCGCCAAACATCTGTGCGATATTTGTTGTAGACTTAACTCTTGGCTCTAACCATTCGACCACCATTCCCATAGCTGCGAGTTCAATGATAAATTCTGTGTCTGCACTATCATCCACCGATCTAGCCAGAGTACAACTCATTGCCAGAACGTCATCTTTAAACTCCAGTTCTGAAAAAATTGAACGAATGTAAGGGCGAGAGAGTGTGGAATGCAGCCAGCCGCGCATCATTTCATATACATCAACCTGCGGCAGCTGGGCTAGTTCGCAGTCATCAATCTTTTGAAGAAATCTTGAATATATGTCTTGATAAGAAATCTTCATAGTCTAACCTCCTTATCACAGATTGGTCAGACTCAGAAGCTCGGTATTAAAGATCTCGTCAATAATACGAATTCTTTTTACACTATCCAGTGATCCATCCGTCATCTTTGTAGCAGCAATATGCTTGATGGTTTCCTTTGCCCCATCAGGTAATTCAAGAATTACTTTCTTCATTTCACCTAAAGGAAGGCGGAATACATCCTCAAGATCCTTAAGAGAATACATCTTTTCGTAGATCTTTTTCAGCTGTGGAAATTCATCAATGAGGTCTTCATCCTGAATAACAAAATATGGTTTCACGATAAATGATTTGTGAGAACGAATTGCTGCGACGATATCCTGATATTCGACTTCTGTAACATCTCCTCGTTCAGCCCACCGATAGCTGATTCCACTTTTAAGCCCAGTCATTCCAAGTTCCCCGGCAGTAATAGAAATACAATCTATCGGATCAGATGGAGCGTACTGTCTCTTTTCAGTCTTTTTAACTACAGAAGCAGGCTCAGTTGTGGTCTGAACCTGCTGTGACTTTGATACTCCTTTACGAGGAGAATTTTTCTTTTCAATTGTTGCCATCCTTTTATTCCTCCATGTTCATCAGGCGATATTCCATACTCCGAAGTATCTGCTGATCTGGGTTGAAATGCCCATTTCACGCTGTACTTCGTACTTCATGGTATCATCCATGCGGTCGCCAATACCTGTAAGCTCGTAGATTTCGGTTTCTCCAACATCTACAAACTTAACAAACTTATCATCAGTCTTTGCCATAATCAGCAGCTTGTTAGGATCGACAAGCTTCTTGGTAACGTCATTCGGAGCGAATCTCTGAGGAATTTCCACTAAAGTAGTTCCTTCATAAGAACCGAGTCGTCCCATGTCAGCAACCTGGCGCTTCTGGTCTTCGGTGATCCAATCAATATCCGCAAAAGCAGTTAACTTCTTGAGTGCTGTTCTGACACCCATTATGTAAACTTCTGCATTTCCATTAGCCATAGACACATCCTCAATCAGAGTATCAAAGGTGTCCTTATTGGCTTTTTCGATAGCCATAGTCTTGTTGAACTGACTATTTACTGGAAGCTTCTCACCAGCATTCATAACCTCAGCGTACATCTCGTTCTGAATCTTAATGATAAATGCTTCGGCAATCTTGTCAGTAAGGGTCGCCCAGTCAATTTCTCCGCGGAAATATCTATCGAGATCGCCCCCGACAGCTGCTCCATATACAGATGTAGTAACAGTGTATGCCTGTCCTTCACCTAATGTCTGTAAAATAAAGTCATGGTGATCACCGGAAATCTTAGAAATTGACAGGATTACATCGTTATTGCTCCAGAATTCGGAACGATCTCCCTTAGCAAGATTCTTGCGTTCAACAAATTCATTAAAGAATTCGCTCTCTCTGAATCCAGTATCTACCTTAAAATCGATGGTATCCTCCCAAACAGTGTAGATCTCCTTATGGTGCTCACGCATAGCTCTCTTAATCTGTCTATGAGTAGGATTTGGGCCTAAGCCTAAAACATTCAAGTTAAATGATCTTAACTTCTCGTCAGCCTCAGCTTTTGAAATAACGCGATTGCTTTCGGCATCAAAAATTTCTTTATGGGTTCCTAAATCGAACGCCAGATTCTGATAATCTTCCGGCTGGATGTTCATCTTGTCGAAGACCATTCTCACATGATCTGAAATATTCTTCTTCATCACATTTTCTCCTTCCTATTAGTTCAGTACCATCTTTTTTTCAGCAACGGACTGAATCTTTGCACCCTTAGTCGGGGCCTTGCTAAATCCCTCAGCAGATACTTCAAAAATGTCGCCAATAGCAAGTTCGTAAGATCTTACACGATCACCTGCTTCGTTGTAGAAATTAGATGTCTTCTTAAAGGTATTAGTCCACTCCTCAGCGATTACTGGCTGCTGGTAAACAAGCAGTGCATCACCCGGATCAGTTACTTCTACGTACCAGTTACCGTTTGCAGCCTGTTCTCGAATAACTCCTTCAAACGTAGTTACAGCTGCCTCCTTATAAAGATCTAGTGAATCCCAATCACCTCTAGCAATCAGATTTCCGTTATCAGCAGCAGTGGTAAGTTCCACATTGTAGATATGCTTGCCACCATTCTGGGCAAGTAACTTAGATGGAAAAGCAACAGCGTGCTTCTCAATTGCGTATTTAATAGCCATCTTAAATAGCTCCTTTCTGTAATAAAAAAGAACGCCAATTGGCGCTCTCAAAGATTTTTGATATTATTTTTTTAGGAGAAGAGTGATCCATAACGACCCTTTCTTCTGCTTGTTTTACTCGGAAGTGGGGTCTTTGGAGTAGTCTTCTTTGGCGGTTCTGAACCTGCAGCAGCAAAAGATAACTTGCCAGCCTTTGCGTAAGTCAGCAACAGTTCGTCGCATTTCTGCTTAACATCTTCAAATTTTGCATCAGCAGAATTCTTTGCAATTTCAGCAAATTCTTCCGTATCTGCAATACCCGCATAGTCCTTAGACTCTAACAGTTCCTTAACCTTAGCCGCATTTTCAGCAGTTTCATACTTCTGGAGCTTGTCCTGAATAGAAGAGTAGTTAGATCTCATAGAATCAAGTTCTGCCTTTTCAGTCTCAGTAACATATTCCGCATAAAGACGATATCTTTCGCCATCCAGCGCAACATTGTCACCATCCTTGTTGTACTTGCAGCCCCAGAAATTGCCAGTGAACCAACCCTGCATCACAAACTTGTCATCATAAACATTGTTAATCATGTAGTAGTCGTTATCTAGTTCCTCGAACTGTCCAATCAGGGTATATAATGCAGAGCGAATATCTTCATGTGAAATAGAAAACTTCACAATTGCATTTCCTGCTTCATCAAAACCTCTCGTAAGCCCAAACTGCTCGGTAGCTTCTTCTGTTCCCTCAGCCTGTTCAGCTGTCTCTTCTGTTTCAGAAGTTTCAGTCTGCTCAGTTTCAGTTTCCTCGGTTTGTTCCTCAGTAGTTTCAGTTTCCTCAGCAGAAGTCTGCTCTTCCTGAGTCTCATCCTCAAAGTTTTTATTTTCCTTATCCAATGGGGATTCCTCCTTTCCTTCGTCTTTGTTGGGCTGATGCGCAAATGTAAAACGATCCAATGAATCCTTTAAATCACGCATAACCTGTAACAATTCGTTTTGCTTCAATTCATCAGAAGCGAATGTCTCTGCATGTGCTTTTACCATTCCTGGTTGAACATTTTCGCCCAGAAGAGTAATCGCTCCAGCAGTCATCTTGCCGACATCAATGCAATTATCTTTTGTAGAGAAACTGATATCATCGCAGTCAATTTCCATGGAAACATCTGTTTTATTGTCTCGTTTCTCAAGAATATCGCAAGCGTAATTACCATAATCTCTGTAAAGAAAAGCATCGACATATGCATACCAGTTCTGCGTCTCATCATCATATACAAGTTCAAAATTGTTGGTCTCTGGAACAACTCCAACAATCTTTTCGTCGTAGATAATTCGTTTCTGTCCCTCATTGAACGCATCATCTTCCTCGTGCATTCCATGAGTTTGATAATCATATGTAACAGTGCCGTCTTCATTTGTAATTTTTACAATGTCAGCTAAAATAGGAATATTTTTAAAAGTATCCTTAGCTTTTTCAACGGTCTTTTTTGAAAAGCGTGATTTATTTCTGTTAATTCCAGTATGCATTGCTGCTACGCGGATACGACAGAAACGCTCGTCATCAAAACTGTCATCCTTTTTAAAACAAGCCGTAGTATGTACGATTTGCTTTGATAAATTGATATAATCCATAACTACCTTTCTGGCAGTCAGAACATAAGCTTATTAGTATAAATAAATTTTGCAGAATCCACGCCATCAAAGCAGAGTTTTCCATCATTCAAAAAAGTCCACTGATTCCCAATATGAGAGATAAGCTTAGTGCCTGAATCTACCAACTTCTTTGCGAAGTCTTCATCAAATGTTAAAATAAAATTCGTCATCATCCTTTTGCCTTATCCTTTTTGTCGCGGCTTGCTTCGCCGTCATCAGTCAATTCATCTGAATCCTTTTCTGGAGCACCAACATCCGCAGAGTCTCCATTTTGAGTATGTGAGCTTTGTAGTGGTACAAATTTGCTTGATAGCTGCAAGCATTCTTCCTCTAAAAAATTCAGTGCCAAAGTATCTAATTCGCTAAATCCATTCAGATTATTTAATGCTAGCTTTACCGGAAGCCCGTATTGAGCATCTGTTAATAGATTCTTTTTAAAGGCGTCAATTGTGTATGTGGAAACTTCAAAGAATTTCACTCTCGCGGGATTTGATAGCTGATATGATAAAAAACGATTGAGCCATGCTTGTGTTTGTGGAAGTAGCATCGAAATAGCAAATTCTGTATCTGATTTGACAGCAGCTTCAAAAGCAGTAGTACCAGAAATTGTGGCACTATTCAAAATCTGTGAACCACCAGATGTATTGAGAACAGTTTCAGTTGCTTTTGCTATTTTATTTGTATCGGTAGCTTGATCATTATTAAATGAAATGGTATTCAGTTTACCTGGAACAACAGCTCCAGAAGTGTATGATGGAAGAGCTTCTTCTAATAGTCGATTAAAATACTCAATCATAATAGCTGGATTGACCTTCCAATCATCGGGTGAATCACTTCCGGTAAGTGTCTCCATTTCCAACCAAACTAACTTATAAATCTGTTGTTCATCAGCAATCGCCTGAATATCTTCAAGGTCAATTAAGTTAATTAGTGCGTTAAGTAATCCACTAAATAGGGGAACAATAGTTTCCCAGTCCTCCGCACGAGCTTTTAGACAGATCGCATTCTCATCGGGCATTGGCTGCCATTTCCCGGAATTTCCTTCAGATTCGTATGTTTTATACATAGACTGGAATGGTTCGCCCCAATATTCCAAAAGTTCCTGCTTACTTCTAAAATAGGACATGTCCATGTCAAACGAAAAATCGCCAGTATTGTAATATCCAGATATCTTGCAATAATCTGGATCGAGTGGAAGAATAAACATAGATTCGTCATCAAAATATACGCAACCATAAAACACATCTTCTCGGAAACAAATAGTGTAAGCTTTAAGCATTTCGAACTGCAAATTTAACTTTTCTAATAATGTTAATGTGTCATTATAACTTTTGAGTACCGAAGTAGTATCGTTATTTCCAGTAACATCATACTGGGGGACGACTGATCGGGCATTCAGACAAAACATATTTGCGTTGTACATTATAAGGCGGTGATAAACAGGAGATCTATAGTATAGATAACGTGAAAGATTTCGGAGGTTTTTTTCATTTGTGCCAATATTTTGAAGATAGGAACGAAGGGAATCTTTATTGAATGCACTAATTGTTTTTGTACCGGTTTTTGTTACATCACGAAGCAACGTTATTGCATCATTCGCATTTGTATTTGATGTACTTGCATAATTCTGAAACTTTGACTTATTCTGATCGTACCACTGGCGAACTTCGGTCGCTGTTTTTGTTATTGGGACAGTGGAAGAGTTCTTTCGATTTTTTGCCCGTGGTTTTGTATTTGGATTTGTTGTTCTTTTCTGTGCCGTGTTTCTCACCCCCCTTGTTAAAATGATCCACTGCGATATCCTTTACGAATAGTCAATTGTTTTACTAATTCCTCAGTCGCAGTAGTATTCCTTCTTTTTGTAATATTTTTGCGACGTTCCTGCATCAAAGCATAACCCGCCATAGCCAGACAGTAGGCTCTATCGTCATGTAATATATTTGCTTTCTCTGGTGTCAATTCAAAGGAATCTTTTCCGCTTTCTCTTTTCTTTCTAACCATATTGATGGCTTCCTCTTTTAGCGCATCGATGTTACTTAGAGCCAGCTCATCTTGCCAATCCAGTTTTATCGTTTTTTGCTTTACATTCTGAATTTGTCCAAGTCTTTCGTTCAGTTTCGCTTCAAATTCTTTTTCATCTAGCTTCTGAGCTAGAAGTTCTTTTCGAATTTTCTCTTTTTCAGAAGCAAGTTGCTTCTCATTGATATCAAAAACAGTAAGATATCCTTTGTTATCATAAGCGGCGGTAAATTTAACTTTATCTTGATTAACCAATTCTATTAGGGATTCATACATTTCAGATTTGTAGGCAGACGGTGACATTAGATGAACTTTGTCAACCGCATTTGGATATTTTTTAACATATTCTGCGGAGTATTCTTTATCTATGAGACCACGATGAACTATACCTGCGGCATCTTTCCAGTCTTCCATTAAATAATCAGCAATATTTACACCAGCACCACCAGAACCAGCATCAATATAAACGCCAAGAATATTTCTGTAAGCATCAGCTCCGCCATTGTAGTCCAAAATAACTTGTTTCAGGTATTTAACCTGATCTGGAGTTTGCATAGGAGATTTAATTTTCTTGCCGATATCCATTAAGTTGATACAATTAACGATTCTCATCTGCTTCTCTGTGTCTCCATTTGACAACGGGACATCGTATATCTCACAAACTAAAATTACTGAATTGTCTCTAAGTCTTGCTGGGTCATAAGTTATAACAAATTTCTTATCGCCAGTATCATTGTATAAGAGAGGCTTTCTTATTTCTTCGTTTCTGGTTATAACACCTCTACGAATGATTGCATCAGATCCTGCCTCTGTAGTGAATTGGCAGTAATATTCTCGCCTAGCCTTTTCTGGGTTAGTCCTCATTTCATCTCTAACTGTTTTTCGTTCCAATAAAGGGGCTATTAGCTCACCGTGCAAAGTTGGAGCAAACGCCAGTTCACAGTCTATATGTAAAACACAATAACTTGGGTCGCCCATTATTTGGTTTTTAGCATATTCTCGGTACAACTTATAAAATTTCGTATCAGTGGAAGATGCAGAAGATATGAAGAATTTCTGATTTGGGATATTAGTAGGAAAACATCTTTGTCGAATTGGGTCGATCTTTTTTCCAGATCCATCTCGTCCTGTTTTAAGAGATTTATTTACAATGGCGAAAGCAGAGTATACATTTATCATTTCTTCGGATAAGAATCCGGACTCGTCGAATACTACAGAACCACGTTCACCACGCTTTGCATCAATATTTGAGTTCAAAGTCTTGGTAGTCGCTCCATTATAAAGATGATACGAAAATCCATTCGAGCTGTGAGAAAATCCATCACCACTAGCATTCTTTATCTCAATCTCATTTTTGAATATTTTTCCAGTTGAACCACTAAATGTCTCTATATTGTCATTGGCAAGCCTTTCAAGTGTATTAAAGGTAGTTTCCGCCTGTGACCCAGTGCCTGAGGCAATATAAGCCCAGTAGTTAGTGAATAGCATTCCTTTAGCCATTAGTCCAAGGTCAATAACAGTTGATTTTCCCCAGCCGCGAGTTGCAACTATTAGGACATTAGGACAAATCCATGATCTTTGGATTGCTAGCGCCTGAGAATCTAATAGATCAATGCTAAACATATCGTCTATAAAATGTACCGGGTTACATTGATAATACCTTTGAAGTTCTGAAATTTGTAAAAGAGAGTCAATTTTGCGGCTTGAAAGCGTATATAGCTGTGGTTTTACGTAAACGCCATATTCCTTATAAAAATCTTTATCATACCAATCAATAGATTCAGAATATCCTTCGAAAGCGGGAGTTCCAGATGCGATAATGATATCATTAGGATTCATTTAACTCATCCTCCTCGTTACTTTCATCGTCTTTCGAAGAAAAACATGAGTACAAGTCCTTTAAATCAACAGAATCATTTATGATAACAATTCCATTTTCACTTACTGTATCTTTTAAATCGAGATTTTCCTGTAGCAAAATTCGATTTATTTCTTTATATTGGTCGCGCTCTTTTCTAATATCTTGTGTTGTCTTTCTTAACTCGGCAACCATATCAGACCATTCTGATTCATCGAGAGCTAGCTGTTTCATAATTGAAGCATCACTGATTTCTTGAACTTGTCGCATTCCCCGACAGGTTGCAATATCAAACCCATTAACCTGAGCGGAACGAAGATTAAGATCTTTTAGTTTCTTGGTCTTTCCAGTCCAAGTGTTCTCACCCTTGGTAGCGTTTTTACTATTCTTCAATGAAATACAACTTTCTTGTGCTAATTTTGTGATTGAAATCGTAATATTTTTCTGCATTTCCTGCAATGCCTTGATTACTGGCAGATTATCTGCAGCATGTAAAGTATCCTGGCATAATTCTGCAATTTGGTCATCAATATGGGATTTTTGGAGGAAACCTCTGACTATACTTATAATGGAGGATGTGCGCATCATATCATCGTTACCTTCCTCAGAAGAATCAAGGAAACCGATGAGCTGCGAATATAAGAAAGGTTGATCTGATAATTGTTCTTTCTCGAATGGAAGATACCCGATTAGTCGGAGAGTATCGGATTTATTTTTTTCGAATTGTGCAAGAATCTCTTCGTTTGCTGGAAGTTGATCCTCGTCTTTATTTTTTGACATGACTGCCCCATTAAGACATGTATCTGAGTCGCGATAAGTCATAGTATAATAGTTTGGCAGTTGAATATTTTTGATATAAGTATAATATACGTTCGGAGTTGTTTTTAGCATGGCACTATTACCACGCCCATTTGCCGATTCTAAAATTGATGAATCCCACACAGATTCAAGGAACGGTTTATCTAATGCGTATAATGCATTATTAACTGATTCTTTTGTTGGCTTTGTAATTTTTCCGTTAACCTTTGGCATTGCAATAGCTGCCGCGCAGTTTCTACAAATATTTGTAATTTTACTTTTACTAGTCGCTTCGGAAGAAACATAGAAGTCATCTTTGATCTTAACATTTCCGCAGCGTTGGCATGTGAAAAATTTATCGCCGCAGCCTAATATCATCAGCAGTCTGATTTGATTCGCCTGACTCAGCTTCATGAAATCATTTTCAACGGATTTAAAAATAGGCTCGGCTTCTTTAACAGTTTTGATTGATCCCACATCCTTGGGATTTATCTTTATCGGTGTTCGAGCCATAAGTCACACCTCTTTACTGCACTTCAGATGTAAAGGTGTCATTAACCTTTATCTTAACTCTCTTATGATCTGGAATTGTCAACATCTCGCCAGTTCTTGGGTTACGACCTTCTCGCTCTGGAACATCAACAAGCTCCACAGACATAAAATTCTTTAAACGAACAGTGCCCTCCTTAAGCAAAGCCTCGGCTAAGGTATCTCTGAATGCGTCAACATAAATTGCTGCGTCTCTCTGGGTTACGCCTGTCTTATCTGAATATAATTTGCAAAATTCTTTCTTTGTCATTTATTAAAATCCTTTCTTTCCTTGCCACTTTGGAATTATACTGCGATTCTCAGCCACCAAAGTAGTCAAACTTTTATAAATTTCAAGTGGACTAAAATCCAAACATGGAGTTGATTGTATCTTCGGAATGATCTTTTAGATATGCCTGTGTTGTTGAAACAGAAGAATGATGCGAAAATATTTGAATCTGTTCTAGTGGGAATTTCTTTGGATTGCCTTCTTCATCAAGCAGTCTGGTGTCCGTACCCTGCGCTAAACTTTCAAGTCTTGAATGCCGCATAGTATGAGTAAAAATATTGCATTCCTCTCCACGAACTTCAGACAGAATCTTGGAAATTGATACGATACGATCATAGAGCACACTCGAATCCGATATAGGCTGTTTATTTTCGCCGCTGCCTTTAATCCAAAGTGAATCAATATTATCTGGACCACGTTCTTCGAGATATTTCTTAATCAATTCTTTTGTATCATCCAGATATACAAGTGGAAATTTCTTGCCACGTTTTCCAACTACAATGTTAGTCTTATTATGTTCGGTCAGCCCATGCTTCTCAATCTGAAAAAGTTCATTTTTACGTCCTGCTGAATCGAATCCAATAGACCAAAGGACTGCATCTTGCAGCCTACCTTTTTCAACCAAGATGTCTCGCACCTTGATAAATTCCTCGAAAGTAAAGAAGAAATCATCTTCATCATCCTTCACGCGAGTTCGTGGGATTCCTTTTACTTTCTTAGCATAGTTAATCTCATAATCATAATCATCATCTTCTTCACAGAATGTCAGCATACTATTGACAGCACTCTTTAGACGATTTGTTCGTGCCGGAGACATTCCACATTCCTCGGTGAAATATAAACTCAATCCGCGGAAGTTTTTCTTGTTAAGCTCTAAAATGCAGCGATTATCCAATTCTTTCAAAATATAGATAAAAATAATTCTAAGATCATGATAATATCCATCTATGGTTCCTTTGCTCATTTTTCGCTGCTTATATTCGGAAAGGAAGTCGTCCAGAATACGTTTATTTTCTTTATTGACTTGTGCCCATAGCTCAGGCGTGTAAAAATTATTGTATATTCGTCCTCGTTTGGACATTGGAATCACTTCCTTTCTAAAATAAAAGAGCCGCAATTTGCGACCCTTTCCAAAAATAAATATGTAATTAGATTTCGTTGATGTGTTTTGTTAATTCTTTTGTTAGCCAGATTTGCCCCTTACCCGTAAGCATTGGTGTGTAAGTGGTATAGATTTTATTAGCTCCATTTCTGCGAGTAGAGATCAAATATTGCATGTATCCAGAATCTATCATTCTCTGCATTGGCTTATTGAAAAGACGAGTATCCTTACAAAGATATCCATTATTGCGACAAAATGCCATGATTCTGTTTCGCCCAAAAGATTTGCCAGAGCCATTCTGGAATTCGCCCGCAAACTTTCCAAAGCTAATACTGTTCTCAGACACAGCTACAGCATCGCAAAATTCAGCCTTTGGAATAAGTGGAGCAGTGGCTTTATCTACCGCCATGTCTACGAGCTTATTATGAGCAGCGGCAACTTCAGCAGCATCCTTACTGAACAGCTGAAGCTTCAGACGTTCTTCATCAGTTAATGTATTGCCAGACTTCAAGCGTTCTTCCATAGCATTGAATGCTTCGATGTACTTTACTTTCCAGCGGATAGCTTCTTTTCCAGTAAATCCCATAGCTAGAAGAGAAAATCCGTCACGAGTCATTAGGAACATCTTATTTTTCTTGCCATTAGAAGCAATATAATTGCCCTCTTTGAATAGAGCGCAAAATTGCGCTGTACTCAATTCTGTTTCCAGACCTCGAATTGATCTCAAAACATCTTTGTGGTTCTTGTCAAATTTTTCAGCTACATCTTGGCTACTAGCCCAAACCTCGCCATCTCTGTTTTCCAATTTGACTACCATTTCATTATTATCCATATAATCCCTCCAAAAATAAAACATAAAATAGTTACTTAAGAGGTGGCGATGAGGAAGTACCTCGTAATTCGTCTTATCTGTCCACAGACAGACCTTATCAATATGGTAACAACAGACGTATTGTCTATAATTTGCTTTATCTACTCACAAGCAGACCATATTTCGTAGGTGGCAGCAATGAACTTTTTGCTCATAATTTACTTTACCATCTTAACTAGATGACCACCTACTACATACTTCTCCAAAATTTATTTAGCACACCGTAAAATCAGAATAATTTAATTGAATATATTTCTACCAGTCCGCGTCCTTCTTCAAACGTATATAATAAAGCCCCAGCATTTGAAGTTTTTCTCAGAGACAAACCATATGGATCAACACCAATAATTGATCTAACACCAATAACTTCAGAATTGATTCCAATCTCTTTGCTGTTCTGATAATGAACATGTCCACCAATCAGATAATCAATTGGAATTTGATGAATTCGTGAAAATTCGTCCGCAGCAGTCTCAGGATTCTTAACTTCTCCGTGAATACCTAAAATATTGTAATTGCACAGATTCTGGTAATTCATTCCAGTTGGATTTTCAATAATCTTAAAATGCAAATTATCCTTTAATCGTTCTCTGATCAATGTCAACATAACCTTTGACATATTTTCTTCAACAAATGCATTCTTTGGAGCGCCGCAAATTCGGAGCTGATTGTGGTTTGAATCAATCACCATCTGAAAATTGACATGAACATATTGAGTTAAATCATTCAGCCAGTTCGCCAGATAGTTTGCATACATGATACTAGAATCAATAATTCCATATCTCAGTTTCATCAGTTGTGAATTGAGTCGTAAAATTCCCTGAATTCCGTCGCCCAGTTCCCAGACATTCAGAACTTGAATATTTTCTCTGCGAACAATTTCAATCACTCTGCTGAACAGTTCATCCATTCTACGATAAAAGACTTCAGGACTATATTCATTGATTATGTTTCCATGCAGATCCTTTAAGCAGAACTCAATTCCAAAATGAGCATCAGTTAGGCATAAAAGATATTCTTTGTCGTTAATCTCATAACTATCGGACATAATTGGATCTGCTTCCATAGATTTCAACGGCGGAAGAGTAGCAATTGCTTCGCAGATTTTCTCTGTGATCAATTCGTCGCGGGCATTTTCTCGCAGCCAACGATTATATTCTAATTTTTCAGTCTGAAGCTTCTTGCGCTCCTTTTCGATTTCTCGTTTTTGAGCTACAAGTTCCTTCATATAATTATCTTCGCCGTTTTGTCTAAATACTCCCGCGTCATTGAACGATTTTGCATTAGTGTAACGCTTTCTATAAGCAGACTCCGTTCTGTATTCCGTCTCATCTGTGCGGAATTCGCGGTTCATAATTGCGGCGATAGCCGTCCAATCTAAGTCGATCAGGGCAGAATCCTTAGCCTGCCCCAATCTCCAAAGATATTGAATTTCAGTTTCATCGGGTTTGCGCTTAATATCGTACAATCAGCAAACCTCCTTAGTCCTCGGTCGGGATCAGTTCCAGATCCTCGTCAGTCTTCAGGGCAACAGACATGGTTACTTCCTGCCCCTTGAAGGCGTGCATCAGATCAGATACCTCCATGGTCTGTTCCTCATCATACTCATCTGTATATGTAATTGTCTTGCAATCGTCGGACATAATGCCCTTTACGGTCAGCTTATCTGTTGTGTTTCTTCTAAAAGTCAAGTTTGATTTTGCCATAATATAAAAATTCTCCTTTTAATCCGTCATAAATTATAAAATTACACTGATATCAGTGATAATTTCGTCTACAATATAGAATATTCGATTAGTACGATCCTTCCATTGACACTCCCCATGTCTAAAGACAGAGGATTCTTGCTTCAACCACTACCGCATCCGAAGATGTCTTACACAGTGTCCACAAGCTAGATTATACTGTTCCCGTATGCCCTACGGTGCAGTTTAATTTATTGTTATGCCATCTGCATTTGTAGTCCCTTATTTAAGATATTTATGCTTGCATTAATATCTCTGTCATGAATCGCATGACATTTAGGACATTCCCATTTGCGAATGGCAAGATTCTTTATCAACTTGTTTTGATATCCGCAGCAGCTACAAGTTTGACTACTTGGATACATAGTTGGCACCTTGATTAAATTTCCGCTGTACCAATTGGTTTTATATTCAAGCATTGAAAAGAATTTAGACCATGAAACGCTAGATATTGATCTTGCAAATTTATGATTCCGAACCATTTCTTGTACATTTAAGTTTTCTATGCAGATTGTTTGGTTTTCGCGTACCAACATAGTTGACTGTTTATGTAAGAAATCTTTTCGGCGATTACAAATCTTTTCATGGACTAGTGCGAGTTTGATACGTTGTTTTTCGTGGTTATTGGAACCATTCTGTTTCTTTGAAAATTTTCGCTGCTCTCGTATCAGTTTATGCATTGACTTTTCAAGATACTTTGGATTTGGAACTATTCGTCCATTACTGTCAGAATAGAATTTCTTAATGCCAACGTCGATTCCAATACTTTCTTCTCTATTCGGAAACTTCTCTGGTTCGAAATTTACGTTGAGAATAGCAAAATACTTGCCTGTTGGGGTATGTTCGATTGTTACATTATTGATTTTTCCAACTTCCATAGACTGACGTATTTTGATTAATCCAAGCTTTGGAAGTTTAATATATCTTCCTGTATTAGTGATTCGGATACTATCATTTTGATTTATCGTCCTATATGTCTGACGACTGTTTTTTTTACTCTTAAATGTAGGGTGAGCAGCACGTTTTTCAAAGAAATTTACAAAGCCTCTATCCAAATCTCGCAAAGATTGTTGCAGTGCGACCGAATCTGCTATTTTCAAGAAAGAAAATTTCTCACACTTTTTCAGCTCTGTTAGCATGGCGCAAGTCTGGGTATACCCAATTTTCTCTCCGTTTTTATATGCTTCATCTCGCATTGCAAGCCCTTTATTATAGACAAGCCTACAGCATCCAAAGTTTTGTTGAATGAGAATCGTCTGTTCTTTATTTGGATAGATTCTGAATTTAATACCTTTCTTCATATGTAATTTATCCTTTGCAAGTCAATTGTTACGTCTTATTTCCATAGCTAAAGCAAGGGCGTTGCAACATACTTGATAAAAATAGCTTGACCCTCCTTAAATAATTTCGTCTACTAAGCCTTTTTCAAGCATGACGTCGCTCGTCATATACCACTCGTAGCGTTCCATCTTGTCATACTCTTCTGGAGTAATTGTGCTATGAGAAAGAGTAAAGTTCTTGATAAGATCGTCAAACTTCTGATAAAAATTGAATTGATCTTTCACAGAAGAACTATTTCCCTCAAGATAATCATTTCCAGCATGTAGTAATGCAGTAGAGAATTTGTAGCATCTTTTCTTGACATTTGGATTGCTGAATCCGCTCATAAGTATAATGCTCCCCATTGAATAGGCGTAAGTCATTACTGTGATAGTAGTAGGTGTTTTTAAGTTATCAATAATATTGCATAGGGTTGCCCCATCAAATAGTGAGCCACCAATAGTATTAAGAATAATTTCAATTGGCTTTCCAGTACCATCATTATCCATTTCCAATAGAGGAATCATTACATTTTCAACAATGTCTGATCCAATTTGTTCATTGATAATAATCTTTCTGTCTTTTAAATTTTTATAATATTGGTACATAACAGGACTAGGAAGTGTTTTATCTAAATCTAATTCTGCTAATGGTACCTCTAAAAGATCTTTGTTTTTCATAGGCATTAAATATTAACCCTTTCTTTTTTTACATAAGCTCCGCAATTCGAGAGATCTTGCTCCTATAAATATTTTGTAGTTCAACTTCCCCATAGAAGTCTTGTCCTCTAAATACTTCAGACATTCTGCGCATTCCGTTGTTATTACCAGCATATTGGCTTAAATCAACCTGAGCATTATAATCTCCATCAATAATGCAGATAGAATCTTCACCAATTCGCTGTAAAGCAAGCTTCATGAGAGAAATATCCATATTCTGAGCCTCGGTAATATAAACTCCAGCAGCCATTCCATTGGTGTCAAAACCTCTAATATCAGATAGAGGTAATAGCTGAAGCTTACCTTGGGTGATCATCTGTTCAAGAACTAACGAATCTCCAAGTTTAGCTGCCAACATATTTCCAATTGAACTATCAAGAAGCTTTTCATCTTTAGTTCCCGGATAATATCCGAGTTTCGCACTGTTTACAGTAGCTACAGTATTACAGAAGACAACAATCTTTTCAATTTTTCTTTTCTCCAGTAGCCAGATTAGGTATCCAAGTGCCAAATAGCTCTTTCCAGTTCCAGCTGGACCCTTGATCATAGTGACCTGATTGCAGGAAAGACTGTTTAATACCATCTGTTGATAAATATCTCCATCATATGGTTTGACAGTCCCAAAGAAATTTGATTTTATTGTTGGAAACTTGATATTCTGAAAGGATTCACCATTCCACTTAAGTTTGTCTACAATCTGCCCCTGTTCATTTTTGAGAACCAGATATTCGTTTACGTTTAGATCAAATGTATTTTCGTTTAAATGCTCATAAAAATATGCCATCTCATTTTCTGATAGGGATTTTTCCTTAAAGCCCTTATAGATATCATTAACTTCATCTCCGACAGATTCAGTCTTTAACTTAAAAATGTCTTTTGCAATTACTTTGCAGCAAATATCGTTCGTAACAAAAACAATATCTTCTGTCTGAGAATAGTATTTTGCACAGGCAACAATCTCATTATCTGGAGAATCGAATACGCCGTAGAGTCCCATAAGGTCACATACTTCATCCGTAAACACTACTACGTTATATTTATCTGAATATTTGTCTAGCATATGAATGATTTTTCTTGCATTATATTTTGTTTCCTCATCCTTATTCCGACTTGTCTTTATATGTTCTAACTCATGCAGAGTAGTAGAAGAGAGCACAAAGTCCTCTTCAAAGATCTTTGTTTGCAGTTTTAGCACCGCATTGGTATCGTAAAATTTTTTCAACGGCAACAGTACCGCCTTCCCTTAATATTTCCCATTCATGTGGGATTACGATCAAAGAGAAAAATAACTGAGGTAGTGGGACTTGAACCCTACAACAAACCTTTTAGCAGCCAAGTGCTCTACCAATTGAGCTATACCTCAATAGCATCCGGAGTGGGGATTGAACCCACCTCTCTGACTTGAAAGGCCAGAATCTTGTACCGACTAGACTACCCGGACATATATCCAGCATGAGAATCGAACTCATATCACTTCCGTGAGAGGGAAGTATCTTAGCCATTTGACTAGCTGGACAAAAGCGCCGCGAGAAGGATTTGAACCCTCAGTCCTGTTACGGATCACCAGATTTCAAGTCTGGCCCAGTACCATTGTGGCATCGCGGCAAGACGCAATCGACAGGGATTGAACCTGTAAGCCGAAGAAACGACCGACTCCTTAGCAGGGAGTTCCAATACCATTATGGGACGATTGCAAAAGTGGGTAGAGTAGGATTTGCACCTACAATGCTTAAAAGCCACGATTTTACAGACCGCTGCGTTACTGATTCCGCTCATCTACCCAGATATCCTTCTTTTTTTGTTTTGTGTGGAGAAGGATGAACCAACACGATTGCGGAGAGATGGACTTGAACCATCAACTCTGGCGTATGAAGCCAGCAAGCTACCTTTGCTCTATCCCGCAGTGGGTGTGGTGGGGCTTGGACCCACGACTTATCGGTTAAAAGCCGATTACTCTGCCAACTGAGTTACACACCCATAGTGCAGCAGCAACACAACCATCTGAGATCGTGCCGCTACCGACTAACAATTTTTGAAGTTTCAAGAAAGGCATTCCTTTCCTTTTATTTTTGAAGTGTAATGAAATTGTATTTTTATGCAACCACCACAGCCTCGTACAAATGCATCCGTCAATGGACTATCACGGACAAAACTCTTATCGAGGATTTTATCGAACTTTGTGGTTTATTATTTGAGCTTTAGAATATAAAGAACTTTGACGCTTAAACATTGACCTTTAAACTTTGAATTTTGAGCTTTCAAACTTTCTTATTCTTCCGCAGAGAATAACCAAAAACCCAATTCTTATTATAGGGGATGTTTTAGAATCATGTTTGCATGGCGGTTGAATCCGATATGCATACGATGAAAATATCATAGTTGGAGGCACTAACCCAGCCTCCAGGGGAGTCAAGTTCTGCATTTTCGTAATGGTTGCAAATTATTCGTTAGTTAAGCTACCTCGACAAAGGTAGTGGAATTTGAAACTGTGAGAGCAATATCTACGGATGACTCAAAGCCATCAATTTCGTTCTCAAGGTCATCGATCTTATTCGCGATATCTAGCGGATCTACCATCTCAAAGTCGCCCTCTTCATGACGCTTATTTATAATGATATCCTGTTCCTCTTCAGAAATTTTCTTACTGCCATCTCTGTTAGTGTAACCACTGAGAGCGTCTTCAATATTCTGATCAACACGTCTATTTTCCTGCTCAACCCTAGCCGCTACAGCGGTATATGTAGATTTTAGCTGTGCTAACAGGGTCTTCTTATACTGAATAGAGGACTTCATCTCGATTGCCTGAGCACAAGTCATATCTACACCATTAACAGTAAGATGTGTTGCTGCGTTTGACTGAACGATAGCAGATTTCAGTTCGTCTCTATTTCTAATAAGATCCATTGTCTTCTGCCATGCCGCCTTCGACTTCTTTTCAAAATCGGCTACAGTGCCGAAAGTCCCCATATCGGTGGCTTTCTTTTTCTTGCCAGCAACTGCAAGCACTTTAAGTGCAGCGATTGCATCATTGATCTTCTTATCATACAGCTTCAGTTCAACTAAAGCCTCAGTAATACTAATCTTTCTCATCCTTTTAATCCATCCTTATATGTAAATTTTGATTTTTATTTCAATTCGAGGCGGATAATCATACGTCCGCCCCTAGCTAGCGTTTCTGTTCAGAACACCTTATTTGTATTCCGCATCGGTCATATAGCGGAGGAGCCTAATAACGCGACTAGCGCTTTCCCTCTCCATTATGCGATGATTGCAGATGTATCTAAACCCCAGCATTTACGGGCGTTTCCGTCACATGAAGGAAGATTCATGCAGTAAAGATTCATGCAAGATCACTCTTCTTCCATTATGTACTGATTGTGAAGATGTCCTAAACCCGCATTTTTAAAGGAGTTCCGATGTTTTCGTTGTCTCTTATGCAGTAATTTTATTTTCTTCCAGAGAGAAGTTACTCAGAAACTTTTTCTTATCCATCCTATAAAGGAGACTCAGAATTTTTCTGGTGTGTTTCTCTGGGTGGTATGCTCGACATACGGATACTCCCTTTTCTGAACTCAGACCAAGTGCAATTTCAATTAAACGGTTAATGGTAACAATGTTTCCAACTTTTATCTTCTGCAATTCTTCTTCAATGTTTCGAGCTTGCTCCATCAGGCCCTCATTGAAGTCCCTCCAATCGAAGAGTGGGTTACAAAGTTCTGCCTTAATCCAATTGTCATAATTCTCAGCAAGAGCAGCAATAGTAGCCATCTGTCGATTATTAGCTCTACCTTCTGCTTTTATAAAGAAGTTTTTAGTTGGAATAGTAAGCGATGTGCTTGCGTTTGGAATACCATCCAACACATCCTCTAGCCAGTTCATTGGGCAGGTAAGTTCAGGGTTTATTCTTGCCTTCAACTTAGTCTTCGCATTATCTACATCTTCTTGCGGCAATTCTTTGCCGTCTTTTGTATACTTAATTTCGCGAGTATACTTCATAAATTCTGGGAAATCGTACTTGACATTCTTGATCGTTCCATTTTTTATAACTTCGCGAGTCTTAGTCATATACGGTAAGTTACTTATTCTTTCAATTTCTTGGTTTGCATCGACCTCATACTCTCGTTTCGTACTATCGATTACCACCTGCATCTGTTGTGTCCGTAGCTCTTTATCTACGGCGGCTCCGACTTTCGCCGGAGTGTCGGACTATATCATCACCCTCGTTTTAACGTTAGGTTTTCAGATTATCCTATAGATAACCGTGTTCAGCACTCTTGTTGGCATTATTGGTTCCATCCTCAGCCATTAGTCTCTGAGCCTTCCAAGTTACTTTTATTGGATTCACTTGGCTTGGTTTCTGATTGGCGTATGTATCATTTTACTTTATTGTAGTTGGAGATTTTCTCTTTGGTTTATTGACAGCATCTTCAATAGACCAGCCAGCCCGAATTCTGTCCGTAATATCGTGACTATACATATTAGGCACAGGACTGAGTTCCGCCAGTTCTTTTGAAGTATAAAGTTTGCCATGATAGTCAAAAAGCTGATTGCGTGTCTTTTTTGGCTTTGTTATGGCATCTTCTACAGACCAACCGTTTTCATTTATCCGATTTCTAATATTTCCAGCGGTTAAGTCAGTAGAAGTGCTTATTTGTAACAACTCGTAGGTCTTATAAATTCGTCCATTATATTCGTATAAACATTCCTTATCTTTGTCTCTACATCCTAATGGCTGTTTTTTGACATTTTTTGGTTGAGTTAATGCTCTTTTGATGTCCCATTTATAATGTTCTATACGATTAAATAGATCTCTCGCATTTAGCCCGTCAACAGTACTAAATTGTAAGAGTTCTCTGGCGGAATATAACCCACCATTATATTCGAACTTTAAGTTTTTACGCGTCTTTTTCTTTGTTAAAACATCTTTTATGTCCCAACCATGTGAGAGACGAGTAGTTATATCATGAGTTGTAAGATTTTCAACCTTTGAAAATTGTAATAATTCCTCTGGACTGTATAGTTCACCGTTGTAAGGAATTTTTACCCAAGAAGACGACCCAAGCTGTCCACCTGGAGTCATGTTATATCCATTATTAATAGAATCGTATTTTTGAATCATTTCAACTTCCAATTCTTGAGCCTCTTTGAAACCCAAATGGTCTTGAATAATGATGTGCTGGATGTTGTCCCATCCAAATTCTTCTATTGCTTCATATACAGGTTGTCCTTTATATCCAACTCCATCATGTCCCCAGCGGGTAGCAGGAACTTGTTTTGTTAGCCCTACATAAGCTTTGTTATTTGGGAACAGATGAACATATATACAATAATTATTTTCTATAGTTCCTCCTTTTTCTCCATTTTGATACACTTAGCTTTCCAGAAATTCACTGAATATTTTTAGAACATAGTTTTCTATGAACTGGCCCATTTAGAGCCAACACTGAAAGAATAATAAAATTGTCATATAGATCTCGGAGCAGTTGCTCATCAGGTTCAGGTTTCTGCATCTCAGTCCAGTAGTAAGTCATTGCTAACTGGGCGAGATTACTTGAATATCCTATGCCCATGCGAGATTTTGAAAATTTGCTATCCATTTTTGCATAATCCAGCTTTGTGTTGCGATATGAAATGCCGCTTTCTTTTAGCGCATTCACAATTGTTGGATATTCCAGATAGCATCTGGCAGCACAAGCTACCATTGTTGGTTGGTTTGTTACCAGCATGAAGTCGGAATCAACGGTTATGTTATCGTCATGGCTCTTTATCCATGGCTTCTACGTGTATTCCACGTAGCCCAGACTATCTCTTTGCCCTCGTTTTAACGTTAGGTTTGTGGTTGCTAGTCACTCATACGATCCTATATATCGTAGCAATCAGCGCTCGTGGTGGAATTATTGGTAGCCTCCTCATCCACTAGTCGTTAGACCTTTCTGTCTACTAAATTGGCATTCGACAGACTTGGTAATTGATTGTCATATACAGTTTCCTGTACTTAGAGTTCCAATTTTCACTGATTATTTTTTACGCACATTTCTGTACGCTGACCTTGTTTAACGTTTAAGTCCATTCCGTTGGCGCGATCTTGAATGTCCGTGCCAATGCAATTCACAGCCAAGATGTTCTTACTAAACTCGAAGTATCGCTTCATCTCTGGGCTGTAAACATTATGTAAGTAACAAATATTATTTGGGGCATTATGCGGATTTCTGAACGCCGCTAAATATTCTCCATCTTCAAATCTCCGCGTATAGCATTGAATAGAAGTTTCTTCCGCTTGCAAAGTCGGATCATCTCTCCAGAAATCTCCAACAGAGTAGAGCAGGAGAGCATATGGATTGCCGCAGACGGTCAAATTGTCGCCATTAACGAAAATCTTGCCTTTTCGCAGCTTGTAAACATACTGCTTGATGATCTCAGACTTCTCGTGGCGGAAATATGTAGAATTTCCGAAATCTTTATTCTGCCGGTAAAGGTCAGCCAACATTTCGTAATGGTTGACCTCATTGGCATTTTTGCGCAGAAAAACCTCAAATTCCGTTGGATCAGTCTTTAATTTTTCTATATACTCCATACTTGAGCGGGCAATATCTGCAACATCTTCTGGTGAGCATGGCAGCGTGTTGATCATTTGATAGCTCAGCTGTTGTGTATGCCCAAGTTTAGACGGATGATCCGTTTTAACAATGCCCCAAACCTCACCATCTGCCTTAATACGACCACACCAGTAATGATAAGCTTCTGTTGGAGTATTTCCCATAAGATTCATAAATTTCCGCCATTTTATAGCATTGTCAGTGGTAATCACCTTGATGTCTTTGACATAATGCCACATTCCGAACATATCTTGCACTTGATACGTTTCATAATTTTCATTGTTTGCAGCGCACCAATCGCGGAAGAAAAGCTGCAAATGTGATTTAAATCCACACATCTTGAACAGATGATTTCGAAGCAATGCCATTCCATTGATCCACTTGGGAAGGATAGAAGCTTCAATTAGCCCCATGCCGTCCCAGAGAGTGTTTTTAACTTCTACAATATCAGGGGTAACTACACACTTCTTGTGGATTTTTGCCCGCGAGTCGAGATATTCCTCGGCACGAACCACGTTTGCCACAGTCTTAAACAGCGAATCCTTATCTTTTAAAATAAGAATATCATGCACAGGAATATGCATTTTTCCGACAATGGTAGATGTAGTCAATGGGGCATAGGCTGACATCTCAACGATTTTTGCATCATCAATATTCAATTTATTGCCTAACCCCATAGTCAGCCAATCGTATGCTTGGCGGTAAAGCTTGCTGTTGATGAATACCACTTGTCCGACTTTCGCTTTTGCCGAGGTTCGAAACAGCATTTCATAATGGATTGTTGTATCTATGGAAGTGGTTCCATCCTTATTTTTTCTTTTATAGGTAATATCAACGCCATTTTCGTAGAAGAACTCGCGGATTTCATCTCTCTTTTTGGGTGAGTAGAGTAATTGATTCTCTTCAACCTTTGCAAGAGCTTGTCTTAATCGCTCCGCAGATTCAGCATCTTTCGCCCGCTTTAACTTAGAAGTTAACCGTTTCTTTTCGTCTTCAAAACTTCGACTGCCGAAGTCATAGTCAAGACAAATAACATCTCTGGTACTATCTTTGTAGACTTCCATTCCAGCTCGCAGCAGAAAATCGCTAAACAGACTATTGTTTAACATAGCTTCTTTGTAGGTAAAATATTCCCTAGTTCCCAAATTTACTTCGTACAGCATAGCAGCGCTGACATTTTTGATCTTAATTCCAAATTCACTCAAAATAATCAGTCCCCCATGGTTTTGATTTCAAAGCCGAGCCAGTCTACTGTATCACGAACTGTATTGAGACAGCTATAGTGAGCCAAGTAGCCTAAATCGTTTTCAACGTATTCTTCTCCAGTAAAGATAGGATTTGCGCAAATTTCGCACGTTATCTCATTTTCAGCAGGAGAATAGTTTGGGCAGCGCGGATGACATGGGTTTTGTCCACAAATTTCACACATTTTCTGCCTCCAACTTCTTCTTATGGGCAAGTTTACGTTGAAGTCCTTCGTAATCTTTTTGTCGTGCACGGTCAAATGCCCAGCATTGGGCGATTCTCTCAGCATGATTGGGATTCCGAGGATCTGTCGCATATTCGGTAGAGAAATCTGATTCGTAAATCTCGCCACCGAATGTACGTCTATCCGGGGTGTAAAGTTCATTTGGAATGCCAAAAATTGGCGGTAAATTGTAGTTTGTGTTTGCCATATATGTTAAAAAGTCTCCTTAAATCAGTTTTCGTATAATTCATATTTTTTGTCCTTTACTATGTTGGGGTAATAGTTTCTGGTAAAAGGAGCAGTGGGAGATTTCTGCCCCTTTAAGTAATACTTCTCTTTTTGTTTTGTTACTTGCTGTTTTCTTCGATCCAATCCGCCAGAAGTTCTCTCATTCTTGATGACGGAATATAGACCCAAATCTCATTTCCACAGCGAATCGCTGAACGCCAAATGAACTGCAGCATCTCAGACAGCGCATATCCATCTTCGTTAACTTCAATGTCGTGAACCTCGAAAAATTTCTTAATTACAGGATTCATATAACGATTAGCAATGTATGCAACAGAAGTTCTGGTCATATAATCATTTGTAGCTCTGGCATTGATCTCCAGAAAACCTCTTGAATAACCGCCGCCTTGTAAAGCTGATTTGTATTCCTTAAAAGTCGTCCACAAGTTATCCTTAGAGTTGTCATTTCTTATATGCCTGAAGAAATTAGCCAAGTTATTTTTTAAGACTTTCATTGTTGAATTCTTATTATTTCTCTTAAACCACGCTACTGATAGATCCGTCTTTCGATCTCCAATCATATTCATCTTCTCAGAATCTAGGATATGTATTAGTTTTTTGTAATCATAGGTAGAGTCGCTTTTTAAATCCTCTGGACAGAACCAATAACTCCCGTCCAAATTTGCCACTCCCAGAAACTCATAAGAGAGATTATGGAAGTCATAATAATATTTTTGAAGCTGAGAGTTGAACATGTAAGTCAGGATGAATACTTTACGAAAAGCATTAAATGCGCCTATAGGAAACAGCCACATCATGATAGAACCGCTATAGTAGGCAAGACTTCCTAAATCACATAGCCGCTTGATTTCACTAAACTCTCCAGAGTAATCGGATTGGTCAGGCCGCCAAGTAATCATTCCTGTCTCTTCATCCACCGTAACAAAATCTTTTTTCAATATGTCAAAGTCCTTGATTGTAATTCGATATTCTTCAATAACATTTGCCACTTCATCCATGATCAATGTATAATTTTTTGCTCTACACATATCAATTAGCTCATTGTCAAATCTTTGGAAAAGTGCATGAGTGGATACGATGTTTTCTCCACGATCAATTAGTGTTTTAATACTTGCAAATTTTGATCCCTTCCCCTGGGAGAATGTTGGCTGCTTAAATTTTTTATTCGGGCATTCTGTTTTATAACGTTCAACTTCCCTTAGATAAGGAGTAATAATAAGAAATTTCTCCTCATCCTTACTTCGTTTGATGTAATTGATAGCTGCAGAACTCTTACCTGCACCCATCATTGCATCCACGATTTTGACATCACAATTAAATTCCATAGTACGCCTCCAATATAACTACAATATTAGTATTCATAGCTCTACAGGTGCTAGATTAGTTTTGGCAGGTATTTTTAGAAAAAATTGACATTCAAAAATCTCAGCAATTACGCGGCTTTCAGACACACGAGATTTTTGAGAAAGTGCCTCAAATCTGCCAAAATTGAAAATGCTTGTGTCGGAAACCCAGCAATTACGCCGTTTCGGGAACATCAATTTTTCAATTCCTTATAAAAGATATAATAGAATCTGCCAAAAACGAATTTGAGCCTATAAAGCTAAGTCTTCCACTTCATACTTCTCCAGAAGAGAAAAATCATTACCCATTTTGCGAATAAGATTCTGCCCATAGGAGGGGAACTTCTGGGATGAACTTATGAGCAAAAGAATCTTGAGAGTCTTGAACAGCCAATACTTATCTTTTGCCGCAATCTTGACTTCTGGTCAAATAGGCGCGAAAGCGACTTTAACGAGCGGGAGCGAGTCCTTATGCGAAGCACATGACATAGTGGGAGAGAATATGTAAGCTCTGTGTTACGATTTCCCGGACGCGAATGACTCCGAAGCTTAGCGCCTGACGGCGTAGAAGGGGATTATGATTTTGTGAGCCAGTAAAGAGAATCTGTGAACTGTGGAGTTCTTCTCAAGTTTCTGGCAGATCTCATATTTTCCCCTTATAGGCTGTTCTCTACATACTTCTCTTTTATTGAGAATAAATTCGGTGTCTTGCAGCGAGAACACCTCATTTGCCGCATCTATGTCAATGTCTCTTCTGGGTTCTTTGTCCATATGCGTCAAGTCGGGCAATATTTTTCTTTTATAGGATGAGGAATTTGGAATTGGATTAAGACACCCAGTAGGAGAATTTCTGAGTCTAGTGGAGATAATCGCCTTCGGCGTAGATTGAATAAGATTTTCCTTTAAAGTAAAGGCTTTCAGAAAAACATGCTAAATTCGAGCCTATTATAATAAGGAAGAAACTCGTACCAAATCGCCCTGATTCCAGGCAAAAATCGCATCTGATATATCATTTCTATCTATAAGTCCATTTCCCCCTGTGGATGAGTTGTAAAATGCTGCTATCGTTAAAGGCAGTAAAAATGCGGAGTTACAACATCACCAAAAATTTAATTTTTTCGTAAATTGTCCGAAGTCCTTGTATTTATTGGAGTTTTGGACTGTAGGTTTTTAGTACGCCCCCGTATCCCAGTAATTACGCCATTTTTCGCCTTTTGCACAGTTTTTAAAAGTGAGTTGTCGTGAAAGTCAACGATTATGCGGCTTTACAACGCTAAAAGTGCCAAAATGGTGCATTTTTGAGTACAGTGCTGTCGCGGAAAACTAATGATTATGTGGCTTTGACGACGACTCAATCGACGGCATAAGTTGAGCAAAAGTCAGTGTAAAAATGAACCAGCTAAAAGAACATCTGTTCTATAAACGCTAATTTTGGTTAAAAATACCCCCTATAAGAATATAGGAAATACGCCATTTCTTGATGAAAAAGATTAAAAAAGATCAATGTTTCTATAGCCATTTTGACTCAAAAACATTACTCCTAAAAATAGCTGTTTTTAAGAGTAATTTTGCGGTTTTTGGCGAAAAGTGGGAAGTCAAGTGATTTTTCAAAAAAATTTTTCTTCTGAAAGCCGCATAAAACCTAGCTTTTTGAGCGTTTCAAGAAAAAGTTGAAAAAAATATGTGTAAATAGTTTTCTTTTAGTTTCGTCCATTATATAAGTTAGCCATCGAAAAGAAAGAGAGGTAAATCAGATGAACAGAAAAATCGTTTAATCAACTTGTGAGGTGGCAAGTTCTTTATCAGTACATTGACAATCAAGGGACGCATACGGACAACATGCGAAACTGATTAAATCAACAGGCGGTATAATTTCAGCAGAGAGGGGGAAAGTCTACTATTTACATATCTAGTACCGTGTCATGTGAGAGTGTAACAATCTACTCTAAAGGTTGGAATGAGTCATAGGGGGGCGCCGGGCTCATAGGGTACACGAGAAAACATTGTCTATCAAGTGGTGTATATACCGCTTAACACTGCATTCCGCAGTGTATATAGCAGTGTTTGTCTATCGGTGTATCAAGTTACTAGCTACTTATCAGAAAAAGCTAGTGAGGGTGTAATTGATTCTTTGTAACCGTTCTATTTTGCGTAAAATAGGATAGTGTCGGCGCGTGTCGGCATGTAGGAAACATTGAGTGTGAGACTTTTACACCCAAGAAAAGAAAAACAGTCTAAACTTTAAAAGCGTTTAAGTGTTTGCGATTTCACAAAAAGCACACCACATACAGGAGGTGAAAAATAGTGGTGTGTTTTAGTGTGGTCACAACCACAAAAAAATATTACATAGCCAAAAAGTGGGCGGAAAGAGGTATTATATGTTATTAACAAGTTTTGTAAAGAGTGAGAATGTTGACAATCGTAGAAAGTTCGATAATGCTGTTCTGTATATGCAAGCGACTTATGACAAGACACTTGCAGAGTCAGATTTTGCAAAAAACCGCAAAGCGTATAATCGCAAGGGCATAACAAAAGATGAACAGAAAGTGCTTGACGACAAAAAGGAAGAAATTGAGGAAAGAATCGAAAACTTTGAAAAGATTATGGCAAATCTCGAACCAAGTTATAAAGCGGTTCATGACGAGATGGTAGCAGCGGGCAACAAGAAAACGGCAGTAGAACACGTACTGGGCGTATTGGGCACTTTTGGAGACAGAAAACGTTTACAGTTAGCTGTATCCATTGATGAGGACAACCTTGAAAAATTCGCAAGTGCACTTGATTTAATTCATGTAAAAGGCGGCTGTACTGACAGCGGTATGGTATCCATGACTAAAGAAGTAAAGGCGGCTATTAAGACTGCTAAAGACGATATTACAGCCGTGATCAAAGAAGAATTTTCTTTGCAGGCAGAGACTATCTACACTGATAAAGTTTGGGTGAAGATCAACGCAACAGATTTGAGAATGATTCATGAAACTTACGTGACAGGTCTTAAAGTATCTAAAATTTCCCAGAATGAAGAAGATGATTTCACAGTAAAACTGTCAATGAGAACTGCTATTTCCACCAAAAAGAATAAAGAGGGTGAGAAAAGGGTTGATAGCAAGAGTTTTAGGAATACTATCGCTCAGATTGTTATGATAAAGTATTCCAAATAAGGCGGAGTAATCCGCCACTTTCCCCCGACGGTTTCCCAGGTTCGACTCCTGGGCGGGGGATTTCCACATGTACTTTTTTATTCGCGCATGTGTTTTTTTATTTTTTATTCGCATGTCGTGTGTAACACGATAATCGCGTGAGAAAAAACTGGGCTAACAATAATCGCACGAGATCAAATCCGCGCGACACTTTCGCCGCAAAAATTCGGCTGTGGCACGATGCCGATTAAGTGCCAGGAGGACAGCATGGTAGTAAAAATTTTTGGACACGATGGTCAGACCTATTTCTTTGAGATTGGCGAACTTTCCGAGATTGAACGCGCAGGAATGTGCGTCTGTGACGGTCGTGAATACTTGACTGTCATCTATAAGAATGGTGAAGCCACTACATACAGTGACGATACCTTTTACAAGCACTATGACGGCGGTTATCAAGTTTACAATCCTGCGACTGGGGTAAACCTTTTCGCAAATAAAAAATGGATGAACGCGGAATCTGTGTCAGACCGCATGATCTAAAGTCCCGTCCGGAATGACGTTAAACTAATGGCATCAAGTGCAAGCCTTCACGCGGCGATGCTGTTTTAACTAATTGCACAATTATTACATAACACTTTGGGCGCGGCAAATCTGAATACCGCGCTATTTTTATTGCTGCTCGATTGGGCGGCGGAAAGAGAGGACTTTATGAATTTAGGAAATGTAATTTGCTGCGTGATTGATTATGAACCATTAGAAGAACAACTTAAACGCATTGATGATTTATGCGCAAAAGTAAGTGACACTTGGAATGTAGAAGTTAATTATAGTGTAACCAAAGGAGCAATCGTCTGCGATATTCATGACGAATGGCTCAACGGAGATTCTTTGTATAAAGGAAAAACTCTGGATGAAACAGAGCGTATCCTTACAGAAAAGGCAAAAGAGGCTGAGCGTGAGTACATTAAAAACGTATTCGCAGAAGCTATGGAGATAATTACTCAAAAATGCACAAATTTTATTGAACTCGTTTCTGGCGACAGGGATCGTAAGGTTGAGGGATGGGAGTATGACTTCTCCATGAATACCAGGGAGAGGAGTTTTTATCATCTCAAAGGAAAGAATTGCTGGGTTTATTCCAGATACGAAAATGGTGAATTTCTTCTCATCAACGCATTAAGCGAAGAATTAGTAGCAATGAATAAGTATAGATCAAAAGAGGTGTAATTATGAATCTTCCAAAGGTAGTTATTAAGAGAAGTAACTAGATGGATATAACTAGATTCTGCCAATAAGGAAAATCAAATATATCTTTTATTGGCGGAAATGTGGTTATAACCACAACGCAAAAAGAAACACTATAAACATGAATATACGGAGTCAGGAGGCAAAAAATGAAGTATAAGAACGAAGATGATAACCGCTATCGTGTGCAGTTTATGAGAGCAACAGAACAGCTCATGGATAAGTTGTCAGTAAAAGCATTTATCTTTTATTTAAAGACAAACGCAGAATTTGAGGATTATGATTATATCCGCATTGATGGAAAACAAGTCCGTGTAGGAGTGTATGACCTCAAAGAAGAGGGAAGCACGCTGCATAAGGATTTCGCAGTAACTGAGGACGACAGAGTTTTCTTTCTGGTGTCACTGAATTATCGCGCAGAATTAGTTGACCGCGAAAAAAATTCAGTCCAGCAAGGCAAATCAAAAAAGCACACGGAACCATTCCGCGTGACAATTTTTCCCAACCAGGATGGGAAGAAAGACTTCTATTTCAATTCCTACGCTGAGGCAATGGCATTCGCCAAGGCAAAGGTAAACAATCATATTGTGTTCCTTCTGGAGCACATGATTGATGGAATGTATAACATTGTGACGGAGGTAACAAATGAGAATTAGAAACTTAATAATCGGACTGGCTGGACTCTGCGCGAGTGCAGCTATTTTAGTATCCGCAAGCGAAACATCAAAATCGGGGGAAAATACTTACCCGAAGACAACTATATGTTTAGCAGTAAATCATAAGGCAGACACTGTAACAGTCGCGGATTGTAACGGAACTGAATGGCAGTTTTCAGGTTGCCAGGATTTTGAGGAGGGCGACTTGATCGCCTTAATCATGAATGACAACGGAACTCCAGACACAATCTGGGATGACACCATTATAACCGCCAGATACAGTGGCGGAACGAACTTATTTGACGAAGTATACAACGAGAAGGGAGACTAAAAATGTACAACAGAGATGCAGAACGACTTCTGGAACTATTGTCAACGTTTTTTCACAAGAGTGAAATATACCGCAAGGAAAATTTCATTTTTCTAAATGTTCGAGGGTTCGATTACGTCCTTGAGGTAATGAACAGCACTGTAGACATCAATAGAAATGGCAGTGTGGTTGGAGTTGGGTTCGACAATGACTTAGATCGGATGGGAATGCGACTTGCCCGAATTATTGAGAAGGATTCCGTGCACGAAAAGGTTCTTCTCAAAAGAACGGAGAAAAAATCATAGACAGATATTGCCCATAAGGGAACTTGTGGGCGGCTATGTGTCCATGACGGCACAAAAAAGAATAGGAGGATAATAAATATGGAAGAGACAAGAACATTATTAGAGGTTATAAAAGGCTTTTTCCCAGAGTCAAAGGTAAACCGAATCGGAAGTACTGTCACTGTTTTGGCGGATGGAGAACAGTATTCTGTTTCGCTGGAAGAGTCAATGGAGATTAGATGCGGAGATGAACTCCTCGCAGCATATTTTTTGGATGAGAGCATGATTTGCCTTGCGGCAAAGGCAGCTCGTGATATTATCGCTGATCAGGCGAGCAAGGCTCTTCGAAACTTGCTATCGACTATTGAAAGCAAATCTGTCGATAAGACTTTTAAACTGAGAATTTATAAGAAATTTGGAACTGACAAGGGAAATACTGATCACGAAGAGTTTTTCTTAACAAAGGAAGAGATGGATAAGCGTTATAAAGAATTATTTGTTCGCAACGATTATGCATTGAATCCGACAGCATGGAAACGGCACGTTGAGGATTGGACACGAATTGAAGGATATTAAAATCACGATTTGAAGGAGGCAAAAAATGAGAACACAAAAAGAACTAAAAGATCTCTATATGGAGATCATAAAGGCTGAGGTATGGCCCAAAAGCCCAAAGATGCAGGAATTTGCAAGAAAGCAGGTTGGATACATTATTGAGTTATCCAACGGAAAGATAATTTGTGTGGACAAGCCAAGCATTAAGAAAGATTTCTGTTTCGGGTACGGAATGTATCTGAGATCAACAGACGAAGAGGAAGACATAGCTTTTTCTATGGCTCAAAAGGCAAAAACTGACCCAAGCTATTTTTTGGAACAAAACCTACAGAATTTCAATTTGAGAATAGAGCAACTTCGAAGCGTGGTAGATTGGAAAAAGGAAGTCTATATATTTGCGAATTATTGCGGACAACCTGCAGATTCAAGTTTAGTAAGTTACACAATCACAGATATCTTCGAGGGGCCTAAGTTACGTCCAGAGTGCTGGAAAAGATATGAAGGTCTCCAGAAACTTGGAGATGAAGATATTCAAAGAATAATTAACGGACTTGAAGAAGCGAAAAAGGCTTTTGAAAAACGCTTAAATACATATCTCAAAAAATATGGATTGTCCAAGCTAAATGTTTGGACGTATCTCGTAGATTAGGAGGCAGTGTAATGAAAAAGTGGTATAACGTGGAGTTGTTTGATCCAAAGGAAATCGACCTTTTAAAGGAATTTCTGAGGGGAATGGATGTTGAATTTGAGACTTCCGGCTGCGGCAATGGAAGTCATTTTGAAATCAATGCCTCAGAGGATGAGGCAGTAAAAATAAATAATTTTCTAGGAGGATTTGAAAGATGAGTAGAGAGGCATGGAAATACAAGAAACAGGCTGAGGTTGCTGCGAGACAGCTTGGTTATTCAAAAGAAGTGCAGGAACAGGTGAGCAAGGCAACTACGGAAAATGAGATTTACCGTATCATGAATAATGCCCGTAGAGCGTTTCTTTATACCTAAAACGTTTAAAAAATCAAACTGAAATCTATTTCAAAAGCAGTTAAATTGCGGGAGAAATAGAGAAGTATTAAGTGACCAACATTACATAATCCGGGCAAAAGGCAGAGCAAAGAGTTTGTCCGCTAACCGCAAAAAATTGCGAGGTAACACTGACAAGCCAAAACCGGGAATTGCGGCGAGGAGTCGCCTGTGTGAGAGCTGCAAGGTCACACCTTGGTTCCTGGTTTCGCCTATAAAGGCAAAAACAGAAGAAAGAGAGGGCAAAAAATGGTAGATATCATAACCCAGAGAATAATTGAAGGGCAAGAGAAGGCAAAAACAATGATAAAGAAAAACCAGATTTATGACAGTCTGCCGGAAGGGTGGAAAATCCGTAAGGATAGCATTGCACCACAGGGCTACATCTGGATCTGGAATGGAAAGTCCCGTTTTGGCGGCGAATACCGTCATGGGCTGATGAAGATTAGAAAGGAAGGTAAATAGCTATGTTAATGGAAATCATTGCTGTAGGCAACAAAATCGAAATGCAGCCAATTCCAGACCGCACAAGTTTGGCAGTCCCAGAAATGGGCAATGGAGCGGCGGAAAGAGCTGCTAGATGTGCACAGATGCGAGGCTTCAAGGAATATGTCGCAAAGGCAGAGCGTAAAAAGGCGCGAAAGGCGCGTATGCGTGAAGAAATCAACAATGCATTCGGCGGCGGAATATTCATTGGATCAATTATATTGGGATTATTGGCAATTTCCCTACTATGATTACATAAAACACGAATTTCATTTTTAAAGAGAAAAGAGAGGAAATAAATATGAGTACATACATGACGGCAAAGCAGGTAGAAGAGACTATGCAGAAGGCACGTAAAGAACAAGAGTTCATAGGCAAAACAGAAAAAGAATCTGTAAAAGTAATTGTTGCTACTGCCAAGAGAAACGGAAACTTTGGAGATAAAACTCTTGTGTGTATTGACCCTGTATATGTACATATTCCAGTATGGCAACGTAAATTGTACGTTCCAGCAGCAACTACTATTGGCGAAAACTATAATCGCCATAAGTGGGAAGTCCCGAAGGTGCTGTATCTTCCAAGTGGAAAATTAATCTGTGTTGACGGAATGCATCGCCTTTACGGGGCATTCTTGGGAAAAATCGAAACCGTAACCGTAGAGTTGATCACCGACATGACTGAAAAGGAAGCGATTCAGTTATTCCTTGATCAGACTGCAAGACGCCCGATGAGTCCTGCTGATACCTATAAGGCAGGTGTGAAAGCTGGAAGACCTGACTGCCTTGCTCTGAAGGAAATTGCCGGAAGATATCATGTTGCCGTTAGAGGTGACGAAGAAACGGAAAAGAATCCAATCGGAGTACTAACGTCTGTCTCTGACGGAATTGTAATGGCAAGGAAGAACCCAGTCCTGTTAAATAAGATTTTTGAAGTTATTACAGACCTGAACTGGGCAGCAGGGAAATACAGCTCCAAGGCATATAGCGCAAAAACCATTCGTGCTCTGAAAGCTTTATATAGTAAGTATGAGAGTTCTGAGGCGCTTATGGTCGAAGCATTATTGTCAACTGCTAAGGGAAGCGAGTATTTTGCAAATCATTTAGCTTTGCTGTGTCAGGACAAGCTGTTCGATACTCTTGATGATTTGATCTCAAGCGAGTTGAGTAAAAAGTCCGACAAAGCAGAACAGCTGATACTTAACATCTAAACATTTGATTTCTCTGACAGAGGGCATCGCTTTTGGCGGTGCCTTTTACAGTGCAATCAAAGCACTAGAAAGAAGGGTAAATATGGCAAAAGAAAATCAGATTTCCGTAAGTTACAAAAACATTAAGATGGGGAAAATACCTAGTGTATCTTTACCGGCAATTATTACATGCCGGAAGGATTGTAAATGCAGCAAGAAATGCTACGCGGCAAAGATTGAGAAGATAAGACCGCCAGTTAAGGCAGCTTATTTACATAACCTCAAAATGTTAAGAGAACAGCCAGAAGTATTCTGGCGGCAAACGGAAGCTGTAATTATGTTATCAAGATACTTTCGCTTTCATGTTTCAGGGGATATCCCGAACAGAGAATATCTTGAAAAGATGGTGGAGATTTCCGCAAGGCGAAGCCACTGTGAGATTTTGTGCTTCACAAAGAAGTTTAGTATTGTGAATCAATTTCTTGCAGATGGTGGAGTGATCCCGAACAATTTACATCTGATCTTTAGCGGATGGAAGGGTTTACCAATGGAAAATCCATTTAACCTGCCAGAAGCACACGTTTTGTACAAAGACGGAACTACAACAGCTAGACCTGATGCAAAGATGTGTGGTGGAAACTGCACGGAATGCGCGAAGACAGGTGTGGGCTGTTGGGTATTAAAAAACGGAGAACAAATCATGTTCAAGGAACATTGAGGAGGTACGTAATGAAAACTAATTATCAGTCGGAACTGGTTGGGCAGATCATGGATCAATTCGAGGACTTCCTAGAAAAAAGAGAAGGTTCGGCAGAACCTATTTTAATAGGAAGAAACTACGACAAACTTTCTCGTTCCGTAACGGAAACGCTACAGAATTGGGGACTGCTACCAAAGGAAGGAGCGTAATTATGAAGCGAGTTGCAAAAAAAACATTCAAATCATACACCAAGGATACTGAAAAGTCACTTAACACACTTGGGATAAAGGCAACCACGGTTTTTACAGACTATGGAGTAACTTTCAGCTTGTATCGCGACGAACGTAATGTAGGTCATGTTACTGTCTGGTATGACGGCTACACATCTGGAACAGACGAGACAACTGGCGAGAGATTTAGAATTCCGCCATTTCAACCCACGATGAAAAGTTTGTTTAAGGCAGTATATGAGACCGTCAATAGTATGCTTAAAGAGGACTGCTTTAAATTTGATTGGAAATACTTTGCCGTAACTTTTAAGATGGGGGATGTTTTTTGTACTAACATTGCCTATGCTGCAAGGAAATCCGAGGTGGAATTTCGTTACAGTATATATGACGTATGCGAAATTAGAGAAGCGAATGAATGTGAAGTTGAAATGGCAAAGCAAAAACATATGCCAATCACAGAAATTGCATAAAAGGAATATTTCAAGGAGGAATTATGGACGTATCAATTTTAATTGAAGTTCTGCCTGATAGCGTAAAGGCAGACATAACAAATTTGGAATTTGGACTTTCCAAAGGCAAGGCGGCAGTTAGAGTCACACTTGGCCGTCTGCTGACGGAACCGGAAAAGGTAGAAATGAAGAAGTGCAAGAACATTCTGGGGATAAATAGTGTAGGTCATTACAAGAACTCCCCAGACAGAAAGATTTCAGTTTTTGTAGTAACAGAAGTTGAAGATTAGGAGGAAAGTGTTATGAAACAGCCAGTAGAACGGGTTATTTATGATAATTATGATTTGTGGAGCAGATATGAGGAGGCAGCGCGAGAGAATATTGCAATCAACACAGGCAGATCGGAACCGGATGAGAATGCAATCTGGAAAGAAATTTACGATTTAGACGAGATTGAATGGGACGATGCAAAGGCAATCTTGGAAAGTTTCTTTGCTAAGGGAACATGGATTATTCAGGGAATAATCGAAACTTGGAGAGGTTGTCGCAAGGGCGGAAAAATCTTCCATGATTTCAATTCTCTTTTTAATGAGGCGACTAAAGATTGTGATTACGTCAAGATTTGGGACGAGAACGGACATTTGTATTTAAAGTGTTCTCATCATGACGGAACGCATCTGTTCGAAATCAAGAGATTGAACAGTAAGGGAATCGGTTACTTGGAGCGTTGGGAGCAAAACTGGGATGATAAACGAAGTGAGCGAGGAGTCCATGACAAACTTATGAGCAAATATTCGGTACTGCCAAATTTTATGGCTACGGTATATGGTTGCCCAAAAATTCAGTATGCAAATTAAGGAGGAAATTATGAAAGTAACAGTTGAAGAAGCGAGACGAGAAGCGCTCAAAAGGATGAAGAAATTAAATTTTCATCCAAATGTGTTGAGTGATTTTAAGGAAGACAGACTTAACAAATCAGAGTTAATCGGTTTTCTATACTGGCTTAATGATGAAGAAATCAAAGCAGTAAGGGAATTTGAGGCAGAGAATGAGTCGATTGTTTACCATGTTATTCATCAATTTACAAATATTGGAGAATTGTACAGCTTCTTGTATATCAAGCTAGATGATGAAGAATGGGAAATGGACGATGATGGACTAGAACAGAATGAGGCATTAGCATACGTCTGGAACAAGACAACTCCAGAGTTCTCGGAGTTAGGCTACATAGGAATCAGACCGCAGTTTGGCGGATTAGTAAGAACATGGTAAGAAGGAGATTTAACAATGGAAAATTACAAAGAGAAAATCAAGAAACTGTTGGCACTGTCTGAAAGTTCTAATGAGCATGAGGCAAAAGCTGCCCTATTGAAGGCAAAGCAGCTCATGATGGAGCATAAGATCACAGAGTCAGATTTAGTGGATAAAAAGGAATTGGGTGTAAAGAAAGTCGAATCCACGATTACATATAGTTCAAGGAGAGATCCGTGGATAGATCGTTTGGCAGGAGTTTTGGCTGAGAACTATCTGTGCAGATTTGTCGAATCCCGCAATTGGGGAAGGCAAACTAAAAATGTTCAGTTTTGGGGGCTTGAGGAGGATGTAGAAATTTGTCTAAAAGTCTTTGAATACGCTGTTGACTGTATTCGCAGTCAATGTAAACGAATCAAAAAAGAGAACTTTGCTTATAGTGCTCAGTCACGAAGTATTCTTTGTAATGGATATGCAATGGGGTTCATTTTGGGACTTAAAGAAGCTTTCGAGGAGCAGGCGGAATCAATTAAATCGGAATGGGGATTGGTTCCAACGATGTCAGAAGAGGTCGTCCATTCTACGGACGATTTAAAAGAGGTTAGAGCCAACAATATAAAGGCATCAGGCATTTACAAGCTATCTGGTTACGCTGATGGAAAAAACTTTGATATGAGAAATAGAGTAGCAGCGAATTAAAGGAGGCTATAAATAAAAAAGGTGATTAACATCCAAGATTTTTTAGAAAAGTTTAATGATGAATATAAGTTCCTATATGACAGTAATGGAACTGTTTGTGGAGAAAAAGAAGCAGTGAAAGCTTTTGACGACTTTGTAAAACAACATGGTGATTTCGTAAGGGAATTTGTAGCATTCAGAGGTGACTTCATCTCTAGTGATAGAGAAGCAGCAGCATTTATGTTTGCACTCGATAGCATGGGCGGTTGAACATAAAGAAAAGAGGTGCAAGGCAATGGAAAATTATTTAGTTTATACTTTCAATGAGATGATGGAAACCAGCTATTCAGACCTTGAGAGTATCAAGAAAGACTATGGAGAAGTGGAAATATTCGGGTGTTTCCTAGAATATGAAGGGATCTATGGCTATACCAGTAAGATTCTTAAAGCGATTGATTTGATAAGACAGAAGAAATAACAAAAGCCAAAAGGCAGATAGGAGAAAATATGGAAGAGTTAATGAATTACTTAGTCGCAGAAGGTTTATCAGAGTGTGAGGCAAAAGAGTGTCTTGAAAATTTTAATGGCAACGTGACAGAAGAAGATCTGGAAATTGTAAATATTTATGAATCTGTAACAGATTTAGGACAGGTTTATCTTGGTGGCGTTGAGAATTTAGACTGGCGCATTAAGTCAGTAGTTGATTCCACGGCATTAGGGAAGAAAGTTGTGGAAACCAGTGACGAGTTGGTAATGTTAAAGTCTGGTAGAGTTATTGAGTTTGTTATTTAAAGGAGGAGATTACATCGTGAGAAAAATTATCAACGGAAAGATGTATAACACTAGAAGTGCAAAAGAAATTTATTATTGGAACAATGGAAGTAGTCATAGTGATTTTGACTTCTGCGAAGAAACATTATTCCGCAAGAGAACTGGAGAATTTTTTTTGTATGGATCAGGCGGTGCTAGTAGTAAATACAGCAGATCCTGTGGTCTGAACAATTGGGAAGGGTCAGAGGAAATTATTCCATTAACCGAAGATAAGGCGCGGAAGTGGATGGAAACTCACGCCGATGTAGAAGATTATATCAAGATCTTCGGTGAGCCAGAAGAATAACTTACATAGATAGAGGGGCTGAGCAAGCTTCTCTTTTAAATAGGAAGGAATAAGTATGAGCAATTCAGAGTGCGCAGAAATGTTCTGCAAAGCGATTAAACAATTGGCTGAAAAACCAGTCAATTTAAGCAATATGGAAGCGTATTTATCTCACCACTTTGATATCTGGATGAGCGAATATGCAAATAACCCAGAGAATTTGGCGGCGGAGATGAGAAGTTTCGCAGAGATTTAGGAGGTGCAGCAATGGAAATTGTAAAAATTGTAAAAGTTAAAGAGAAATTGAGAGGTCGAGAGGTTAAACCGTGTCCATTTTGTGGCGAAGCGGAAGAGATTTATTTTGAGGAATATCTTCACGCTGCAGGAAAACGTTGGAGAATATTATGCCCAAATTGCATGGCTGGTATTGACCGAGGCTATGATCAGAACCCAGGTCCATTACTTGATGCCTGGAACAAACGAGTCTAAGAAGGGAGAAACAAATGAGTAAAATCATGGATTTTTTATTGCAGCCAGATACTATTATCTTTTTTGATGTAGATGGGGTGTTAGCTCCATATGAGTTTGGAAAACTTAGACATTGTATAGGTGACTATGAATGGAAACAAAGATTGGAAGCTGGAGAAGATTTGTATTCTATGATTTCTCCAATCAAGCTGCTTCAGGCTTTTATTAAGAGAAAGGGAACAGACAATATATATGTATGTTCCAAAGCAGCTCCAGAGGAATATGAATCCAAGAAAAAATTCTGTCATGAGGGGTACGGAATCCCGATGGATCATATTTTTCTGACTTCTTCTAAAAAGACAAAGGTATCAATATTAAAGAAGTTTGCCAAAGACCGCATGATTCCAGAAGAGAAAATTGCAATGGTAGAAGATACGGTAGAGACGCTTGATATGATTGGCCTTTATAGCCATTGTGCTACTGTACATATCTCTTCATTTTTTAGTTACGTTGAATGAATCAAGAGTTTTTTAGAAGAATGGAGGAAATAATATGACATTTAAAGAAATGATTTTTAAAGGCTTGTGGAGAAATTGTACTTGATGCAGAAATTTATACATTATGCGCAAGAGAAAATAATTAAAGCTATGAAACATTTTGCGGAAATGGAGATATAAGTATGAAATTTACAGCAGATTTTTCCACAAGAAATGGTTATGGAAATCAAATTTGTATTGCAGACACTATAGAGAATCTGATGATTGCACTCGTTGATCGTGGATTTAACTTCGCTGACGGAATGCAGAACGAAATCGTTGCATGGAGTAAGACAACAAATAAAAAATATTATAGGACAGGAATCACAATAGAACGTGGAGATTCAGAAATGACGGAATATACGTCACTATGAATCTAAGATTTCTTAGGAAAGTAGTGAAGAGAAATGAGTAAAAACAATTATGAAAAATATGCTGAAGTAAAACAGCAGGAATTATTGCATAAAGAAAGAAATCTACAGCAGGCAATCAGTTGTCTAAGGGATAGACGGAAGTTCGCATCATTGCAATGTATTGATAGTGCAATAGATTTTGTTGCCGACTTATACGATTTATCCATTGATGAAGTGAGACGAGCAATGGATGGAGAAGAATATTGGTGTATATGAAATACGTTCACTGACCCAGAGGCAAGCAAGAAAATGGAGGAAAATAGACATGTTTTATAAATATAAGTGTGGAAATGAAATAATTAGAGTATTTGTATGGAATGATGATTTTGTAAGAAAAACGGAGAAGTAATAACTGAAGTATCGAAGGAGGAAACAAGTATGAAATTGTTTAAAGACAAGGCAACTGAGAAACTATGGGTAGAGATGTTCGGAGATGGTAATCTGATAGATTTTGCAGGACATTCGTATAATGGAGATATTAGCGGATTGGTTGAGGTGAATACTGATCCTAATAAGAAAGAGTTCCGCCGCCAGCATATTATAAAAGAGAAATTTAATATTGACACGGATCAGAATTGGCATTTAAAGGATGTATTGTTTGTGCCAGTCGAAGGCAAAGATGTAGCTTTCAGAGTTGAGCATATTTCAAAAGATAAAGTCTACTTCGTGGTGGTAGATGCGGTCGGTGAATCAACAATGTTGAATATGAACAAATACCTTGATGATTATTTGGAGAATATGCCAAAAGCATTGGTAAATCAGATGTGTGAAATGGAGCATGTCGTTGACGGTAATACAATTCGCAAAAGCAAAATTACACTGTTGTCGGGCAAGAATGTATTAAGTGAAGTTAAGCACGGCTACACTGGAGCGGATGATATCGAATTTGATGGCTTAAAAGCAGAAGCAGAACGTTGCAAGAATCTTAATGGAAAAGCGGCTTGGTACTGGTTAGATACTCCTTGGGGGCGTTCTCCTCATGTCGATTCCTCCACTTATTTCGTATCTGTGAACATTGGCGGATGGCCGAACTACTACTACAACGCGACGGACACTCTTGCCGTCGTCCCCTGCTTCTCTGTCGCAAGGAAGCCAAAGGCTGGCTGTTAATAACTTATTGCGTCGGGCTGGATTACCAGCCCTTTTGTTAAATGTAAATTACATATTAGAAAGGTTAGAAAATGAAATATTTAGTGAAAGTGCGAGAAATATTTGAGCATACATATTTAGTTGAATCAGAATCAAAGGAAGCTGCGGAAGAAATCGTAATCGATAATTCTGATGGATGTGATTTAGATAACGACTATACTGGAGCTGAATATGAAGTAAGAGAACTCGGAGACGAAGACCCAGATCAGTATGATGAATGCTATGTTAAAAAGGCAAATTGTAATCTACATGTAGGAGATAAGGTCTGTGTAACAACGCTCCCAGCGTTAGATATTTATGGAAAGCCATATGACGAAAAAGGCGCGGGTGGAACCGTTTTAGCAATCAAAGAAAACAGCACTATTATTAAACTATTTGATGGACCAATTATCAAAGCTGAAGGAACAGAATTTGACGAATATTGAGAAAGGCAGGTGAGAATATGATTAAGCCAAGGTGTAAAAGATGTGGATGTAAAGTTAAAAGGGAAACAGAGAAACCATTAAAGAGACAATATCCATTCTACTGTCCATGTTGCTGTGAAAATCTATACAGATTTGAAACCTATAAGATGAAACGATAATTTGAAAGGATTGAAGAAGATGAGTGACAGAGAGTTGATAATGGAAATCTTCAAGAGATTAGATGATAATTTTGACAATTTGGATGATCCAACGCTTGCAATAACAGATTCAGTCATTGCTGCGGACGCTCTTGAAGAGACTTTATACAATGTAGGACTCGACAATATGTATACAAAGGATCGTAAAGTTGACGATGAGGGATACGAACTTTGGTATTTTAAGGTAATTGATCCAGATCAGGAGGTAGAGAATATCTGGAAGGAGTTCGAGGACGTTCCGATGGATGAGGATTCAAATGGAGAACTTGTTTTGGCTCATGACTGGCGACAGTTCAAGGCAGGTACAACAAGAACAGAGATTTGGAAATGGTTTGATGAAACCCACAGTAAGGGAATCGACTGGTTGTTGTACGAAAGAGAGGACAAACAATGAAAGATATAACCATTAAAACGATTGATTGTGTTTATCGGACACAGGATGTGCTCAAAGATCTTTTATCTTTACTGGAAGCAGAGAATCCTTCTGAGTCAAGAAAATTAGATATTACCAAGACAAAAATAGACACTTATGACATGGAGATTGACTTAGAAGAAGATCGTCTCATTTTTAGATATCTGTTACCCTTTGATGCTGATAAATATTTCGGAACTGATACCCAAGGTAACGACCAAAAGTGGATTAACTTTTATACATATTGGAGTCCAGAGAATGGTGTGACAGCAGCTTATGAAATCGACTCGGATGACAATAATGAAATGTTCGACTGGAATCTTACAAGGGAGGAAAAGAAATTTTTCCTGCAGAAGATGGAAGAATGCTGTAAACAAGCCACTGGTAAGAATTTGAATAATTTTTGGAATCGAATAAATGAATAAGGGAGAGAGCAATGAATTATGTTAGAAGCAATAAAGATATGATATTCATTTCTCCTAGAGGGAAGCGAATAGTTTTTGATGGTTATGCTTTTGTATTTCAAAAAGATGATGAGAGAAATGGATATTCTCATCTTTGCCCACGTTGTCATAACAGATATAGAGGATTGATAAGAAAGAGGGCACGTAGTAGTGAAGATCATTTGATAATTTGCGGAGTAAAGGGCTGCCATTACGTAGGCAAAGGCTATTATGTTGACTTTAAAGCAAGTGAAATTACATTTGAGGAGGAATAAATAGTATGATAGAAAACAAAAACGTCAGAGTAGTTGTTGAAGATGCGGTTATCGGAAAGAAACCTAAATCAGTTACAATGGAATTCGGGTCAGGATATAGCGGATTTCAGTTTCCATTTACAGTATCATTTTGTGATGAGGGAGAATATAAAGTTACAATTAAAGGCAAAAAAGCTATTGTAAAGAGAATTGCAAGTGATGAAAACGAAGTTTGAAAGGAGCGTTTAAAATGAAAACAAAATATTATCCAGTAGAAGATGCGGTAAATAATGTATCCTCAAAGTTAAAGTTAGGACTTAAAGACGCTTATGATATGGATGAAGAAGAATTCGATAATGTTGAAAAGTATGTTTCACAGTATGTTGAGTGGGTTGAACATCCAGATTATTGGCAGAGAGTTCCAAAGGTAATTGCAACTGGAGAGTTAGTTTTAGATGAGTAAGATGGAAAACATGAAGCGAAAAGTCGTTAAAAATTGGGAAGCAACAAAGCTAGCTTCTCGTTACATAAGAGAAAATCATATCAATGGAACTGTTACAGCATATGGAGATCATGGATTTGAATATATAACTGCCGCTGGAAACTATTATTTTGTTCCGTATGAAAGCTGCAGAAAGGAATAACAGAGATTGAAACCCGATAATGTAAACAGCAAAATCAAATAATATTGAGTTAAGGCAGGCGGAATCATAACGTCTGTCTTTTTTATATGCAAAAAGAGAAGTATAAGGCAGATTAAGATAGGAGGTTTATTATATGCCAAAAGGGAAGAAATTTGATGCTGCTGAAAAGCATTTTGAAAAGAAGGAAGTGAATGGTTTAAGAAAAAAGTTGAAGATGAAGATAAAATACAATGTACCACAAGAGGATGAAGATGAGTAGAAAGAGTATTTTGGAGGCAAAACAGAAAGCGAAAGAGACCAATGAACTATTGGAATATCTTACTGATTTGATCGAAAAGAACGACAAGAGATATTCGTTTGTCTTTGGGGCTGGTGGAGCAGGAAAGGCAACTATGGAGATTTTTGATAATAAGAATCAGGCTGGTTATGTTTTGAAGTTGGAGCGGCTTGAATATGACAAAGATGGAAAACCAATTAACTTATAAGAGAGGGAAACATATGTTAATAACTAATATATCATGGGACGTTTCAAGTGACAAATATAGCGAAGATGAACTGAATGATTATTTAGGGCTGCCAGTAGAGGTTGAATTGCCAGACAACATTGATCCCAACGATGCCGCAGATTGGTTGTCTGATGAATATGGATTCTGTATAAGATCATTCAGTATGTTAGATGAAGAATATATACATAACAATAGGCAAATGCGTGGCTTAGGCTGCTCATATTAAATGGAGGAAATAGCAAATGGAAATGAAACATTTATATTTTAAAGAAAGACCTGAGACATTGTGGCGAGAGAAAGATAGAGGTTTTTTCAAAGGCAAACCAGTATTTTTGCTAGAGTCTGAACTACACGAAGAAAGTACTGGTATGGTTGTTGATGAAGATTTAAATGTGCTTAAAAGATGTTATGAGCATAGTTTAGAAGAATTAGAGAAAGATTTCATTTTTATTGACGATGAAATCTATTTAGAGATGGAAAAGGCAAGAGATTTTCTTTGTGCCAGATGTTACGAAACAAAATGCAATGGTTGTCAGATGGTAAAGCTTATGGCAGACGCAAAAGAAGCAAGGGACATAGACAAAGAGAAACAAGAACCTTGTAAGACAGAATCTCCATTCCATAAGCAATTGACGTTATCCGACTGGGAGAAAATAATCAAACAGATATATTGGCATTATGGCAATGTAACCATCTTAGGTGTTAAAAGGGTTCGTCTTAAAGATGAGCCGTCTGTCGAACTCTGTTTGGATATAAAAGATGAAGACGGGAAGGAAAGAGAGTTTTTATTGGTATCAACAGAACATGGAATTTTTCCCAGTGTTGTGAAGAGATAAGTGAGGAGGTAAACACAATGAATGAGAAAGTAATTGCGATATTAGAGGTATTTGAGGATCTTCTGGATTCCAAGGGGATTGAGATTCCTTGTGAGGATGAGCAAGAGCAGAAAGAAAGATATGACGGTGGGAATGAAGCCAAGATTTACGGGTCAGAATATGGTGAATTGTATGATGCTATTGAGAAAATATTAAAAGATGACAAAGATTCTTTAGCAGTGACCTTAGCAATGATTACGCCACTGGAAGCTCTTATTCTGAGTCATCTGAGAGGAGGCATGAAACATGGAGTTGAATTTATAACGCCTAATGAAGCGCTATTCTATAATCAAGATCCCAAGGAATTCTTTTACGCTCTCGATCATCTAAGAGAACTTCACATTCTTAGAAAGAGAAACTGTACTGGGACTGCTTATGAATTTGATCCTCAATTTGATTGGAACAAATTTACAAAAAGAAGGATGACCTCAGGGAATTTTACATCAGAGGAATTAACTATATTATCCAATGCACTTTTACGACTGATAAGCAGTACACAAGAAGCTGTCAAACTTGTAAATGATTTAGAAATTTTTGAAGCAATAGACAAGGCTTTAAATAAATATCAGCGGTTGAATAATAAGATATGTGATATGGAAAGTGAAATATCCCAGGAGGGTGAAGATGAGACTTGAGAGATTGGAGCATTTAGGGAAATATGATTGGTATTTGCAGATTGGAGAATCGGATGGAAAATATCCATTTATGATATTGCTGCGGCACTTTACGGGATGCGGATTCCGGCTAACAATTAGTTTACATTACGACTATCTGATCAGAGTGTTTGGTTTTAATACGAAGATTTTTGGCGTTTGAAAGAGAAAGGTGGATTATGACAAGAGCAATTACTAAAAAAGAACTTTATGATGAAGACTGGCAAACACAATTAGCGCGAGGATACGAAAACATACCAGCAAATACAATTGTCGAAGTGCTTGGTAATGCTAATAACTTATATGGCAGTTATACGAAGGTATTGTATAATGGAATTTTATATTATGTAAAACCAGAAGATTTGAGTTCAATGTAAACGCAAAAAGACATCTTTAATAGAAAGAGGTATTAATATGATTTATAAAGGTTGTGGAGTAGGATATAAAGAGAATGGCAGGGAGAGTTATTTGTACCTGCAAGAAGTCAATGATAATGATGTTGTGTTATTGGAGTATTTAGGATATAGACCGCTAGATTGTAATAGAGGGAGGTTAGTAGATGAACCAGAAACGGAAACTTGGGCGAAGTATGAGACCGAAGAGCAAAAGGTATTCTATCTGAGTCATGGTCTCTTTTTCTGTACTGTTTATGCAAGAAGCGGAAAAGAAGCTTTTGAAAAGCTGATTCAAGAGAGAGGAGAACTTGTGACAGAAGTGGGGTTGCCGTTAGATATGAGCCAGTGGAATATAGAGATTTTTACACAAGATTTGTATAACGGTGTTTTATGCTTCTATTGAGAAAGTGAGGATAACTATGGTAACAGAGGATTTAGAAAACAAATTTAGTGCAATTTGTGAACCCATTCCAACTTGGGCTTTGTGTGATGAAATTGGAGGAGATTCAGAATTAGCTTATATTCTGGATTTAACGACAGCGGAAAATTACAGCCTTGCAAACACATATTTGACAGAAAAGTGTTCTCCAGATTATGGGGAAATTGATTGTAAATATATTGGCAAAAAAGTAATCTTGGAATTTGACAGATGCGATAGATGGTATTACCTCCATGGTGACATTGATGAGTTTTTCAATCGGGCAAAGGAAACTTTTACTGATTTTTTAAAACGAAGGGGAATCCTAAACATGACATTTGAAGAAGCAAGGCAAAGAAAGGATTATAAGTTTTCACTAAATGGAATGGAGGAACTTATAAACGACATTAGAAATAATTACTTGAAAGATTTTGAAGAAGATGGTGATGGATGTAGGGGTGCTGCCGTTTTAGAGATTGGATATGTAGACGTAGAGCTGAACATTTATACGGTTGGACAATGCTGGTATCCAGGACGTGACCCAGAAGACAAAACTCCTAATTTGAGTTATTTCACATGCCTTAAACATGGGGAATCAAGTGACGATTGGAGTTCCGATGATGTTCTTGATTATAAAATAAATGTAGATTGGAATGCGGATAACTGGAAAGAGCAACTTGAGACAGATATGTTTAAAGCATTGAATGGGTATGTAGAAAATAACGGATACAGTTATGATCATGCAAATTGATCTTGAAACGGAAATTCCAAAAGGATGGTGGTAAGAAATGAAAATATATGTTTTAGAAGAATATAATACAGGACGAACAGCTTGCATTTCAGAAGATATCAACATAATAAGAAAGCAGATGTGTAATAAAGATTTTTTCAATCCAGAATATAATGACTATCCTATCTTAAAAATATGGGAAAATGGAGTGGAGGTTGAGAAGGTTGAAGGTGGAGATGTTTTAAAGCGAATTGCAAAGGAATTATAAAAGCAGTTGAAAAGCACATTGATTGGAGGAACAAAGTATGAACGAATTATATATAAATGACAGTATTATTTATTTCAAAACAAACGCAAAAAATTATGATAAAGCAATGGACGAATTTATCGAAGCGTGTGACAAAGCAGATATTGATATTACTATTGAGAATGCTTGTTTGAGAGATGAGAATGGAGATGAAGTAGATGAATAATGTACACGATAAAGTATTTACTTGCCCTAAATGTAGCAATAGAACATTGTATCCCACAAACGGGAATGAAGACATTTTAGGAATTGGTTATCACGAAGTATGTATCTGTAATGAATGTGGGGCAGAGTTATTGTCAGAGCCACAATATGACGGTACTGTAAAATTTGTAAATATTTCAGATGAAAGAATAAAAATGGATTTATGATTTATTGGAGGAATAAAGTATGAACGGAAGAATAGATTGGATGGAAATGATTGTAAACGCACTGCCAGATTATTCAGATGGAATTATATGGTCAGACGGTGGAGCAGAAATTCTTGTCAAAACAGAATCGGCAGCGAATACGATTGCGGATTTAGTTGAGGCACTTTATAGATTGCAAGGCGAAGAAGTTCTTGTCAACACCGGGCATTATGACCCTGAAGAAGATAGACGAAACAATGAAGAGGATCGGTACACTGGTTGGTGGTATGTCAATATTGATTAACAGATGAAACGAAAATTCCCTGGAGGTGAGAAAATGAAAATGTGTTATATATGTGGAAGGAAATCCGTTATACAAGAATTTGTATGGGAAAATGATAAATGTATATTAGTAGAGAGATGTTGCAATCCATATTGCAAAACATATAATCCATATCTTATGTGGAGATGGAAATAAAAGTGCGATGAAAAGCACATTTAATTGGAGGGCACATGTCAAAAGAATATAGGGAAGAGTACAGAGGGTTCATAATCGAGCGGGTAAAAGATGAGATAAAAATTTACGATGCCAGTGGGCAGTATGTAAAGCGATTAGAACTTGCAAGCCTTGGTTCGGCGAGAGTTAGGATTGATACAATTATTACAAATAGTCGGAGGTAGTTATGGGAATTGCAACGTATCAAGCAGTTCCAGAGAAGCACAATCAGGGGGTATTCATTTATACAAGCTGCGGTCATCAAATGTATTCTATAAGGGATGAGATGGCGTATCATGGTTGTCTATGCTCTGCCTGTTTCTATGATGGAAAAGAAACAACACTTTATATTCAAGGCTCAGAAGAAGCAAGAAAGGAGAACGAAAGGCATGTATGTAATAGGTAGATCAAAAGGTGATTACATAAGACTGGTTAATTCAAAGGGAATCGAGTATTCCCACAGTATAAACTTAGCAAGCATTTTTACAAGCCTCGAAAAAGCTGAACTTATGATAGGCTATATCAAGGAAAATATTGATTCGCTATATTTTGCCAATGCTACAATCTTAGGGAATATCATTGATAAAGAGAAAAGCTTTGATAAAGTTGCATATGTAAATGAATTGAAAATATACGAATTAGTGCCAACGGAGTTGTCTATCTATGAAGATTAAAGATAAAGAAATCTTTTGGCAGTCCCCGAAAGGAAATGTAATAATTGGGTTCTGTCAGTTCCAGACTACAAGATATCATGTATACAAAAAGATCAGATATATTCTGGAAGATGGCTCAGAAAAGGAAGATTGGATGTTAGTAATGCCGTTTACTGAATTTCTTGAAGCTGTTAATTATGCGAAGAAAATATTTGACAAACCAATGATAAGAGATTTTAGAGAGGAGAACATTTACATATGACATTAAGAGAATTAGCAATGAGCGGGATTAAGTTCAAAAAGTGTTCAGTTCAGCCTATTGTTCAGGCTATCGTTGAATATGGAAACGTGGATTTCCCAGTCACCTACACAGAAGATTTGAGCAGTGTAGCCGAGAAATGGATGGACAGACAAGTGCTGAGCATCTATCCAGAGAACAGAATGTTATTCATCGAAGTGTCCAAGGAAACGAGTCCTGAACTGATAAGTTCGTTTGATTTTGATGGAATGCAAAGACAGACAGTTTTAGACAGTTTTTTGTAACTGAAAATTTGGAGTATAAGACAAAAGGGCGGTGGGAAACAATGTTCCTGCCGCTTTTAATATGGAGGTAAGGCAAATGGTAGATCAGACAACTGGTGTTTGGACAGCAGAAGAAGATTACAGTAAATACCCAAAGCAGAAATGGTGTAATCTGGATTATGTAGCGAACTGGATAAAGCAGAAGAAGTATGTTCCGGAAACATCTATTGAGAACGTTTCATACAAAATTCTTGGATATTATGAATCAGAAGAGTTCCCAAACGGATATTTTGAAATAAAAGACAATCTGGAATATCCAGGCAATCTGATGATCAATATTTTCGATGTTGCAGCTTATGTAGAAGCTTCTGGTGGAATTGAAGAATTTGATTATGAATAAAGGAAGGAGAAAAGGATCGGGAATGGTCGACTTCGTGGCAATAGGAGAAGACATTGATTCATCAGAAGGGAGATCAAATTATGAGAACAGTTAAAATGCAAATTTCAGTTGGGTCAGCAGAACAGCTCATCTCTACTATACCGAGAGATGTAGACCTTAATGTATTCGAAGGATCTCTTACTGACAGTTATGTAGTTGATTTCGGGGCTTCAAAGAAATATAAAATTGGCAGAAGGCTCTGTAGAAGATATCTGGTGGCAAGAGAAATCTATCTTAACGCCTGGAGTTCTGGGATTGAGTTAATTTTGACGGATAGTGAGAAAGTATATAATAGTTACATAAAGGCACTTAAAGAAGCAATTTAATTGCAATTACAATGCATATCTGATATACTTATATGCAATAAAGTAAGTTGGCAACGGAATTCAAGAAGTAAAAGGAGGAGTATAAAATGGGATTTTTATCACTACTGGGGCTGATGATTACTGGCGGTATTGCACTGTCAGGAACTGCCAGAAACACAATGTCAGATGACAGAGAAAAGGCGAAGCAAAGAGAGCTTGGATACATTACATATTACGATCATCGGCTTATTCTTAGACGGATTTCCGATGATGCCCCGTTAAATGTGGTCTGGAGCGAGCACGGCAAGTACGAGGTATGCGATAAGAAGACATATTTAGGAAAAGGGATTTATATTATTGATGAGAAAGTAAAAAGGGAATGGGAAGAAGAACAGAAAAGAAAGGAGCAAGAAAAAAGAGAACGAGAATATGATATTTATAGTAAATCAACTCGTTTCTATTTTGAGTTGAATTGTAAAAGCAACATTACCGATCCTGAAAGGCTAAACAAGTATATATATCGAGATAATCCGCAACAGTACTGGTACATTCCGTATCTACCATTCTCGAATTATGGGTTGGAGGCCGGAAGAGCTAACTGGTCAATTCATGTTTGGGCGGGTGGAGACCTTGCTCATGGTTGCCAAATTTACGACTCTTTTAATAAAAAGTTTGTATTTTTACTAATAGACTTTCGCAGAGATAAGGTGACAGGAATCGAACCGCTAGAGGAAGCATTAAGATATGTGATAGACGATTTAGAAGAGGGGAAGAGTTATCTATTGGATCTAACGGAAGACATAGTATGTTTTCAGCCTGGTATCTACACTGTAGATGCTATTCCGAGATGCAGAAAGGGAAGTCAGGTTGAACTTCCTCCGGATCACGTCTTGTTAAAGAAAACAACTGGCTATGATGGTCCTACATGTGAGGGATTTGCCGCTATAAAAAGAGCTTCCGATTGGGAGAGACAAGCGGTAGAGACGGAGTATAAAAAAGAGCTAGACAAAACGCAATCGAGCTTTTTATCATCATGTTTGGATTGGCAAGGAAAAAAAGAAGCCCAAACAGTTGGGCGTGATAGATAAAATAAAATTTAGATTTTAGGCGTTCAACTTAGGTTGGGCGCTTTTTTATGCAAAAAAACAGAATGGAGAAGGTAAAGATGAAATTATTAGAAGCAGCAAGAATGGATATAAGAGAGGTGACATACGGAGTACTATATAATATTCAGTCGGCAATTGAGGACAGATTAGACTGGCAGGAAGACAGAGAACCAGAATCAGACGGACAAGTTCACGATGATTGGCAAGACAAATGCGATGATTTGGAAGATATCCTTGAAAAATTGCAAGAACTTGACGACGAAGATGAACACAATAGAAACGAAATTGTCGATCCAAAATGGAAAGGAGTCCTTGATGATATTGAGTATTATCAATTCAATCACAAAGGGCTGTCAAGAATTGTGATCTAATAAAGGCAAAGCACTTGTGAGGTAACAGTTATCTTACAGGTGCTTTTCTTAAATTTACATAAATAATATAAAATTTTTATAAAATGGAGGCTGCAATATGAAGGGAAGACTCGAAAATCAAATAAAAATAGAAGCGAGCATCAAAAATATGCTTAGTGATAAAGATGAAATTTTTAGTAGATATTTACTGAATTTAAATACTAATACAGCTACAGTCAAGCGTGAGTATATAACAAAAGTACTATACTTTTTTGAACATGTTTCCAAACTTAATTCAAGAAAAGTAAGCAAAGAACAGCTTAGAAATATCACGAAGGAAGACATTCAGATATTTTTAGAGGAGACAAAATATTCTTCCAGAAGTGGAGTTCCGAAGCTGAAAAGTCCATCGACGGAAAGAATGGAAATCGCTGCCCTGAGAAGTTTTTTCGAGTTTTTGAGAGAAATTGAGGTGATTGATAGAAATCCTACTGATATGATTAAACGTCCGAAGGTAAAGGAAACGAGTGTTGTATATATGGAGCCTGACGAAATTGATGAGGTTCGAGATAATATGTCTCGTGGGATTGGAACTACCAACAAAATAATTAGGGAGAATCGAAAGCAGTGGGCTAGCAGGAATATTGCTATTTTAATGATTGGCTGCACCGTGGGACTTCGTGTCACTGCAATTTCAGAAATAAATGTTGAGGACGTTGATTTTGATGAGATGACAATCTCTGTTACGGAGAAGGGAAATGTGACTAAAAAAGTCTGGATGGGAAAAGATACCGCAAAATGTATTCATGATTGGATGAGGGACAGAGATGAATTGTTGGGAGATAGAGAATCTGATGCGTTGTTTATCTCTGTCAGAAGAGAGAGGATCACAGCAGGAGGAATTGAACACATCCTTTCTCAGTACACTATGACCTTAGATAAACACATTTCTCCTCACAAAATGAGAAGTTCCTGTGCGACAAATCTTTATGCCCAGACGGGGGACATCTACCTGGTAAAGGACGTCCTTGGTCACAAAAATATTGCAAATACACAAAAGTATACCAAACAGTCAGAAGCTAAACTTAGAAACGCTGCTGGTATATTGGACAGGCTTTATAATGGAGGAGAGTAACATATGGATAACACAAATGGGATTATCAGAATTGAAAAGCATACAAAAAATTTCGTCATTCTTAACAAAGTTTTTCTTGAAGATAAGAGATTGTCGTTCAAGTCAAAGGGCATTTTGACGTATTTACTTAGCAAACCTGACGATTGGACAGTGCGAGTTAACGAGCTGATATCAGCATCCACTGATGGCGAATCTTCAGTTCGATCTGCTTTAAAGGAGCTTGAGGCTTGTGGCTATTACAGAAAATATCGAGTTAGAACAGAAGACGGAAGCAAGATTGCTCGTTGGGAAAGTGTGATTTATGAGTCCCCTGTCGAAACAGATTCAGAGCCGGTTCAACAGCCTCAAAAAGAAACAGAAAAGTCACAGGAAAAGTCTGTCGATCTACATTGTGATTTTCAACAAGTAGATTTTCAATGTATAGAAAACCGCGGGCTACTAAGTAATAATAATCTAACAAGTACTGATTCTACTAAAAATTTTAATCAAACCTCCACTTTATCGTCGTCTAAAGATATCTCTAAAACCGCGCGAGACCGCGCGAGGACGAAGACGACTGGTAAGGCAGCCGGTAAAAGTTCTGTCGGAAAGGGATATGCTGCCAAGGCAAGGGCGATCAAGAAGCAAATTGGCTACGACCAGTTTGTGACAGAAGGATCTGACATGGAGCTGATTGACAAGATCGTAGAGTACTTAGCTGGGTATTACGCCAGACCTACGAGACTCCAACAAAATGGAGTTCCGATACCAGAAGAGACAGCAAAGAAGTATTTTGACTTGCTAGATCATGTCATGCTGACGGAAATGATCGAGAAATATGAGTCAATCCGCTGTCAGATAGATGTGCAGAATGAGCGGTCTTACATACTCGTCATGCTGTATGACTTACTAAAAAATCCAACGTTCTAAAAAAACAGCTTGACAAAACAAAAATGGTGTGCTAGGATGATGGCAAATCAAGTGGACGAGTGGTTGTTCTCCCCAACCCAATCGCCCACACGGAAACAAACTCAGTTTTCATCGTAACGGAAACAGCGCAGGTGATTACCAGAAGGCCGCTGATGAACAAAGCGAGATGATAACTGTTCTGCTTGGTGTAGACTAAGCAGTGGATTGAAACGTATAAATTATAATTTTTGTCGCTCGTTGTAAGATAACAGTCAAAGGTGTATCCGTTAATGGACTGAGAACAATCAACAGGTGATCATTCAAAAGTCATCATCCTGCGAAGGGATATCCCCAGAAAGGAGTAGATATGGCATTAGCACAGGAAATGTTAAAAACTATAGCTGACATTGATGCACTACCAGAAGGGACACGAGCAGAGCTGATTGACGGACAACTGTTCTTTGGAATGGCGCCAACACTGAATCATCAAGACATTGTGAGTTTTTTACATGGTACAATTTGGAATTTCATCAGATCAAAGGGAGGTAAATGCAAGGTTTTTACATCACCAGTTGATGTGCAGTTAAATGCAGATGATATTTATAATCTTGTACAACCAGACGTTGCAGTTGTTTGCGACCGTGACAAGTTAAGCGATGGCAAACGATGCATAGGTGCGCCAGATTGGGTAATTGAGGTAGTATCTCCATCCACTAAAGCGCAGGACTACATTGTCAAACTGAATAAGTATCAGACAGCAGGAGTTCGGGAGTATTGGATTATTGATCCAGAAAAGAAAAGGATCATGGTTTACAAATTTGAAATACAAGATTATAATGTATATTCCCTCGATGATATAATCAGAGTTGGGATCTATCCAGAGCTTGAGATTGATTTCTCACAGTTGGATTTAATAAAATAGTGGATTTAGGCGGTAGGATAATTCCTGCCGCTTTCTTATTAAAGGCAGATTTTATTCTGTGTTAGACTCAAGGCGATAGTGTAAAAGCTACCGCCTTTTATTTTACGGCAAAACCTTGGGAAAAGGAGAAGTGTAGATTGAATACAAAAGAAAGCGAGGTTTTATCATGAAAACTGAAATAGGAATTATTGAGAATATTGAGGAACGAAATGTCCTTGCAGAACATTTAGAAGTCTTGGAACAAGTAAAAGAGTTATTATTACTACCAGGAACGGATTGCATGACTGCCAAACAGGTTGCGGAGTTTTATGAGGTAGGAATCAAAGCAATACAAACATTATACGAGGTTCACAGGAACGAACTTGAATTGGATGGAGCACAATTGGTTAGACAATCAGCAGTTTTAAATCTTTGTAACGGAGATTTAAAAAAGTTGAGGGGAAAGACTATTGTAATAGCCAAAGCAGATGGAAAGACATATGAGATTCCGAGTAGAGGTTTAAGATTATTTCCCAAACGTGCAGTGTTAAGAGTAGGAATGCTTCTGAGAGATTCGGAAGTAGCAAGAGAAGTCAGGACGCAGTTGTTGAATATTGAAGAGAAAGCAACTTCTGAAATCAAGGTTCAGAGTATTACAGAAGAACAGCAGCTGATTTTTAATATAGGCAAAGCATATGTGGAAGGAGATATGGATTCTTTTGCAAAGGCAACCATGGCATATAAGAACTTCCTTTCTCGGCATGTTGCGGATATTCAAAAGAATGGTAAGATTGTCTCAGATGAAAAACTCGGATGGCAGAAGAGAAATCAACTCAATGCCGCGATGAGACAGTTATCGAGATCAACAGGAATCCCAGTCTACTCTATATGGAACGAACTGTATTCAAATCTTGAATTTGGATGCCGGATTTGCGTGAAGAAGCGCGGAAATCCACCTTACATACAGTATCTTAAAGAAAAAGAATGGGGAGATGTAATCAACAGATTCAATATGATGTGCGATGATTACGAAGAGCCAAAGAAGAAAATAAGATAACAAGACTAAAGGCAGCAGGAACGAACCCTACTGCCTTTTCTTGATTTCAATATCTAGGTCATAGTTGAGAGCATCACAGATTTCTTTTAAGGAATCGAGGGATATATTAGTCTGTCGCATAATGGAACTGGCTGCTGATTGGCTTTTCCCCATCGAAACAGCTAGATCTTTAATCTTAATATCATCGTTAATCATTTTTACCTTGATCATTTTAAGCAACTCTGGCGTATTGGTATATTTCATGCTACCATCCTCTCCTATATGACAAAAATCACTTGTTTTTCCACTTATGCCAATAATATACCACATTTTTACATAATGTACAAGAATGATATTGGAAATTTGTGGAAAATTATTACTCAAATATAGCAAACATATCTTGAAAATAAGTGATAAAACTGCTATAATAAGACCCACAAGGATAGAGAAAGGAGGTAAGATCTTGGGTTTGGAGTTTAAAAAATACGATGTTGTTATGGCGAACTTTCCCAAAAATTGCGGGTCAGTTCAAGCGGGGCATCGCCCTGCTATCATTATTCAAAATGATATCGGCAATCAATATTCACCAACTTTATTGGTGATTCCATTGACGACAAAGATCAAGTCCCTAAATCAACCAACGCATATGCTAATACGAAAGACAATTGAAAATGGGTTAAGCCAAGACTCGATGCTTCTCGCTGAACAACCTATGCCGGTCTGCAAAGAGGGAATAAAGAAAATTGGAGAAATTCGTAATGAAGCAACTAAAAAACAGATACTTGCCTGCTTTCTGAATGAAGCCTTATACGGAGATACCGATGCACCGGCGATCCGAATGAAGGGAGGCAGAGTAGTATGCACAGCTTAATAAAAATAGAAAAAGAAAAAGCAAAGGATATTATCCAAACGTATCCATATGATACAATATTAGGTTTTCTTTTTGATATGACGAGAGGAAACCAGTTACATAAAAAGAGATATACTAAGAAGGAGGCTTTTGAAGCTGTTGAGTCAGCTGAAACAGTAGTATTGAATGCCGATGATGATTTTTCAATTATGTCGCTGTATTCAGTTCTACAAGAAAATGAAAGAGAAATTAAAGTTGAAGGAACTAAGTTGGATTTGATCATCCTAGGTATTGACGAAAATTTGTTCGAAAAACTTCCTGAAAAGGGTTGACAAAACTGCTGTTCGGGGTGTAATATATAAAACATAAAAGGACTTGTCTAGTGTTACCAGCACTGTGATGACAAGTCCTCCACAAAAAATCGAAAACACTTTAAGGTTTCCTCTCAATTACCAGTTGAGAGAAGACTTAGGTTTCCTATTACATTTTATCAAATCGTGGAGCCTAAGTCAAGGCGTTTTCAAAATTCCCAAAAAGTGTTTTTAAGGAAAAATGAATAAAAAAAGAGAAGTAGTTTGTAGAGAAGAAATTTATGAATTTTTATCTCTATAGGTTTTCTTTTTGCGCCTAATTTCAAGAGAGGAGGTGTTAAAGGTGCAAAAATATTATATTACAGACGGCTCGAACTACATCAGGCAGTTAAAAGGCAAGTTCATTACTGTCAACTCTTATGTAATGGCAACGGAGTTTTCAAAGAGAGAAGGCGAGAAAATTCTGTGCTGCAATCTTGGCAAGAATTATGATGCCTATTACTTGGAAGGAATTGAGGACTTCAAGAAAACGACCAGAGACCAAATCTCAACTGATACGGTTGGGAAAAAAGAGTTAGTTCTCCAAAAGGGAGACGGAACAGCTTCGGAAGCAAGACTTCTGAGTTTAGAATCTTATGTAAAGATCTTAATGCAGGCTGATCCAATCAGTGGCAATGATTTGGATGGGTTTAGAATGGAAATTGAAAGTAGCATTTCATTCTACGATTTATGTCTGTCTGATATCTACCATTGGATTATTTTACACAAACCGCCAGCTCATGTAATGGCAAAAGTATACTGTGTGCTGCGTGAAATACTGCAAAATCGTAGACGAGTTAAAGAAGACTTAGGCTTCGTGATGGTTTTGATTGATGCTGAGAAATCTGGTCAAAATTATACAGAAACGAAGAAGAAGTTATTAGGACGAGTTTATGATGAGTACGTTCCGAGGACAAGAATCTGGAAAGAGCTTGATACTCTTACCGGAGCTAAGGAGGCAGTATGAATGTTGAGGAGATAATGGACTGGTATCTTGCTCATAATGCAAAGGAATTGCGAAAGATTTCTGACCAACTCTTGAAAAGCAAAATGAGCGGAGCATGGGCAAGATTAGGATTGTCGCAAAAGGATGAGGATGATTTTTATTCCATCGCTAATATGGTGCTATGGGATGTATCTAAAAAATGGGATGGCAAGCGCGATTTCCGTGGACTGTTATGGAGCGCATTAAGCAATAAATTCGCTTCTGAATTCCGTTTCAGAAATCAACAAAAACGAGAAAAGGACAGGGAATTGTTATCTTTTGATGCGATGTTAACTGAGGATGGTGGGAATTTAGAAGAAATTGTAGATTCTGGATTCTCGGTGGAAGATGAAATTCAAAAGAATGGTCTTGAACAATCCTTTACCAGTAAGGGAGTTATTCAATATATAGAGGGGTTATCTTCTAAGCAAAGGCAGCTATTAAACTTACAAATGGAAGGATATTCTGCCACAGACATAAAGGAACAGATGAACCTCACTGAAAAAAAGTATCAGGGGTTAAAAAACAGCTTAAGAGATTATGAACACATTTCAAAGCTGTATTCATGCAGGAGACATCCGGCAATTCAGAGAAAGGAAGATGATTATATGAGGCGGTTAGAGAGTAGCAAAGGCGGAGTGAAAGAAATAAGAACTCTTTGTAGAATGTTGGACGATGAAGATTTGAGATGTGATCATCCAATGCAGAGACCAAGTGGTCAGTGGTCTAATATAGCCAGATCAGAATTTATTTCAGATTTACTTCAAGGCAACGCGATGCTGCCAATTGTCATTTCAGAAGAAAATTTGACAGATGGAAGAACGATCCTTTGGATTATTGATGGAGTTCAGAGATGTTCTGTTACAAATTCGTTTATCAATGATGGCTTTAAGATCTCTAATTCTGTACAAATTTCAGAAATTGAATATGAAGTAAAAGGAACTGGAGAGGTTAAGCGTGATAAAAGTGGCTGCCCCATAAGAGAAATCAAGACCTTTGATATAAGAAATAAGAAATTTTCACAGTTCCCAAAAGAATTGCAGGAAGATTTGCTGAATTTTGAATACCCAACGCTGTTAAATCTTAGATGCACGAAAGAGAAAATCGCTTATGATATTGCTCGTCTAAATCGTTCTCGCCCAATGAATGGGGCACAGACTGGTTGGACTGGACTAGAAGAAGAAATGGCTATTACCATCAAACATATGATTCGTAATATGGAGTTCTTCAATCCAGATAGCGACATAAACGGGTTTAAGAGAGGTGATATTAAAAACGGACAGCTCCAGAAGATGGTTGTTGAAACGTTAATGATGATCAATTTTCCAGACGATTATACAACTGATTTTAGAAAGAATTGCCGCTTTTTATCTCAGCACGCTGGAGATTGGACGACAACAAATCTTTTTGGGTTGGTTTCTGATTTACAGGAAGTTCTGGATGTTGATGTTGCTGATTTATTTACAACAACAAAGACTGTTTTATGGCTGACGCTGTTTAATCGTTTCAAGGACATTGAAGTTAACGGATCTCGTCTCAACAATTGTCGTTTTGTTGATTTTCTAAGAGAATTTAAGGAACGCCTCTATGCAAGAGAAGTGAACGGAGAGTCATTAGAATCCATTGGAACCAACGATAGCCATCGAAGGGGAAAGCTTCAAAGAAAGATGAACGTCTTACTCCATCTGATGTGGGAGTATTTTGGAGTTATTCCGCCAAAGGAATCAGAACCAGAAGAAATTTTACATAATGAACCAGTAGTTGAGACTCAGAATCAGGAACCAGAAGAGGCCAACACTGCTGCGGAGAAAAATGAACCAGAAAATGGAGAAGAAAAAGGTGAAGTAATTGAAGCATTTACAGCTCAGAAGATTACCCCTGTTGATACAAAAAAGTTATGTGAGGAGGTAGTACAAGATGAAGTCTTAGATGAAGATATTGAGACATGGAGAGATTGTCTTTTGGATTCTGCGAAAAATGCCGAAATTGACCCAGATATACCGATTTTGGATGAAACAAACATGCCTTCTTTAATAGCCTTAACAGCATGGATATTTAAACAGGACAAAGATGGGGTGTTTGACGAATGGCTTGCAGATTATTCCAAGAGAACTAATAGTTATAAAGCAAATCAGGCTGAAAATTTCCGCGAGATGAGAAATGATTTCATATTCTTCGAAGCGGACAACGCTAGAAAGGAAGCGTCATGAGATATTTAAGTGATGATGGAAAGGTATTCAAAACTGAACAGGAATGCCTGGATCAGGATCGAAAGGCAATGGCTGCTGAGATTGACAAAAAGCACCAGGAATTAGAAAAGCTGACGGAAGAATATCATGAGAAGTATGTAGGCAGTTCAAATACGAAACCACTCAATAAGAAACCACTCAATAAGGAAGAAATTCTGAGTGTTCTGTTTGGATTATAAATTAGAAAAGAGGTAAAAGAAATGGGTTTAGGAGCAAAGGAATTTGGAGTATTAAGAAGTCGCATGGCAAAGCTGGAGAATCAGCTGACCAAGGAAAAGGAAGAGGGAAAGAAGGGTCTTCCCAAGAAGGCAGACAAGCCAAAAAAGAAGTAATCAAAGATTAGTCGTCCGGGTGGGAAACTGCCCGGAGGAAAGGAGAAAAACATGATAAAAAATGATGATAAATGGATTATCGAAGGTGAAGAGGATTTGAAAGACCCATTTATGTGCTATTGTCTCATGATGAAATGGACGTGGGAGGCTGAGGAAGACTATATAGATCAAAACGAATCGATTGTGATGCCAGTTCCATTTATTATGTGGCTGAATGGAAGACGGTATATTACAAATGACCAAGCAGATGAACTGCTGCATGTCGAATATCTGGACTTACAAAAAATTGTGAATGGGGAAGTCTTATTTCCTAATACTTGTGGCGGAATTGGACTCGCTGGTTATAAGGGCTATCAGCTTTTGGCAGAATATATTTCTTGTTTTAAAGAGCTGAGAGCAAGACTGTATGGAACCGCAACAGGTAAAGCTTATTCTATGAATGATGAGGAGTTTTATAAAAATAAAGATGGAATTAGTTTAGCTTGTATTCTTCCTACAACAGAATTCCTAGTCACAGGGCGATCAGATCCGAAGAGGCGGCGTGACTTGTGGGATTGGACATATGCAGATGTATTCGAAAAAGTAAAGAATTTATCCATTGAAGAAACCGATATTGATCTGGAATATTGATAAAAATAAACTTTAAAAGGAGAACTATGCTAAATAATGAGCAAATGCTAGAAAGATGTCGGAGGGCTGCTCCCCTTACATGTGAAGAAATTGGTATCCCAAAGTGGATGAAAGATACTGACGGAGTAGTTTATATCTGCGGTGGGTTTACACTGTACAAAACCTCAAAAGGTTATAGACATCAAGACGGCAGATTTGCAACATCAACTGAGATACATCGTTTTGGATTAGAATAAAAATAGACTTTTAACGGCGAGAGGAGGTGAAACAATGGAAAACAGTACATTGGTTAGAAAAGTACGTATGAGCTGTCCACTATGCGAAAAAGAACATGAGGTTGAAGAAAGAAAGAGAATGACAACTATTACGATAAAAGGTAAAGAAGTTGTCTATGAGGAGCGGTTTTATTTTTGTGCAAACGCCGACGAGGATGAAAATGAATTTGAAAATGGAGCAATGACAAATGAGAATTTGCTTAATGCGAGAAATGCATACCGAGTTAAAATGAGATCTTCTGCTCTTGATGAAGACTCCACCGAAGGAAGCATTCAACTACCAAAAGAAGTTCTTGAAAAAATCGCTGAAATAGCTGTTAATATCGAAGATTTGCCGCCAGATGATGAGTGGATTCTGGACGACGGTTGGGATGAGATCTATGAAAGGATGGAAGAGTATGAAGAAGAATGAAATAGTTGATGCTATTTTTGAAGCATATGGACTGTCGGAATCAGCTAAGGCTCCAGCACGAGTGAAATACATAGAAGACTGGATTGAGAAGTATCAGCTGCCAAAGGAACTATTTGTATACGCTTGTCAGGTCACGATGGAAGAATGGAATCGCCCAAACATCAAATACACTGAAAGACTTATGGGAATTTGGAAGGGAAAAGATGTCAAGACGATGGACGAAGCAAAAGCTGTAGTGGCTGAACTTCGAACAAAAAGAGCATCTTACAAGGCTGAACGCACAGAAAAGAGGCAAGAGGCTTCTGGAACTCGGATGTTTCGCAATTTTACAGAGCGCCAAAACAATAATTATATGGAAAAGGTTCTGGAAAAGTACAGAAGTGGAGAATACTATGGTTCATAACGGGAATAGGCTTTATTTGTGCGACGATTGCTCCTTGTCTGATTATTTAGACCAATACGCTATTTCACATCAAAGAGAAGAAGACTTTCCTCTCTATCAGTGTTGGTGTGACAAGACAGGTGGGAAAATGTATGCTTTTGGAACTTGCGGTGAAGAATATTTAGAATGTCAGCCAATTCAAGAGAAATTAAAGAGAAGACACGGAAGAGCATATAGAAGACGAATGACTCGTAAAAAGGAGAAACGTCGTAGATGGCTTATCCGAGAATGTTCTTCGACTGGAGGATATATAGCATGGGGCTGGATTGATGAAAACTATGTAGAAGTTGGAACACATGTTCAGTTTTCAAAAAATTCAAATGCTCAACGCTATTGGAAAAGACAGTCAAATAAGAAAATTCGCAGATATAAAGAAGACATTCCACATGGGGGCTATTATAAAAGGTTGTTTCCTTATTTGTGGAAGATTTACTTTTAAGGAGGACAAATGGAAAAGACGATCTGTTTTACAGGAAAACGACCGAGAGATTTATATGGCTATGATTTTAATGACAGCTATATGAAACTTGTCCAAAAGCTGTATTCATGGATGATGGATGTCTGCACGAAAGAGAATGTACAAACATCTATCACTGGAGGAGCACAGGGATTCGATCAAATTGCATTCTGGACTTGTACAGCGGCGAATATAGGAGCGATCTTAAAACGAAGAAAGATATATGTCCCATTTAAGGGGCAAGAAAAAGGTTGGGCTAAAACAGGTTTGTTTGGACAAGGAGATTATGAAAGCATACTTTATTTAGCTGATGAAATAATTCTTTGTTCGGACATTGATCCGAGCACTGCCAGCAAGAAGGAAATTGCCGCAGCGTATTTAAAGCGGAATAGAGACATGGTGGATGCTTCAGATATCTGTTTTGGACTGTTTGATACAAACATTGATTTTCATACGGATCGTAGTGGAACAGCGGCTACACTTCGGTACGCGGAGAGTAAAAACAAAGAGATCTGGATTATGGATCTCAATACATTAGAGATTAAGAAAGTGAGATGAAAAGATGGAAGAGGTTAAAAGATACCGCTGTGTTAAAGAATTCGAAGTTGAGAATTATGATGACGATTGTTTCCGTATAGAGGGAGAATATACAACTATTAAGCCCGGAGGTATTTGGCAAGATGGAGGACATTCGTTTAACATTTGTGAAGCACATCTTGAAAATGAGGATGCGCCTCAATGGATTGAAGTACCAACAGAATATTTGTCTGAATATTTCGAACAAATAGAAGGAGAACAATGATGGACAAAGAGATAGCTGAACAGCCAAATATAGACTTATACATGGAAACCTGGGATTGCCCTAGATGTCACGCAGTATATAAGATTCCATATGATTTTTACCGTTATTGTCCTAAATGTGGACAAATGATTAACCAAAAGAATCTTAAGAAACTAATGCCAACTAGAGGGTTTACAATTGTTGGAACTAAAAATTATAAGAATTTCCACAGCAGCATAATGGATTTGGTTAAAGACGGAGTAAGTGTCCACGCCACGAAGAGCTTATTGATGCCAGTTTATTATGTGGAAATAGAATTTGGGGGAGAGGATGAGTGATCCAGGCATTACAGAATATGTCCAGACTGTTTATGACCACAACAGTAAATTAGATGAGAAAGACCCACATAAGGAGTTTTTAAAAGAGTATCGAAAGCTCATGAAGCAGAACAAACAAGATATGTCGTCAAAATGCGGTCTTAAATATGAAGAAATGTGGATAGGCAGATACTACTTCAAAGACAAATCTGAGTACTATTTTGATGAATGGTACAATGCGAACTGTGCAAAATGCAAATATATGCGAGATAATGTGTGTTGGCAAGGGACGGTGAGTAAATGAAGATAACTAACCAGTTTTGGCAGCTACGATTCAATGACCAGTGGGACAGAGACAAAGAAACATTTGAAGAATGGCTAAATAGTCATGTGCTACATTATGATTGCAATAAACAAATGTGGGTACATCGCGCAGAATACACAGGATATTCATATCCAGCCGATTTCCCATGCCGTAGTTATAAAGCGGCACTTAGGCATCTGAGAAATCATGATGAGATTCCTAAAGGAACACAGTTTATCTTAGTCAGCAAGTTTGTTGGGCAGGATAGGATTCTAGTAAAGAAATGAAAAATAATTTTCAACGGAGGGCTGGGAAAAATGAGACTGATTGATGCAGACGCATTAAAAGAAAGAATCGGAAAGATTTGTGACGAGAGCAAGGAAGGATATGAGCGTTCGGATTTTGTACAATCCAATATGGTAATGATAGCGGAGGGTTTAAAGAATGCGCTATTTACAGAAATTGATAACGAACCCACAGCACAGACATGGGTGACATGTGAAGAGAGATTGCCAGAAATGAAGAAAGCAGCTGCTAAAAATTCATTTTCCATTGAGTATGATTCAGACCCAGTTATCGTACAAACAAAGAGAGAAGAAATTTTCCTAGCGATTTGTAGAAAGACAGAATATACAGACAGCATGTGGAAAACTACGATTGGTTGGTATACATTCGGAACAAACGGCAGAAAGATGAAAGTAATGAGTAAGGTTGTAGCATGGATGCCAAAACCTGAGCCATGGAAAGGAGAAACGAAATGATCCATTATGTTTCAGGAAACATGTTCGACAGTCCAGCCCAAACTCTTGTAAACCCAGTAAATACAGTTGGGGTTATGGGGAAGGGGCTGGCTCTTGAATTTAAGAATAGATATCCGAAAATGTTCGAAGAATACAAGAAACAGTGCCGTGATGGATGGTTATATGTAGGGAGTTTTATGCTTTGGAGAGCTAAAGACCATTTTGTGCTGAATTTTCCAACAAAGAAACATTGGAAAGATCCATCTAGTCTAATTTATGTCGAAGCAGGACTTTTAAGCTTTGTCAATGAATATGAAAGTTATGGCGTTTCATCTATTGCCTTTCCAAGGCTTGGATGTGGTAATGGAGGACTGGATTGGAAAACTGTTAAGCCAGTTATGGAGCGATATTTGCAAGAGCTGCCAATTGATGTCTATATTTATATTTGAATAGGAGATATCATGGACAAGATAGATTTTAAACCAAGTATAAAAATACCAGTTAATCTTACTCCACCGTATGTAGATCATACCGCAACTGAGGAAATTACGAAGTTTAGGTGTGTTTCGCCGGAAGAGTTTAATCAGAAGTCTGATAAAAAGTAAAGAGAGGAACAAAAGAAAATGAAAGAAGAACAATGTATAAAGGGATTTAAGGTTTTTAACACAGATTGGATATGCAACCCAAGACCAGGTATCTCCAAACAATATACTTGTCCTGGTAGATTCCAAGAGGATGGAGAGATTAAGGTTTGCGGGCATGGAATGCATTTCTGTAAAAAGGCGGCTGATTGCTTCGGATATTATGATTTTAATCCAGAGTATAGAGTTGCAGAAGTGGTTGCTCGTGGAGAAGTTAAAGAATCTGGTAATAAGTGCTGTACAAATGACCTAGAAATAGTTCAAGAAATTTCATGGCAGGAACTTCTTGAAATTGTAAATACTGGAAAGGGTTGTACTGGATACGGTAACAGCGGAAACTATAATAGTGGAAATCGTAACAGCGGAGACAACAACAGTGGATACGCTAACAGCGGAGACGATAATAGTGGAGATCGTAATAGCGGAAACGATAATAGTGGAGATCGTAATAGCGGAAACGATAATAGTGGAAATCGTAATAGCGGAACTTGTAACAGCGGAGATTATAACAGCGGAAACTATAATAGTGGAAACGGCAATAGCGGGGATTGGAATAAATGCAGTTTTTCTAATGGATGTTTTAATACAGAAGAGCCTAAAATTTATTTATTTAATAAACCATCAGAATGGACATACGGTGATTGGGTAAGGAGTGACGCATGTTTTATTTTGGATTCGAAGCTCCGAGACCCTTTTGGCTCTCATACGATAGGTAATAACACAGAAAATATGAGAACCTGGTGGAGTACGTTAGGTTCGCGCGAAAAAGACGTTATTAAGAATCTTCCAAATTTTGATGCAGCTATTTTTAAGGAAATCACCGGAATTGATGTAGATGCTGATGAAAGGGAAATTTAAAAGGAGAGAACAATGGAACTACAGTTGGAAGGATGGATAGGACTGGATGAGAAGTCTGAACTAGGGCTATCAAAAACAAAAAGTGAATATGCGAGGAACTATTGGAATATTTCGGAGGAAATCATGAATTATTTTGGGTATGAGAAGACGGATGTAGGGTTTGGACAAAAAACAACATTCATTCCTAACGCCCATTTAAGTTGTTGGTTTTCTGATGAACAATGCACCTTAGAAGAAACACAGATGAATTTTGAAAGTTATTCAATAACAGGAGAGTTGTTAACAGCTGGTCATTATGTCGGATATTCAGAATGGACTATTACAGGGTTTGACATTGATTGTTTTATAATCGGAGGACATGACTTAAACAAAGAGTTAAGACAACACGAAGGGCAATATATTCATTTGATATTGACAGATTGATGAGAGGAGCTGCTATGGGATATTGTTTTTACTTATACACTCCTGATTTAATCGAAAGAGATTCTGGAAAATTTGCAGCGTGCGAAAAAGTATTTCTTTCAGGTGATATCAGATTTCAGACACTTCCAACAATAGGCTGTTACGAAGACTTCTTTCAATTTAAATGCATACAAGAGGGGTCTGAGACAATAATGTTGAATGAAAGTGCATGTATAGCAGCTGACCAATATTCTAAAACCACATTCTTCACGGATTTTATTAAAAAATATAACTGTAGTGGAATGCTTGTCAAAATGAGTTGAAATGAAAATTTGAAAGGATTCGAAAGATGAATAATGCTGGGAAAATACAGATTTGAATCAGTTACTACAAAAGTTAGAACAAAAGATGGCAAATCTTATTCTCTAAGGCAAGGCTCTGAGCTTTTAAAGCTGCCATCCTCTATTCGGGATTGGATAAAGGCAAATCTTGGTATCTTGTACTTGGAGATTGGGTTGTCGTTGATTGCAGGGGATATATCGAAGAAAGGTGTCTCGAACAATTAGAATGAGAATTTGGAATGAAAGGCGTGCCAGACGGTACGTCTTTTTTATTTTGGAGAAGTATTAAATGTAGGAGGAAGAAAAAGAAATTGGAAAAGTATAAGTTAATTAATTTTTGTGAGCTGGACAAATTTGCTTCAAAAGCATATTGTGCCATTCATGGAGTAGATGAATCATTAAATCTTGGGGACATTAACAAGGTGGATGAAGATCAATTGCCTGATTTTAATATGATTTGCGGAGGAAGCCCTTGTCAGGATTTCAGTGTTTCTGGACAAGGAAAAGGTTCTATTTGGACATGTTCGAGGTGTGGACATCAGTATAATCCTCTGACAGTGCATTGGAGCAAACGAGATAAGTGCCCTAAATGCGGCTGCGAAGATGCTGAAAAGACTAGATCTTCATTACTAGTTGAATATCTTAGAGTTATCCGCGCCAAGAAACCAAACTTTGGAATTTATGAGAATGTTAAGAATATTGTAGGAAAGAAATTCAAAGAGACATTCGATTTATTTACTCAAGAACTGGAAGAGTACGGTTACAACGTATATTGGAAAGTCTTAAACGCGAAGGATTATGGTGTGCCGCAGAATCGAGAACGAGTATATTTGCTATTTATTAAGAAAGAACTTGATAACGGAAGGTTTGAGTTCCCTGATAGCATTCCGTTAACTAAAACATTAGATGATGTTTTAGAACAAAATGTGGATGAAAAATATTACATAAATAGCAATAAAGCAGAAGAATTGATTCAAAATCTGATTGACAGGCAAGGAATTTCTGACATAATTTCGCAGACAGCAGTTTTAGTAAATCGTAAGTCGATTGGTGAAAAGACAGATATTGCGCCAACTCTTCTTGCTAGAGATTACAAAGGCTTGGCAAATAAAAAATGGGCAGCAGGAGTAATCGAGTGGAAAAGAATAGATTCGGGGGTAAGAATGGAAGAAGTAAATAGGATTGGCAATATATACGGGTTTAATGGTGGAAACTATGCTGGAAATGTTTATGGAGTTAATGGAATAGCTCCGACAATAAGAACTTACCAAGGGGGGGGTCAACAACCTATGATAATTGTTGCCATGAGAGGACGAGATCCTCAGAATCCATCGGATAGAACTAAAGGAATTCATACAGAACAGAGATTAGAACCTAACTATAAAGGAATCTCCAATACAATAACAAGCGTGCAAAAAGACAATCTGGTATTGGAGCAGTTTACTCTAAGAATTAGAAAACTCACTCCAAATGAATGTTTCAGACTTATGGGATTCAGCGACAGTGAATTCAAAAGAGCCGAGGCAATAGAAAGCAACACACAGTTATATAAACAGGCAGGAAATTCTATTGTAGTTGACGTATTGTATTACATTTTCAAAGAGCTTTATTCTGCAATGCCATATTTATTTGAGAACTTGCAGCTGAGTAGCTTTTTCTCTGGGATTGGGGCATTTGAAAGTGCTTTAGACCAATTATTTGATGAAATGGATTGATCTTTATTCTGGCAGGGCGTTTTACTTAGAATGCTCTGCCAGTTTTGGAGAAGTATTAAACGTAGGAGGTGGTTTAAATGAGTAATATGATTCAAATCGGAGATCAGATGTTTTTCCATCCGGGCTATTATTTGCAGGAATGGCTCGAAGAAAAGAATATGTCAGTGGAAGAATTTGCCGATAAAACCAATATTTCAAGCGAGAATGCCAAGGCTATTATTGCCGGGGACAAGCTTATGACGGGTTTGGAGAGGCTAGAAATATCAGACGTTACATGTATTAGCACAAATACTTGGCAGAATTTGGAGACAGCATTTTTAAGAGGAATATATTTGCTAAGAATTACAAAGCCTGTATGGGTTTCAGCTTTTGGAGAGATAGGTTGTCCAAATTGTAAGTCTGGGTTTGGACTAAAAGACGAGGACGGAGATCCTAACAAATTCTGTGGGCAATGTGGGCAAGCACTAAAGTGGAGGAGGTAACAAATGAGAGAAGATGATATTAGAATGCTTCCGGCTGGAAGTCATTTCAACTTTAAAGGATTTGAGTGGATTGCATTAGATAACAACGTAGACGGTGGCGTTCTAGCAGTTATGACATCTAGTTGGAATGGAGAAAAGTATCGTTTCGATGAGGGCTGCTGCGGCAACTATGCAAAATCAAGTTTGCGTAGAAAGCTACTCAATGAACTACTTCCCACATTGGGTGAGGATAATCTTATTCCTCATGAGGTTGACTTGGTAGCTGACAACGGTGATGACCGTTATGGCAAGGTTTCCGATAAAGTTTTTATTCTGAGTTGTGATGAATACAGAAAGTACCGCAAGAATGTTCCATTACTGCCTGAGTGGATGTGGACTTGCACACCTTGGTATATCACAGACGCCGGGGGCAGCATCATCGTGCGCTGTGTGGGCACGGATGGTAGTCTGCACGGCAACGATGCGTACTACACGTATGGGGTTCTCCCTGTTTGTATATTCAATCCAGAAAAAGTGAAAATAGAATATCAATTTGCAAATGTTAAGGAGAAGACAGGATGACAGTATATGAATTGATTCAGAGACTTACAGAATTCCCAAGTGATGCAGAAGTAGATTTTGAATTACAGAAAAGCTTTGAATGTCCAGTAGTAGTTGATACAGATGAAGGAACTAGGCTGGCGACTGCTGATGTAAACCTAAATGAAAGCTTAGACATAGAAAACTTTCGCTTTTATAGACATAATGATGATTCATCAACTTTGTATATTTATTTTAATTTTTAAGGAGAAGTAATGATTAACGAACAGGTTTTGCTTAGAAAGATCAATGAACAGTTAAAAGGCATGCCAGAGGCGCGGAATAAAGTCAAACGCCTGATTTATTCTATGGATTGGATTGATTCAATTAAGCTACCAGAAGAGGGTTGTAATCATGACGAAAATGAAGATGATTTCAGCCATGGCTATGTTGCTGGATATTATGATTGTATCAGCAAAATCAAGAAGCTGAATGGCTTAGGATGAAAACATGATTTGGAGGGTTGAATGGAAGTATTAAGAGAAGGAAGAAAAGATATTCATTTTTTTAAGGAAAATAAATACGCTTTCAAATGCGGTGTGTGTGGTGCAGTTTTTATTGTGGACGAGCATGAATTTCCCAGTGGAAATTGGGAGACAGAAGATGATAGAGCCTACTGGGGCCACACAGTCAAGTGTCCAACCTGCGGGAATGTAACACCAGGCGACTGGGGAACAAAGCTACGAACCAATATTGATGAAGATCGATTTCGAAAGGAGTTGGAGTAAAGAATTAAAATGCGAAAGAAAATATTGATTACAGGTCTGTTATTTGGAGTTTTGTCTCTGGCTGGATGCGGTGGGAGTAGCGGGTATGAGACGAGAATAAAGTTGCTGAATTCTTGGGGCGACTCTATTGGAACAATCGACGTAGAAAATGGATATAAGTTCGATACCTACGAAAGAACAAATGAAGATGATTCTCGCTGCTCGATTACTTTGTATTTTAAGAAAGATGAGCTGAGAACAGAGAAGTAATAATTGGAGGAAAAGAAAAATGGCAGAGAAAATTAGTTTAAACGGAGCAAGTATTATTGATTCTTACATAGTTGGAATGTGGCATTCTAATCAGTCTGGAAAAGTCGAACTTAAAAGTTTTTGCGATCCTATTGTGGGGCCAGATAAGGAAATTTGGACAGCAAAAGCTATTGAAGAATCTACCAAACACAGAGAATTTCCATGCTACATCATTGGAGTTTGGGGCAAAAACAAAGGGAAGAATCGAGCAATCTTTATCACATTGCCAGAATCTTCGATGAGTGTATTGAGGAAATGATATGAAAGAAGATGAGAAATGGTTATGTACATTTGAGATTTCACCAACAGGAGACATAATTGATGTTCAATTTCTGGGGCAAGATTTCAATTTGATTCGTAAAAGTCAGGCTGCTCTGATGGAGAAGATTCGTCAAGGAACGATCTCAAAAGGCTCGGTTGCTATCATTTTTCAGTCGGTGACAGGACTTCGAGCGTTTGTAATTAAGAATGCGACGCTTGATTTGATGGTAAATTTTTACAAATAAAGAGAAGTGATAAGTGAACAACAAATAATCAATAAAAAGGAGATTAAGATATGTTTAATTTTAATGGAATGTGTGGAGTTGTAGGAGATGGAATGTGTAAGTTGTCAATGACTGGACAGATCGCAATTAAGACTTCTACTGGATATAAGACCTATAACGTTAAGACTGGAAGATTAACTAATTGCACCAATTTTGTTTTGGGATTGGATGACAGCAATTTTAAGACCTTCTTTGCAATTCCAACCAATAAGGTTGTTAAGGGTGATATTATTCTGGTAAATGGCAAGCCAAAATGCGTTGTTGCAACTGAAAAGGATAAGATTACTGTTATTAACTATGAGGATTCTACTGTGGAAATGATTGTTCCAGAGCGTCATGTATTTATGGGTAATACATATTTCTACGGAAAGATTGTTTCTATGTTCGGAAATACTTCTGGCAAGAAGAATGGTGCTGAAAAACTGATGAAGTTTATGATGATTAGCCAGATGATGGGCGGAAAATCCGAAGGTGGAATGTCTACAATGCTTCCATATATGATGCTCGGAGGTAATGGTGGCTTGGATGATATGTTTAGCGGAATGCTTGATATGAATGAGCCTGACGATGAAGAAGATGAAATTGAGGAGGAAGAAGAGTAATGGGAGCAGGAAGTTGGACTACATCATCATTTACAGATTATTCAGTAAGTAAAGGCATGTCTGTAAGTGCCGCGGGAGTAGTTCTGGGAATGGGTTCGAATCAGGATAACTTTAAGGCAAGAAGGCTTAACGTGGCGCTTGATCCAAAGAATGTGATTAGAGAATGTTGCGATTCTGATGAACATCCAGAGACAATCCCAGTAATTTTAGGCCTTGATGTTACAGGTTCTATGGGTGATGCTGCTGTTGAAGTGGCGAAGAAACTTAATGTAATCATGACAAAGCTTTTTGAAAACATTAAGGATGTTGAGTTTATGATCATGGGAATCGGCGATTTAGCTTATGATCAGTCTCCGATTCAGGCATCTCAGTTTGAGTCTGATATTAGAATTGCAGAGCAGTTAGACAAACTGTACTTCGAATTTGGCGGAGGTGGCAATTCCTATGAGTCTTATAGCGCTGCATGGTATTTTGGATTGTACCATACTATGCTCGATTGTTGGAATAGAGGAAAGAAGGGAATCATCATCACGATGGGAGACGAGATGTTGAACCCATATCTTCCTGTAAAGGGATGGCATAGTGGTTTGGCGGATTCTACTGGGGACAAGCTTCAGGGAGATATTGAAACGAAGGAGCTTTATAAAGATACTTCTGAGAAGTTTGATATTTATCATCTGAATGTTTTACATGATTCTTGGTCTAGAAATGGAGCAGAAAGAGCAAAGAAGTCCTTTGAATCTGTACTAGCTCCAGAGCATTATAAGGAAGTAACTTTAGACACCATTGCAGACACTATTGTAGATATTGTCGTAGATTCGGCAAAGAATGGTTCGACGGTAGCAGCTCCAACAGCGACAATGGGAGAAATTACTTGGTAAAGGAGTAAAACATGAAGAACATAAAGATTGTCATCGGAGCAAATTTTGGAGACGAAGGAAAAGGTCTGATGACAAGTTACTTTGCGAAAGATCCAGATTGTATTGTTGTTTTATCAAACGGTGGAGCACAAAGAGGGCATACCGTATCAAAGCCTGATGGCACTCGACATGTTTTTCATCATTTTGGATCAGGTACCTTAAATGGTGCAGCTACATATTTTCCAAAGGAATTTATTCTTAATCCAATTATTTTCCGACAGGAATACGAAGAACTGTTCAATATGGGATATATTCCAACAGTATACGGCGGGGCTGGTTGCATGACAACTACCCCGTGGGATATGTTGGCAAATCAAATTGTTGAAAATTCAAGAGGAAAAGACAAGCATGGAAGTTGTGGAATGGGAATCTATGAAACGATTCAACGAGAAAACTCTGGCGTAAAAAGTGACGATTATGAAGGTATTCTTTCCTATTATAATGTACGTTTTAAAGAACTTGAAATCCACCTTTCTTCTAAGCAGCAGGAACTGTTTTGTTCCAAGGGTCTCTTAGAACATTATAAAGAAGATGTGAAGTTTATGAAACGTCACGTCCAACCATTAACAGATAATGATCTGGATTCATTTCAGACAATTGTATTCGAGAATGCTCAGGGGTTAATGCTGGATCAGAATAACATGGATTATTTCCCACATTTGACACCATCTAACACTGGGATCAAGAATCCTAAGACAATTATCGAGAGGGTTGAATGGACGGAGCCGTTAGATATTGAAGTTTGCTATGTCACTAGAACATATCTGACGAGACACGGAGCAGGATATCTGCCAAGAGAATGTAAGAAAGAAGATATCAATCCAGATATGATTGACGAAACCAACGTCCCAAATCCACATCAGGATTCTCTTAGATATGGGATGTTAGATTTATGCGAATTATATGAGCGGTGCATGAATGACTTAGCTGGATGGAAGGTTAAAAAGTCGTTTGCGATAACTCATAATAATGAATTCTCTTTGGGAGAACTGGATATTTCGTCTTTTGATGATGCCATCTTAGATGATTTTCTGAAAACAACCACATATTTATCTGAAAATTGTTTTGAAGTAAGTCCAGATAATTGTGGAGATATGATTTACCTTTGGATGCGAGAATGGGCAAGTGACATAAAGATTGGAGAAAGATTGGAATGCAGTACAGAGAAAGAAAAAACTACAATAAAGTAATAACTGTAAAGTTGGTGATTCCTAGTGGTTGCAATGCACATTGTTCTTTTTGTTATATGAAAGATTCTCAGATGAAAATGACTTACGACAAAAAGTCTTTTATTAAGAATTTCTTACCGTCGTTAACGTTCATTCTTAAAGAAATTGGAGACAAAAACCCTGTTTCTCTGGACATTACCGGAAACGAACCAACATATGATGTCGAGCTTTTAAAAGAAGTTTTGATTTTACTGAGGCATTATGGAATCAAAGGTAAAGTATTGCGCACGACGATTACAACAAATGGATATAGCCTTTCCAAACTTATTCCTTATTTTGCTGGGGCGATTGATTACGTCAATATCTCGGTACATGATTTTGATAGAGATAGGCGACAAAAGATTATGGGCTGCAAGAGTGTATCTGGAGAAGAATATGCACGGATGGTAAATGATCTAAAAAGTGTTGGGATAAATACCTCGGTTATTGCCGTAATTTCGAAGCCAATCAATCAATTTTCTGACTGGAGAGATTCTTTTATTGAATGGTCGAGAGAGAAGGGATTTATTGGAATACGTTTTAGGTGTGACGCTTTCTTAGAGGACAAAACCGACTTCAATCGATATATGAATGAATCTCTAAAAGACCCTGAATTTACCGTAATAACTCATGAGAATACTCCAGATTCGCATTGGTGTAGATTAAGACGATATGATGGCTTTAGGGTGTTTTTTCTGCAGGGGGTATTAGATACTTCTGCTTATACAAAAGGAATAGAATATGTTATTGCAGATGACGGAAAATTGTATTGTGACTTCTATAAAAGAACAAGAATAGAAGATTATCAGTACGAAATAGGAAAGATCTACGACAAATGTTTGGAGGGTGAATTATGAGAGAGACATTAATTATTAGTGCGTTTCCGGCGTGTGGAAAGACTTATGCTGCGAAGTATTTATCAGAAAGAGGAGTTGATGTCTTGGATAGTGATTCCAGTAAGTTCAGCTGGATTACCGACGAGAATGGAAACAAGGTAAGAAATCCACGTTTTATCGAGGAATATATTGCTAATATAAAGGAAAATATCGGAAAAGTTGACTTGATTTTTGTCAGCAGTCATAAGGAAGTAAGAAGGGCAATGCAGAAAGCTCAAATTGATTATACCTTGGTTCGCCCAGACGTAGAACTTAAGGAACAGTGGGTTGGAAGGTGCTTCCTGCGAGGAAACACTCCTGAATTTTGCAAAAATCTCGCAGACCATTGGGAAGAGTGGATTGGTGAATGCAAAAAGTATACTGAAAAAGAAGAGATTCTGCGTGGGTGGAACGGAAACCTTTATTTACTTGACGTTCTAGATGACAAGGCTCAGGGGAAAATTTGGCAAAGACAAGAACAACAGAGCGCTTTTGCCGACTGGGTAATGCTGAATAGACTGGAGGACGGGGATGCGTACGGTTGTAACATTTCTAATAATTATTGATATGATAGTCATGCGGCGTCTCAATACAGAAGCATGCGAGGCGAGTTCGGAAGAAAGTAGACGAGAAGGAATAATGGCATGGGGTGTAACGGTAATAGTTGGAATTATTCTCATCCTCATCCTCATACTCAGTGCCAAATTCTGTTGACACTTGAAATATCGTTTTTATCGGAAATAATGAACTATATATGGTGGTTAAATGCGATATATACTACTATATATAGTATGCAAAAAAAGAAGGAGAGTAATGACAGACTGCAATCAATGTATCCATGCAAATGATAGATGTTATTGTCCACCAAGGTATAAATGTAAAGCATTTATAAAGAAGACGGAAAAGGTAAGACGGATATTTGAATTTCAGACATCTGATGATTGGGTTCCGAGGCATGAAGGTTGTTGGGTAGAATGCCCGTTTTCACCACTAATATCATTAGGTGAAACTTGTAAATGGGTAAAAGAATTCCGTTCATGCCCATTTGTAAATAATTCGAGGACAATTCAGGAGTGAGTATGAATAAAAGACAGAAGAAGAAACTAATCCGAAGAACAGCTATTAAGATAAAAAAGCTAAGTCCTACTGAAGATAATATTCTCATAATTGAAATAAATCTAGACGAGATACATTATGACGAGGCTAGCCCATTTCTCAATGCTGCCTTTAAGCTGCTGCCTAATGTTCCAGTGGCAGTGTTCCCAAAGCAAATGGCTACTAAGATGCTTGATAGAGATACAGCAGTTTGCTGGTTGAGAAATTTAGAAAGAGTGATAACGAGGGATGATGAAAGAAAATAAAGACAAAACTTCACGTTATGGATTGGAAATTATGGCGCAGCTATTTCTGGGAAAGGATGACCCAGAGACAGTTAATGCCCTTGAGGAACTGACTAAAATGTCGGAAAGTGAGCGTGAAAACTTACTAGATTTGGTATATGGAACCAAATGTGGATTTCAAGAAGGAGAAGAAAAATGAGAAAGAAGATTTTAGCAGTAGTTACAGCAGGGTTGATTGGGTTATCTGCCACTGGTTGTACCTCATATCAACAGGCAGCAAATATGCCAGATAAAGGAACGAGTTTTTGCAACGGATATTTTACTCTGCTGACAGAATGGGATGATGGTGTTCGAGCTTGTTTTGTGGTTTATGCTAATGACACAAAAGTGAAGTATCTAGTGATCGCTGGAGATGGGAGATCTGGCATCACTCCACTTTACAACGCGGACGGAACATTACAGGTTTATGGGAGATAATCATGAAGAGACAGATTAGAAGAGGAGTTTTTGAATCGAACAGTAGTAGCCAACATTCGTTAGTCGTTATGAAGAATGATGACCATTATACAGTTCAGGAAATATTAAAAGGTCTTTACATTCAGAAAGATGGTGTGTGGGATGTTTGCGAGTTGGATTTTGGAAGAGCGCCGTTCCGGGCATTAGGCACTTTTAAAATGAAGTGGTTGTACGCCTGTGCTTCATTGGTTGAAGAATATAACGATGACGCTTATAAGGAACTTGAAGCTCTTGCTTTTAAATATGTTCCGGGGTTAAAGAGAATTGAGCTGCCAATGACAACGACATGCATCATAAATAAAGATCTCGAAGAGAATAAAGATTACGAGTATGGGAAAACCGAGGAAGAGTTAAATAAATATTTAGAGCAGAAAGAAAAGAATTGGGGAATTGAGACTATTGAATATTGGGAAGATAGACATGGCAATTTTTGTTTCAGTATTCCATATACAGGACAGACTGATGAACCTTTTCTGCAAAGATTCCTTGAGCATGAAAAACTCTCACTAGAAGAGTATTTAACCAATAGGAAATATGTAATTATTCAAGACGGTGACGAGTATTGCTATTGGCAGGATATGAAGAATGCGGGATTAGTCAATTCAGATGCTATTGACCATGAATACCCAGATTATTAAAGGGGAAACACTATGAAGAAACAGATTAGAAGAGGGGTTTTTGAAACGAATTCGAGTACTTGCCATGCGCTCTCGATGTGCAGCGGCGAAGAATATGAGAAGTGGAAGAAGGGAGAACTAGTCTTTGACCGAGAGACGGAAACATTAATTCCAGTAACAGAAAAAGATGAAGATAGTCCCGAAGAATATCTCTCACAGGATGAGTATTATGAAGAAATGGGAGCAGATTTTGAAACCTTTCATGCTTCTTATAAGTTACCAGATGGACAGAAAGTAGTAGCTTTTGGATATTACGGATATGATGGTTAAGGAGAGATTATGAAGGTATTAGGAAGATACAAGAATGGCAATTACGATGTAACGCTGCTTTCTGACGGCACGAAGATTCGCGAGACAGAGGATGACGAGTTTATTCCTGATTTTGCGGAGTCAATGGATATAAAACTGACAAACCATTGCTCTCTGGGCTGTCCGTATTGTCATGAAGGAAGCACTCCAGAAGGAGAACATGGAGATATCCTAAACGAGAAATTCATTGATACATTGCATCCTTATCAGGAAGTGGCTCTTGGCGGCGGGGATGTAACAAGTCATCCAGATTTGATTCCATTTTTGAGAAGACTGAAGGAAAGACACATTATAGCCAATATCACGGTCAATCAGTATCAGCTTTATAATGAGAAGGAACTCATTCAGCGGTTGGTTGATGAACAACTAATTCATGGGCTTGGGGTATCTCTGATGGTTCTAACAGATGAATTTATTGAAACAGTCTCACAGTTTCCAAATGCTGTGATTCATGTAATTAATGGAGTTGTTCTGCCAGAAGAAATTGAAGAGATGGCAGGGCACAATCTGAAGCTATTGATTTTGGGATATAAAGAGCTGAGACGCGGACATTCATTTTTACAGGAACATCTTGAACAAGTAGAGAAGAATAAAACGTGGATGAAAGAACATCTGTGGGAATATATTTCAAAATTTGCAGTTGTAAGCTTTGACAATCTGGCAATCGAGCAGCTTGATATCAAGAGCCGTTTATCTGATGAGGAATGGAATGAGTTTTTCATGGGCGATGACTCAGAGTTTACATACTATATTGATATGGTAAATCGTCAGTTCGCAAAGAGTTCAACCGCCCCATTTGATGAGAGATATCCATTGATGGATTCCTGCGACGATATGTTTGAGAAAATAAGGAAAAGAAAATATGAATGATGAAAGAAGAATGGATGGCGACAAATTCGTAGAGTTTGTATTCAGAGAAACAAATGATACAGATTTAACAAATACTGTCAAAAATTTGGTGAACGAATACTTAAACAGAAAGGTTCCACAGGTAAGTTTAGGACAAGAAGTTTGGATTGTGAATGGATACGACAAACATTGGAGAATAATTAAAGGTTGTATTGTTAGAATCCAGTTTAAGAAGAAGTATTCATTTGTGGTTCACTATAATGACTGGCGTGGCGGTGCAGCGTATTCGAAGAACAGTATTGGGAAGACGGTCTTTTTTACAGAAGAGGATGCAAAGAAAGCAATAGAAGAAAAGAATGTCTAAATATAAGAAATACAACAAAACGTATCCAACAATCGGTGATCTGATCAAGGATAAGGACTATGACTATGTATCTTATCGTCTTAATTTCAAATGTGAGGATGAATTTGCCGGCTGCTTCAAAGTTGAAAAGGGTGAAATAATCCCACTGGATGGAGACATATACGACGAATATGAAGAAGTGATAGCATCAGAAGAATGGAACATGCCAGAAGAAGGAATTATTCATGGATTATAAGTTATCTGTGAATGTGATTTGATTGAGGGATGATATGGAATTAAAACAAAGTACAAAAAATCATTTAGAAACAGCTAGACTGTTATGCGAAGGCGTTAAGGAATCTATGGAAGAGATGAGTAAAAGGGGAAGAATACATTGTATGACTCCTCAGCACTCGGTTGAATCCATTAAAAGAAGATGCATTCAGGCACGGCAGGAACTGCTGCAAGTGGAACTTGAAATAGATAAGAGGGACGAGTCATGAGCTACGACATTGGATTATATGTAAAGGTAGCAGGTTGTGACAAGTGTGTTATGATTGATGAGCCAGAGCATTCAAATCCAACATACAATCTCAGCAAAATGTTTAGTGCTTGTATGGATTGGAATTACGAACAATGGAAGGGCGAATTAAACGGCAAGTGCAACAGAGTTTTTTATCGCTGTGATGTTGCCCTAGAGAAGATAGAGCATGGGATCAAGGAACTATCTGAGAATAGAAAAAAGTATGAAAAATACAATCCCCCAAATGGATGGGGAGATTTAGATGGAGCATTAGTAACATTGAAGTCTCTTAAAGAATGTATCTGCAAATGGACGGACGAAATTCCACTTTCGTGCCTTTATATGGCATGGTAACAAATAGGAACAAACCATTTTACTGCTATTAGTAAAAAGGTTCAATGAAGGAATGCCAGCTGAGGAGATTATCAAGGAGACAATGAATGGAAAAAACTAAAAAGCCATGGCTAATTGTGATGTGTGGACTTTCTGGCTCTGGCAAGTCTACCCTTGCAAAGAAAATCGCAGATAAGAGAGATGCTGAAATTATTTCGAGTGGCGAGCTTAGAAAAGAAATGTTTGGCGATGAAACACATCAAGAAGATAAGAATAAATTATTCACAGAATACAACAAGAGAATTAGAGCAACTTTAGAAAGAGGATCGGACGTAATTTCTGATAAAACGAATCTTTCAATTCGCAGCAGAAGAGCAATTCTTGAAGCAGTAAAAGACCTTGATATCTATAAAGAATGTGTAATCTGCAATATCCCATTTGAAAAATGTTTAGAAAATAATCGGAACAGAGAAAAACATGTCCCTGAAGAAGTGATCCGTAGACAATTGTATGGGTTTCAAGTTCCATTTTTAGAGGAAGGGTGGGATTCAATTTCAATTCTTCCTAGAGTAGGGAGTATTCCATATGAACAGATGGCTGGGTTTGATCAAAAAACGCCATATCACAATTTAGATCTATTGCAACATTCGATCAAGGTGACTGATTTATTTAGAGAGAAATACCCTGAATGGGAAAGTTCAAGTTTTCTTCATGATGTTGGAAAATTGTATACCCAGAAAATTGGGAAGGATGGAATAGCTCATTATATAGGACATGATAGTGCAGGTGCTTACAAGATTTTAAATGACAAGAATCTTTCAGAGGATGGTATTCTGCCGATAACTTTTTTGGCAAATTACCATATGCTTCCCTTTCAATGGGATACAAAGAAGTCACAGGAAAAGTGGCGTAAGATTTTTGGCGATGAAAAGTACGAAATGCTTCTCTATTTCAATGAATGTGATAAGGCGAGATAAAAACAGAGAAGTAATATTTGAGGGCGAACGTCCAATAAAGATTGAGGAGAAAATAAATGACAGGATTAACAGAAGAACAAGTCTTGAAAAATCGGAAGCTGTATGGCAGTAATAAGCTTCCAGATCCACCAATGAAGAAGTGGTATGACTTTGCAAAGGATGCTTTAAGCGAAGATTTTACAATGATTCTGATTGCAATTACTGTATTACAGTTGGCTCTTGGATTTCTCGGAGTTATGGAATTGTCGGAATCACTGATGATTTTGATGGTTCTTGTAATAGTAACTGGAATTGCAGTTAAGACGGGACTTGGAGTTCAAGCAGCGGCTGAGGAATTGCGAATGAGAACTTCGATTAGGCATTGCAATGTGATCAGAAATGGGGTCGTTAAAAGTATCAATACGAATGATTTAGTTGTTGGAGATGTTGTATGTATCCAGATGGGGCAGGAGATTTTTGCTGATGGATATTTAGTTGAGGGCAAAATCTCTGTAAACAACGCGGCAATCAATGGCGAATCGAAAGAATGTCACAAGACCCCAGTGGCAGGTTATGTACATAAGAAAGTAACATCTACAGATGCCTATATAAATCAGAATTGTCTCTTTGCTGGAACAACAGTAGTTTCTGGCGAGGGTAAAATGATTGCCACAGATGTTGGAACAAATACAGTAAACGGTGACGCTCTTGTAAAAATGAAGACACTTGAAGCACCAAAGACGGCGATACAAATTGCTTTGGATAATTTTAGCGGCTTTATTTCAAAATGGGGAACTATCGCAGCAGTGATAACGTTTATTGTACTGACAGTATCTGGAATTCTTAAAGTTGGCTTTTATGAGTATTTTGCAGAAGGAATATTAGAAACGATTCAAAAGTTTGCAGAAAATCTTTCTGTGGCGTTGACAATTATTGTTGCTGCTGTGCCAGAGGGATTGCCTCTGATTATAAAACTTGTAACAAAGCAGAATGTCTCCACGATGGAGAAAGCAAATATTTTGGCAAAGAATCCGGGAAAGATTCCAGAATTAGCATATGTTGATTTAATCTGTACAGATAAGACAGGAACATTAACAACTGGAGTAATGAGTCCAAAGGTGGTTATTAACGGACTTGGAGAAGAAGTTAATGAAGATAGTTTAGATACTTTACGCAACAATATTAGCTGCAACATTTGTTTAAATAATAGTTCTACTTATGATGCAAGCGGAAGTATTACAGGTGGAAATTCAATTGACAGAGCAATTTTATCGTTAGTTGACGTGGAGCAGTATCAAAAAATTATTAAGAATAGCGAAGTAATTAGTAAGCTGCCATTTAATAGCGAAAATAAGTATTCCGCTGTAACAGTCAATACAACTGAGAATATAAAGCTTACATATTATAAAGGTGCTCCTGAAAAGATTATTGATAACTGTTATGGATTCATTGGCTCAAAGGTGACGGAATGGACATTGCAGCAGAAAGAATCTTTAAAGGCGAAGATTAAGGAAATGACAGAAAAATCAATGCGCTGTATTGCCTTAGCTGTACATGTTGGAGAACTGGTTGAAAATGAATTACCGAATGACATGTCATTACTGGCGGTTATCGGTGTAGCTGATCCAGTAAGAAAAGAAGTCCCGGATGCTGTAAAAATAGCCCATAGCGCAGGAATCCAAGTCATTGAGATTACAGGTGATTGCCTTGAAACTGCAATTGCTGTAGCTGAGGAGTGCGGAATTTATAAGCATGGAGATGTAGCATTAACGAATGATCAATTTGAAAAAATGTCTGATGATGAAGTAAAAGAGATTATTCCATCATTACGAGTTATTTCCAGATGTTCCCCTAATACAAAGCTTAGATTAGTGACTTTGGCACAGGAATTAGGAAGATCAGTTGCAATGACAGGCGATGGAGTAAATGATTCTCCAGCTCTAAAGAAGGCTGATGTAGGATTTGGAATGCAGTCAGGTTCAGATGTAGCAAAAGAAGCTTCTGATATTGTGCTTACTGATGACAATTTTGCTTCAGTTGTGAAGGCTGTGAAACTGGGAAGAACATTTATGCACAACATTATGATGTTCCTAGAGTTTCAGCTGCCAATTAACTTTGCTTTGCTGATATTGAGCATCATATATCCAGTTATTTCTGGAACGGTACTCTTAGCGTCAGTTCAAATCTTGATTGTAAATATCATCATGGATTCCTTAAATTCGTTGTCATTTGGTGGTGAGCCTCCAAAGGATGAATATATGACAGAGAAACCTATAAAGAAGGGTTCTGGTTTATTTATCAATGGAGCAAAGGGCAGAATTGCTTTAAGTACTGGAATTTTTGTAGCGCTTTTCGCCGCTTCTGCGGTAATTTTCCCAGAAGAAAGAGAAGGATTAACTGTAAGATTTGCATTGCTTTGTTTTATGGCAGTATTTAACGGCTTTTGTATCAGAACAGATAAATTAAATCTACTTTCTGGTATCGGTAAAAATAAGTTGTTTGCGTACATTGCCGCAGGAATTTTTGCCGGAACAATCCTACTATGCACAATCGCAGGAAATCTTATTAAGACAGTTCCACTTGGATTTAGCCATTGGATGACAGTCATTGGATTAGCATTCGTGGTAGTTCCAGTGGATTGGGTAAGAAAAATAATTGTAAAGAGGAGAAGAAAATAATGGGACTGCTAGATAAGTTATTTGGAAAGAAGTCCAGTGGGTGTACTAATTGTGCATCCACTCAGGACGATACATGTAAGGAACAGGTTGTTGCTTCTGTTCCGATTGATATGTCAAAGCACAATGAGAATCTGGGTAAGGTGCTGATCAATATGTCGAAGGATAGCAAGATAGACATGTCAAAGCATACGGCACGAGTTGCTATGGCGCTGGATTATTCTGGCAGCATGAGTCATCTATTTAGGAATGGAGCGGTTCAGGAAACAATTACGAGATTGCTCCCAATCGCCCTAAAGTTTGATGACAATGGAGAATTAGAATCCTGGATTTTTTCAGACGGGTATGAAAGATTAAAGGCGGTAACACTGAATAATTATGAAGATTATGTCAAAAAGGTAATTGCCAAGGCTCGAATGGAGATGGGCGGAACTGAATATTCTCCAGTTCTCAATAACATTATTACATATTACAAGGATATTGAGCCAAGCACAATTCCAGCATTTGTAATCTTTATAACAGACGGCGAAAATTCTGATGCGACCAGAACGGACAGGATTATTCGAGAATTGTCAAATTATAACATGTTTGTGCAGTTTATCGGAATTGGAAATTCGAGCTTTAACTATCTGGAAAAGTTAGACAAGCTTGATGGCAGAAAAACAGATAACACAGGATTTATCACAGTAAGTGACATGAATAAGATGACAGATGAGCAGCTATATACTGAGATTCTTAGACAGTATAAGGATTGGTTAAACAAGAGATAAAGAGGAGAAGAATGATATGGCAGTAATTAACATGAGCAAGAACCAGAAGGTTAGTATGGTTAAAGAAGATGGAAGTTCCATTAAGAATATCTTTATTGGAGTAAATTGGGATGCAAATCGCTATGCCGGAGAAGCAGATATTGATTTTGACCTTAACGGCTTTGTAACAAATGCTGATCGCAAGGTCACTTACCCAGAAGATATTGTAAACTATAATACATATAATAAGGCAAATTATCCATGGATTGAATATTCAGGAGATAATAGAACTGGCGACGACGCAACTGGAATGGCTTTTAATGGTAAGCATTATGATGAGTATTTTATTGTTCATGCAGATAAGTTTCCAGCAGACAAGTCTGACTTCACAATTTGTTTGACAATTTATCGAGCAGTTCAACGCTTACAGAATTTTGGCATGGTTTCCAATGCTACACTTGATATCTTTGATTATGATAATCCAACAGGAACATCTTGGCATTATGATTTGTCCGAGGATTCAAATTTTGAGAAACTGAATGCTACAGAAATGGGTCGCTTATACAAGCACAATGGTGGATTTAAGTTCCAGGCACTTGGTTCGGGCTATGTCGGAGGAATGACTGAACTATTCAAAAACTTTGGATTAGACATTGATGAGGGAAGAGACTAATGGCAACAGTGATTTTTATTATCATAATCGCAGTGTTAGTAGTTATCATGTTTACAGGAACTAAAACCGGAAAGGCTCTGAAAACCAGAGCTTCCGGCACTGCCAGTGAAATGATCTCAAAAGACGCTTCAACTCCAGAAGGGGCAAAGGCTTATTACAACGCTGCAATTGACACGAAAGAAGATGATTATCGAAAAGCTGAAGAACTTCGTGCTCAGATGTTAGGAAAGATTAGTGAATATGAAAGACAGCTGAGAGATCTTCAAAAGAAGTGTATGCAGGATTCGCTCAAGACTCAGCAGTTTATTGATCAGGGTAATGACAATGCAGCAATGACATATCTTAAGTCTCAGCAGGATACAGAGAAGGACATTGAAGTTATTAAGAATGCTATTAAAGAACTGAAGGACAATGAAGCGAGACAGGAAGAAGTAGTAAGTGAGCTTAAAGAAGCTTGTGAAAAGTTGAAGAAAGAGCGAGATAACGCTATTCTAACGCTGGAGACAGCGCAAACAACCAAGTCTTTACAGGCAACAAACTTATCTGACCGCACAGAAGATAAGATGTTGGAAAAGGTTAGAGATGGTGTCCGTAAGACTAAGGAACAAGCTGATGGAGTAAGAATCTCTTATGACAACTCAGCAGAAGTACAGAAAAAGCGACTTGACAAACAAGCAGAAGAAACTGAACTTCAGGCAAAGCTACAGGAAATGAAGAGAAGAAAGAAGTGATAATAGTTCATTGGAGTGGGATTGATTCCTGCTCCAATAGAAAGGATACCTCAATGATTAAAAAAGGCTTTGAAAATCGGTTTTCAAAAGGCGATATCGTTTACTGGTGTGAAAGAGAAGGTGGAAGATATACAGTGCGATTTGGCGTGGTTGAAGATCAATATTCGGATGGAGTATATATCAATTTTCTGGAACTTAGAGAAAGACGTAGAATTGATGGAATACCATTAGATGAGTTCAGGAAAACATGTCATCTGGCAAAATATAAGAAGCTTCCCAAAGATTGGAGTTATGACACTCTACTTTATGAGCTTACATCTGATCCTTGGCTACCAGAAGAAGAACAGCTTGTCAAGGAGCTTAAGATTACTGACCCAAAACAGATAAAAGAAGCTTACGATAGAGGAATTCTTGTAGAGAAAGAGAAGATATTTAAGGGAGATATCTATACAGACATAACAAATGAAGGTTATAAAATTATGACGAAATATTCCTTGTGGGGAAAGTATGAACCAAAATCTGAAGTTGTTAGATCAGATAAGGTTTACTTCACCTATGAAGAAGCCATAGCAGAAAGAGATACTAAAATAGCTGAACTCAAAAGACAGACTGCATTATTTGACGAAGAGTGGTCACTTGAGCAAATAGAGAAAGATGTTCGAAGATATTTACATATTTATTTTGGAGTACTGGCTTTAGAACAGGACAAAGTAGATAAATATATGAATTTCTTTAAAGAACTTCCTAAAGTAGAAGATATCGAAACAAGACTATTTGGCGGAATGCTTCAATGGAAGTATTACAAAAATAAGACCTGGAAGAATGTATTTATTCCAGATTGAGGTGATTTCTATGCAAAAAAGGCTTTTATAAAAAGACTTCGTTTGAGGACAAATTCGATCATAGATATGCATGTTGGGCGGTTAACCATCCAGCAGCATGGAAACGGTACAAACAACAAAACCGCCGTAAGACAAGACGGTGGATTAAAGAAGAAACGGAGAAGAATATATTGGAGGGGAATTATGGAGAAAACAAAACAGATTAAATATCATGTATGTGATTTCTGTGGGAAAGAATGTAAATCTACTCCTCAATATAATCTGCCGCAGTTTGAGTTATTCCCCAGTTTTGAAAGTTATGGGAAATGGCGAACTGTGTCAAAGCAGATGGATGTTTGCGAAGAGTGCGAAGATCAAATTGCAGGAATGTTAGACAAGTTTCAAGAAAGGATGAAGGATAATGATTTACTTAGCGGGCCCACTGTTCAACCAGACGCAGCAGGACAGAATCAGGAAAGTAGCGACAATTCTGAGGAATAAAGATAACGAAGTCTATGTTCCAATGGAGCATACCGTAGATAATGCCTATGGATTGCCAAATAATGTATGGGCGAAAGCTGTATTTGATGAAGATATCAGAGCGTTAGAAGAATGCGACACGGTGGTTGTTTGCTATGATGGATTGTATAGCGATTCCGGCACTGCATGGGAAGCTGGATATGCCTATGCAAAAGGAAAAGAAATATTCGTTTTATGCGAAGAAACTGCCATTGAAGCTAGCCTAATGATGTTGAATGGAGCATATTGCAGCATAGGAATGAAAGAATTGGAAGGGTATGACTTCGAGAAAAGAGAGAAGAAGTTATATGGAGTGAACCAAACATGAGGATGAAGGAGAAATGATGGATTTTAAAAAGTTGTTAAAACAACCAGAATACGACTTCTTGAGAACTAATGAGCATTTGGGAGATAATATCTGTCTTCTGACGCTCGGAGGTAGTCATGCATATGGAACCAATGTGGAAGGGTCTGATGTAGATATTCGCGGAGTAGCAATTCCAACAAAAAGAGAAGTATTACTTGGGAAGAGTTTTGAACAGGTTCTGGACAAGCAGACAGATACCACGATTTATTCGTTTAGCAAAGCCATTCAGCTATTAAGTAATTACAATCCCAATACAATTGAATTACTCGGATTTCCAGAAAATGAATATTTACATCTTTCTGGGTTTGGATATCTCTTATGGATTAACCGACATGAGTTTCTATCTAAACGATGCATTCATACGTTTGGTGGCTATGCAATCGGCCAGCTGAGAAGATTACAGAATAAAGCTGCAAGACTGGTAGGTCAGTCAGAAAACGAGAAGTATATATTGAATTCAATCAAGAATGCTGAGTATGATTTTAAGCAACGTTACTTTCCAATGACGGATGGAAGTATCAAGCTGTATGTTGATGAGGCGGTAAACCCTGAGTATGAATCTGAGATATTTATGGACATCAATCTTAAAGGCTATCCGCTCCGAGATTACACTGGGATGTGGAATGAAATGAAGTGCATTGTGAGCAGTTACAATAAGAATAGCAAGCGCAATGAAACGGCTATCGAGAAGGGCAAACTTGGAAAACATATGCTTCATTTGATCAGACTGTACATGATGTGCATTGACATCCTCGAAAAAGAGGAGATTATTACTCGGAGAACTGCTGAACATGATCTTTTGATGGATATTAGAAATGGTAAGTATCTGGACAGTAATCAACAACCAACATCAGAGTTTTACGACATTCTTAATGAATATGAGAAGAGATTCGAATATGCTAAGAACAATACATCTTTGCCAGATAAACCAAATTACAAAGAGATTGAAGAAATTCAGATTACGGCCAACAAGATTATTGTGAGTAGAGGATGAATGGCATTACTAGATACACATCCAATAAAAACGAAATTTCAGAGGAGAACTAGCTATGTCAACATTGGTGCATTTAAATGCCGTATGCCCTAAATGTGGAGATAAATGTCAGACTTATTCTTATTATAGCTCTTGGAATACATTTTCTGGTCTCGATCTATCAATGGTAAAAAATATTTGCTCTAAATGTGGAGCAGAAATTAACGAAGAAGATTCAGAAGAAGACTTCGAGAATCGTCAACTCATTGAGCTTGAGAAAAATATAAAATGTCTTGAAAATGGAGTACAAGAGTTAGAGAGAATAGCAGTTTTACAAAAGAACAAGGAGTAACTATGTCACTAATAGTTAATAGAAAAGCAACATGCCCTAAATGTGGTGATACTAATCAAACCTATTCCTACTATGCAACTTGGAATTGGGTATTTGGAGATCACGCTCCACAAATTAAGAATTTCTGCACAAAATGCGGAGCTGGGATATTTTACAAAGATTCTGGAGAAGTAATATATGGAATAGCTGGGAGAAATATTGATTTTCTTTTTAAGGAGAAACCATGGGAGAAAAGACTGATGGACTGATTTATTGCCCACATTGCGGAGCAAGTTATTATCGAATTGATTATGATTCGAGAACTTGCGTGTATTTTTTACCAATAATCAAGGATGGGGTGAACATCAATACAGATAGAAATAAAGTTATGCTTCATTGTACGTGCATGAATTGTGGGGAAAATTTTGAAGTAACAGAGAAGTAATATATGGGTGAGTAAGATTAGATCTCTTCTATATTTATATAGAAGCTTATGAGTTCAACCTTTACACTCACTAATTGCCACAGTTTCTCGGCTAAACACGGTTGCTGCGGCATAAAGGATCATTAGCTCAATTGGTTAGGGCAGCCGCCTCATAAGCGGAAGATTTGCAGGTTCGAGTCCTGCATGATCCATTGGGGATTTGCCAAGCGGTGAAGGCACGGGATTTTGACTCCCGCATTACGCCGGTTCGAATCCGGCATCCCCGGCTTCGCTATATGCGTCGTATATACGTCGAATGTGGTCTTAACGGTGAGATAAACGCGAAATCTTCAAAACCGTGTTCGACAGGGATAGTAGGAGCATTGGAATATGCTTAATAGTAAGCTTGCCAATTCACCCAGGGAGCTTTACCTATAAAAACTAAGACTAAAAGTCAGAGCAGTATGGTGATGTCTGCAATGAATATTGAGTCTTGAGCTGAGAAGTTTTTTCTTTAAATGCAGCTCAAAAACGCGGAGTGGCGGAATGGCAGACGCGGCAGATTTAGGATCTGTTGTCGCAAGGTGTACGAGTTCGAATCTCGTCTCCGCGATCAGGTACAACAGCAGCCTTACAAATGCTGATTACATAGATTTTAGGCAGTTTTTCTTTATTCCGTGCTTCGGCACGTTTATATAAATATTTTTTTACATGGAGGCTATTTAATGGCAAAAGTAGGATTTAAAAAAGCAACAAGAGAACAGGTGTGGCTAAAAGTATTACTAAGCGGAGCATCTGGAAGCGGAAAGAGCTATAGTGCTCTCAAGATGGCAACAGGTATTGCAAAGCAGTGTGGTAGTGCAATTGCCTATATCGGAACAGAAGGTTCACGTAACAAGTATTATGCAGATGAGTTTGACTATGATCTGCTTGAATTAGATGAGCCATTCGAGTGTGAGAAGTACATGAATGCAATCGACGCGGCAGTAGAAGCTGGATATAAGGTGCTAATCATTGATTCAATGACTCATGAGTGGAAGTGGCTTAATGATGTTCATGATAAGATGCCAGGCAACAGTTTCCAGAACTGGGGAAAGTTAAAGCCGCGCCATCATAAGTTTATGGATAAGGTACTGAACAGTCCAATTCATATTATTGCAACCGCTAGAGGTAAGGATGATTGGGTTCTAGAAGATAAGAATGGCAAGCAGGTTCCAAAGAAGGTTGGAATGGGACAGCAGCAGGATAAAGATATTTCTTATGAATATACAGTGTCACTGATGATCTCACAGGATACACACGTAGCTTCTGCCGATAAGGATAACACAAAGTTATTTGATGGTAGATTTGAGGTGCTTACCGAGAATGATGGCGTTCGCTTGTATGAGTGGGCAAATAGAGGAGAGACACCGGCACCGAAGCCAGTCACCCCTACATATAGTGAGGTAAGTGAAAGTTCCGAGGATATGCTTGCTGATGTAAAGAAGAAAATTGTTGGTCTTTGCAAGACTCTGGGTGGAACAAAGAACACAGATTTAATGTCAGCATTAAAGGAATTTGTACCAAGCGGAAACCCGAATGGGCTGAGAGACCTTGGTCTGGCTCGTGAATGTTTAGCAAAACTTCAGGGCATTAAGCCAATTGGCGAATAAATAGGAGGATTAAATGAACAAGGTTATTTTAATGGGAAGATTAACAAGAGACCCAGAGGTACGTTATACTCAGGGAGATAATCAGATGGCTATCGCAAGATATACGCTTGCAGTAGATCGTAGAGGTCGCGGTAACGCTTCTAATGGAGAACAGACCGCAGATTTCATTCAGTGCATTGCATTTGGAAAGTCTGGAGAGTTCGCTGAGAAATATTGTCATCAGGGAACAAAGTTAGTGGTCACTGGACACATTCAAACTGGCAGCTACACCAATAAGGATGGTCAGAAAGTTTATACGACCGACGTAGTTGTGGAAGATCAGGAGTTTGCAGAGAGCAAGGCTTCTAGCGAGAATTCTGGCAATAGCAATAACAGTCGCCCAGCTGCAGCAAGTAGCCATCAGAATGGATGGGTAAATGTTCCAGATGGCGTAGAAGATGAGGGGCTTCCATTTAATTAATGAGTGATAAGACTACAAAGACATATGTTTGTGGTTATTCAAGCTGTTTACACCACGGAGAACCAGTTGCCGCTGAAAACTCCGTGGTTATTAACAAAAAGCATTATCATTTAGATTGCGCAGAATTAAAACAGACCGTGAAAGAATGTGTGGATATTTATATAGAAAATCGCGAAAATAAGTCAGATGCAGCAATCGCAAACAGAATAATTACAAACATGGTAATAAAGAATAATATTCCAATCGACTTTATTAAGCATAAAATTAAACAAAGTCTATCTTATTATGAAGATAAGCCAGTTTTTGCTTTATATGGGTTGAGGAAATTATTTTGGCAAAACGAAATCAAAGCGTAAGGTGGCGAAAATTTGTTAATTGAAAAAAAGGATATCGAGAATGCGAAAAAAGCTCTGGGAGATAAGAATGGGGAACTTATCGCAGAGTTATTAGAATTAGAAGACTATGACAAGAAAAATATGAAAGCGTGTTGCCCGTATCATAGCGAGAAAACTCCAAGTTTTATTTATAATAGAAAAGCATATAATTGGCACTGCTTTAGCTGTGGGAAAACAGTTGATGTTATTGATGTTTTAATGGAGCAAGGGAGAAGCTTCATTGATGCAACAAAGTGGTTTCTTGATAAAGCAGACATTGACTTCTCATGTCCAGAGCAACACGTTAAAACAATTGAAAGATACAAATATCCGAAAGAGGAATCGCCTTTAAATGATATGACTTCAGTTTATGAATATTTAGGAAGTCGTGGGATAAGTAAGAACACTATTGATTATTTAGACATTCGCGCGGATGAATTTGGGAATATTTGTTTCAATACATACGACCAATATGACGCTCTAACTGTCGTTAATTATAGAAAATCCAGAAAAGTTGAGCATGGTGAAAATAAGTGTTGGTTCCAGAAGGGTGCTGATGCTGCTGATTTGTTATGGAATATGAATAGAATAAATCCAACAAAACCATTAGTCATTACCGAAGGTCAGATTGACTGTGCAAGTGTAGTACAAGCTGGATACTTAAATTGTGTCAGCGTGCTTAAAGGCTGTCAATCCATGGGGTGGATTGAATACTGTTGGGAATGGTTGAAGCAATTTGAGACAATTATCATCTTTAGTGACGGGGATGCTCCTGGAATTAAGATGCGAAATGAAGTTATAAACAGACTCGGTGCTATGAGATGTAAGTACATTGAGGTACCGAAAGAGTTGGAATATAAGGATACCGGCAAGCTTGTTCCTGTGAAAGATGCGTCTGAAATTCTGCAGTGTCAGGGTGAAAAGTACTTGATGGATCTTATCAATACAGCTAAGGATATTCCAATCACATCGGTGGCAAGATTGTCTGAGATTGAGGAACTTGACCCGACAAAAATGGATGGTTTTACAGTTGGAATAAAAGAACTTGACGACGAATTAATGAAGATATTTACTGGCGGAGTAACACTTTTAACAGGAAAACCTTCAGCAGGCAAGACTACTTTTTTAAATCAGATAGTATTAAGTGCGATGGACATTGGATATAAAACCTTCTTATTTTCACGAGAGTTATTGAATGGAATGAGTAAGGGATGGTTCAATCAGGTTGCTGCGGGCAGAAGAAACATGCACGCCATTAAACTGCGAAATGGTAATGAGTTTTATGTTGTTAATGATGAAGCAAAAGAAACAATTACAGAACACTATGACGATTGGTTTTTCGTCTATAAGGATGAGGAAGATAACAGTGAAGAGAAACTATTTGAAAGCATGGAACTCTGTGCTACGAAGAAAGGAATCAAGCTGTTCATCATAGATAACTTAATGACTGTCCAACTTAGAGATATGCAGGATACAAATAAGGCACAGACAGAATTCATAAATCAACTAATAAAGTTTTCAATGAAGTATAATGTTGCAGTAGTTTGCATTGCTCATCCAAGAAAAATGCAAAGTGGTATGGATATTGGATTATTTGACGTTGCAGGTAGTCAGAATATAGTCAACTTAGCAACCAGAACACTCAGTTTAAAACGTGTGTCTGATCAGGATAAAGATGATCCAAGAAATAAATATTATGGATATGATGTCGTGATTTCTATCGTAAAAGATCGAATCTTTGGGTCAACAAAAGATATTCCAGTACATTACGATAAAATCAGCCGACGCTTTTATAGTAGCTATGAGGAGTTTGATCGAGTTTATGGATGGGATAAGAATACTTACAAAGGTAGAATCCCCTATCCAATAGAGGAGAAAAAACAGTTCCCAGATACGTAAGGAAATATATGGAAGATACCGATTTTATTATAGATAGTATGACTTGGAGTTTTAGCAGATTAAATTCATTCTATAACTGCCCATATGAATTCTATCTGCATTACATAGAATGTAACCCGTCGGAAGACGGGTTCTTCTCTGAATATGGTTCATTGATGCACAAGATTTTGGAGAAGTATGAGAAAGGGGAGTTATCTTTATTTGAATTGAATCAATACTATGAGGATCACTTCGACGACGAGATTCCACATGATGCTCCGCCAAATAAATTCGTAGATATTCGGCAGAGCTATTATGAAAAAGGAATCGAATATTTAAATGAAATAGATTTGATGATTGATGATTATGATATTCTTGGCGTTGAAATGAAGGTGGAATTTGAGATATCTGGCAAGAAGTTTGTTGGTTATATAGATTTGCTTGTTCAGGACAAAAAGACAAAAGAAGTTATAATCATAGATCATAAGTCAGCGAGTATAAAGATACTCAAGAATGGTAGCGTGAGTAAAAAGGATCAGGAACATTTTCTTGCTTTTAAGCGGCAGCTATATCTATACAGTATTCCCGTAATTGCAATGTTCGGATCAGTATCAAAGCTTAAGTGGAATATGTTTCGAGATAAGAGCTGGATCGAAATTCCTTGGAAGAGAGAGGAATTTGACGAGGCAATCCAGTGGGCGAAAGATACATTGAATTTGATTGAGCAAGAATGTCTGTGGCTGCCGAATCCTGACTATTACTATTGCCATTACTTGTGTGGACAAAGAAATAATGCTTGTGAATACAAGCCATAAGGACGGACTATGCAGAATTATCATAAGCACACATCATATAGTAATGTCCTAGTTACGGATTGTACCGCGTCATATGAAGAATATGTAGCGCGGGCAGTTGAACTAGGGCAAAATGTTATATCCAGCGTAGAACATGGATTTCAGGGAAACTATTATGTACCATATGAACTGGTAGAAAAACATAATGCTGAACTAGAAAAAAGGTTAGATGAAGGTCTAATAACTGAAGCTGAATTTAATAAAAAGAAACTTAAGTTTGTCTTTGGAGCGGAAGCATATTGGGTAAAGGATAGACTAGCAGAGCGCCCGAAGGTTAATAAAAAAACTGGACAAATTATTCTGAATGAATTTGTAAAAGATAGAGCGAATTGCCATATCATTTTACTGGCAAAGAATGAAGAGGGTCGTAGGGATATCAATGAGGTGTTATCCATTGCAAATGTTGATGGGTTTTACGGACAGCCAAGAATTGATATTGAACTGCTTTTAAAAATAAAGCCGGAGAATGTCATGGTAACAACCGCTTGTTTAAAATACTGGGTGTACGACGACATTGAAGATATAACGGAGACACTACACAAACATTTTGGGGAGAACTTCTTTTTGGAAGTCCAGTATCATAATACAGATGCTCAAAAAAAGCTGAATCAAAGAATTCTTAAATTATCGGAACAACTATCCATTCCGCTTATCTTTGGCTACGACAGCCATTATATCTATGAGTCTCAGACAGAAGAACGAAACAATTATCTTGAAGCCCGTGGAATTGTCTACGACGAAGATGAACGTGGTTGGTATATGGATTATCCGAGCGAAGAAATAGTTAGAGCAAGACTTCGAGAACAAGGAGTTTTGAACGAACGGCAGATAGATGAATGTATTAAGAATACAGACATTCTACTGACATTTGATGATATTGTACTTGATAAAAACATTAAGCTGCCACGAAATTATCTTTTTGACGGCGAATGGACGGGAAACAAGTCTCAGGAGTGGAGAGATCAAACTCTAAGGAATCTGGTTTACAACAAGTGGGATTCCATTAAAAATACAGTTTCTGAATCAAGGTATCCAGAGTATATCGAAGGCATTGAATACGAGCTAAATGCGATTATTGAAACTAAAATGTCAGATTACTTCCTAATTGATTACCAGATTGTAAAAAATGGAGTTGAAAATGGTGGGGTTATCACAAAAACCGGAAGAGGAAGTGGAGTATCTTATTATATAAATTCACTACTTGGGTTCAGTAATATCGACCGTTTTATATCACCTGTCACGTTATATCCAGACCGCTTTATTTCCAAGACAAGAATTTTACAAACCAAATCTTTGCCAGACCTTGACCTGAATCTGGGAACACCAGAGATTTTTGAACACTCCCAGAGAACTGTTATGGGTGAAGGACATGCTTATCCAATGATTTCCTATAAGCCGTTGCAAAAATCTTCGGCATTCAAATTGTACGCAAAGTCACAAAAACTGGAATTTTCAATAGCAAATGAGATTACTGGGCAGCTGAAAGGATACGAGAAAGCAGTTAACAACGCAGAAGATGATGCAAAAGACGCGATTGATCTATATGATTTCGTAAATCCGCAGTACAAGAGATACATTGACGAGAGTAAAAAGTATCAAGGAATTATCAATACAAAATCTCAGGCTCCATGCGGATATCTGATTTATGACGGAGACATTAAACGTGAAGTTGGATTGATCCGCTGCAAATCTGAAAGTACGAAGAAGGAAGTCATCACCACTGTAATAGACGGCATGGTTGCGGAAAACTATAAATTTGTCAAGAATGATCTTCTGAAGGTAGATGTATGGCTGACAATCAACAACATTTTCAAAACTGTTGGAATTCCTACTCCAACAGTACCAGAGATGACTAGGCTTGTGGAGAAAGATGCCGCAACGTGGAAGGTCTATTCAAGTGGATATTTGCTCGGAGTAAACCAATGCGAATCTAAGTTTGGGGTTCAATGTTGTAAAAGATATAAGCCACAGAATATGCGAGAATTAACTTCTTTAATAGCAGCACTTCGTCCAGGATTTAAAACACAGCGCGATAACTTTTTAAATAGGCTACCATATACAACTGGAGTAGATGCTTTGGATCGGCTTTTAAAGGATTCATTCCATTACATGATGTATCAAGAATCAATCATGACATATCTAGGATGGCTTGGAATCTTGCAGACGGAAACCTATGCAATCATTAAAAAAATCAGCAAAAAGAAGTTCAAAGCGAAGGAACTTGCAGAATTAAAGGAGAAGTTATTAAAGGGATGGATTAAAAATGTTGGCAGTCCAGAAGGATTCCAAAAGACATGGGAAATCATTGAAGCTGCAGCAAAGTATTCATTTAATGCGTCTCATGCACTGAGTTATGCGTATGATTCTGTTTATGGAGCATATGCAAAAGCTCATTATCCATTTGAATTCTATACGGTGATGTTACAACATTATGCAGATAAAGGTAATAAGGACAAAGTTATTGCTTTTAAACATGAAATGCTGGAATTTGCCGGAATCAAAGAGGGCACTTACAAATTCGGGTTAGACAATCGAAAGTTCACGATGGACAAAAAGAATGGAGTAATTCATCCATCACTTTCTTCTATTAAGGGATTCTCACAGACTGTTGCAGAGTTGCTGTATGAACTTGGGCAACAAAGATATAAGGACTTTTTAGAAGTTCTGATAGTTTTAAAGGAACATAGCATTTCTGACGCGAAGATTCAGGATTTGATCAATATTGAGTATTTTTCAGATTACGGGGACATCAAGTATCTGATGCGATATTTAGAGGTGTTCAATCAGTTCCGTACCGGAAAAGGATTCTTAAAGACTCTCAAAAAAGAGAAAGGGTTCTTATTGGGGATTGATTTTGACATAATTCGAAGGCATTGTGAATCTGAAACTGTCAAGACATTTTCAAAGCTTGATAGCATTTCAATAATTAAAGAATGTATGGTCAAAGTCGAAGAAAAGACAACTAATAAAGAAAAACTTTTGAGGCGGCGAGAGGTTCTAGGCTATTGTGATGTTGTTGATAAGAAATACAGCGGTTATTGCATGGTGGAGGAAGTAAACACTAAATATGCTCCAAAGATCTCTCTGTATGCATTGGCGAATGGAAGCATCATAGATGTCAAGATTCCGCAAAAATGTTACACCACACCAATAACTAAGGATAGTATCGTTCAAGTTATTGACGCTGAATATGTTCCAAAACTTAAGTGGATTGATGGAAAATGGGTTAAACAAACAGAGAAGGAATGGGTAGTAAGTGAATATAAAGTTTACTAAAAGGAGACTCAATTGAAAAAATATTTAAAAGAAATTAAAGAAGAAGTTGCACTTTGTCAAAAGTACATAGATGAGTGCGATATATCCACACCTAAAAGTGAACATGAAAAGCTTACCTTGAAGATTGCTTCTGGCTGTAAGCAGACGCTTAAAGCTCTTATAGGTGAGATTGAAAAAGATAGATGGATCTCTGTTGAAGAAGCAATGCCAGAAGAACACGATAGTATATTTGCTAAGTTCAAAGGCACTGACAAATGGTGTGATTCGTTTTGGGAGAAGCGTTCAAATACTGTCTTAGTAGTATTGACTAATAACTATGATGAAAAAAATTTTGTAATCGGAACAGGCTACACGATAGACGGGCAGTGGAGAACAATACCAATTCCAATTCAAGATCGAGCATGTGTTGTTTATTGGATGCCGTTCCCAAAATTTGATCCAAAGGAGGAGATGAAAAATTCTAAAGAACTATAAATATACGGACAAAGAAGTGGAACAGCTAGTGTCATCTATGGTTATATTGGTTGATACTCGTGAGAAGAATATCTCACATATTTTAGATAGCTTTGATAAAAATCATATTTCATATGAGCGAAAAGCCTTGAATTATGGAGATTACAGCTTCTATATCCCAAAAGATGAAAGTCTTTCACTGCAGCGTGATCTGTTCTTCGACAGAGAAGTAGTAATTGAGAGAAAGGCAAGTCTTGAAGAAATAAGTGGGAATCTAACAAAGGAGCGAGACAGATTCGAGAAGGAGTTGTGTCTTGCTCCGAAGGAGAAGGTTCTGTTACTAGAGAACGCGAGCTATGCGGATATCGCGACTGGAAACTATAAAACGCAATATAACAAGAAATCATTTTTAGCATCAATTCATACGTTCTGGTTCCGGTATCATACTCCGATTTTCTTCATGTCGGATAATAAATATTCAGCATTGTTTATCAAAAAATATTTTGAATATTATCTGAAAGAACAGTTAAGATAGGAGAATTAAATGACAGATATTGCTTTTTTGAAAGAATTAAATAAGAGCCTTGATTGTATGCAGCAACAGTATCCAAATCAAAACCTTGAAATTAGAATGACTAAGAAAACATTCGAAAAAATGAGGATTCTTGATATACCCACAAATATCGAGGAGATGTCTTCTGGAGTATTGGGGGTATATGGGGGAACAGCTGTAGTTATCGTTCCTGATACATATTTCCCAGATAGTGTTAGTCCTGATGCTGTTCTGGTTTGCCCTGAATGTAGCGAATCAATTGTAAACTTTGAATCGGGAGAAATGTTATGACAAATAAAGAAAAATATGCGAAAGAAATATTAGATGTTGTTTGCTTAACTGGCAAGCACCCAGCATTAGTGCACGGAAACATCTATGGATGTATAAATACGTTTTGTGAGAGATGTCGTTTTGGAGGTTTTAGTAATTGTACTACTCAATTTATTAAATGGGCTAAGGAAGAGTACAAAGAACCAGAAGTAGATTGGACGAAGGTTCCTGTAGATACAAAGATTCTGGTCAGAAACAGCTTGGATAAAAAGTGGTATAGACGGTATTTTTATCGATATGAAGAGAGCACAGGAAGAATATATTCTTTCGCTTTGGGAAGTACTAGTTGGACGGCAAACGAGTGCGATACAGTTATGTGGGAATATGGCCAAATTGCTGATCCAGATGAACGAAAAAAGTATCTAAAGTATGAGTGATTATAGGAGGCAGTATGGAGAAACATGAGATCGACTGGACAAATGTTCCAGAGAATACAAGAGTACAGATTAAAGGAACTGGCGATCAGAGATGGAAGAATAGATATTTTGCATTCTGCAAGGATGGCGTTCCATATGTTTTCTGTGGCGGAACAGATAGTTGGTCAGCAGAAAATGGTTGGGATAGTACATTCCCGATTACAGAATTTACAGAATGTCGGTTTGCGGATGAAGAAATGGAGAAGGAATATTGGAAGGATTGATATGTTTGTTCTTAATCCTTCTGGCGCTGGTGGCTGTGGCTGTTCCAAAGCGGAGCAGCTGTGATCGTCAGCGAGATGATGAAGAACAATTAGAATACTTAAAAGAATGGAAAAAGAAACATGAACGAGATAATTGAGTTATTTTACAAGATTCAGAGGACTTCAAGCACAAAGGATAAAAGACGGATTTTATCGGAAAATTCTGAAAATGAGCGCTTCAAAAAATGGCTTAAATACTTGGTTTGCGGCGACGTTGTAACGGGAATCTCGGCAAAGAAGCTGAGTAAAAAGATAAATATGTCTACGAAGCTGAGACAATCATGGTTTCACGCGAATAGTGAGTTCGATGACGTAATTGATTACCTAAAGAAGAACAACACTGGAACAGATGATGATATCTATGAAATTCAGTGCTTCCTGCGTGGACATGAAGAGGATCGAGAATTTTACGAGCAAATGATCACAAAGAAGTTCAAGTTGGGGGCAGATGTTAAAACCATCAACAAAGCAATCCCAGGGTTGATACAGACTTGGGAAGTGCAGCAAGCATATCCAATTTCTGACAAGAATGCTCCAAAGAAGAACGAGTGGTTTATGCTAAGCCGCAAGATTAACGGAACGAATTGTGGCTATTTGAATGGTAAACTTATCAGTCGCCAAGGTAAAGAATTTACTGGACTATCACACATAGTAGAAAATATTCAGAAATTACCATTTAAAGATATGTTTTTTAATGGAGAGTTAGTCAGAAATAATGTAGACAATCTGCCAGATAACGACAATTTCCAAGTCGGAACAGGAATTATCAATTCCGATGCAGCGGATAAGAGTTGCATCAAGTTCATTATTTATGAAATGTTCCCTGCTGAAGAATTTCTTAAAGGACTGAGCAAGCTTACATATAAGAATAGAAGAAAAACTTATCTGGAGCCTTTAACGGAAGCTATTAAGAATTTGGGATTGACATCAATTGAAGTTGTACAGCCCGTATATGAAGGAAGAGATTTATCAGTCATTCAGCCAGAACTGGAAAGAGCAGAAGCGAAGGACTGGGAGGGCTTAATGCTCAACAAGGATACAAAGTGGCAAGCAAAGCGCAATAATGGAATCTTAAAAGTTAAGTCCTTTAAGCATTCAGATGTTAAGTGTACTGGAGTGTTCGAAGGAGAAGGAAAGAATGCAGGATCGCTTGGTGGAATTTACTGCGATTATAAGGGTTTCAAGCTCGGAGTTGGTTCTGGATTCACGGATGCTCAGCGCAGAAAGTTCTGGAATGATCCTGACAGTATCATTGGTAAGATTGTTCAGATCAAGTACAAGAACGAGACGCAGAACAAAAATGGTGGAATTTCCGTACAGTTCCCGATCTTTGAGTTTATTCGAGAGGACAAGACGGAGGAAAGTTACGAATGAGAACTTACAGCGTAACTAATAACTATGATGAAATTATTGAGGTCAATCTGAACTCTATCGAAAAGGCAAAAACGTTCTGTGATGTGGTAAATACCTTTCATGCAGCTATCGACATCATGCAAGGTAATCACATCTCAGATGCTAAGTCTATCATGGCAATCTTTTCATATGATTTGACGGCACCGATAAAGATTGGAATAACTACAGGGTATGACCCAGAATTGCAGAAGTTCAAGAAAGAAATGGAGAAGTATAAATGGGAAAAGTAACGATTTTAGAGGAAACGACAAAAGAACCAATCACAAAGATGGGTAGAAGTTGCGGGCTGTGTTGGGGAAGTAAGACAAGTGATCCAGCTCTTAATTATAAGAGAGGAAAGAAAGTCATGCTATCCGATCACGGCAGAGTTGAGGAATTTGCCAACGTGGAGATGGTATTAGAAGGATATTCAGCTCGTGTGATTCGCGAGTGGTATACCCACATTGTTGGAGCAAGTAGACTTCAGGCATCAACAAGATATATTGATTACACAAAAAACGGTGGATTCAAATACGTTACGCCGCCATCTATCGCAAGATGCCCACAGGCACTGGAAAAGTATCAGAATCTCATGAAAGAGATCAATGATACCTGTAAGGAATTAGAAGATGTTTGGGGAATTCCACGAGAGGATTCAGCAATGCTTCTTCCACTAGGAATGGAGACAATTATTGTGGATAAGCGTAACTTCCGAAGCTTGGTTGAGATGTCTCATCAGAGAATGTGTTCCAGAGCTTACTGGGAGTACAGACGTTTATTTAACGATATTTGCAATGCTCTATCAGAGTATTCACCAGAATGGAAGGAAATCGTTGATCTAATGTTCCGCCCAAAGTGTGAGGTATTTGGCTACTGCCCAGAGGAGAAGAGCTGCGGAAGAATGCCAAAAAAGGAGAAGTAATATTTGGAGGATGACTAATGATTGAAATAGTAAAACACGGGGATAGTACACTTTCGTGTGAATGCCCTGAATGCGGTTGCGAATTTAGATTTTCACCAAGAGATATGCTTTTTGACTATTCAGAGGACACTCGAATGGCTGAGTTTAACTATGTTGTCTGCCCTGAATGTGGGAAAGACGTTCGCGAGACATGGGACGGACACGCTTTGTCTGATGAATGGAAAAAATATGAGAAAAGACGAAAGGAACGTTGGGGCGTATGATTCTTTTAATGGGGAAATCGGGGTCTGGCAAAGATACCGTGATTGAGCTGTTGAAGCAGCATGGTTTTAGAAAAATCGTAGCATATACGACAAGACCGCAGCGTGACGGGGAAGTAGATAGAGAGACTTACCACTTTTGCTGGGGGTCTGAGTTCGGTAGCTTACGAGAAAATAATCATTTTATTGTAACTGAAACTTATCTTACCAACGAAGATATTTGGGAATACGGTGTGGCTAAGGATGATGTTTTGGGCGCAGATAACCGAACGATCTTGGTACTGAATCCAAAGACTGGTAAGAAGTTAGTGGCGGAACATCCAGAGCTTGACATAAAAAGCATTTATCTATACTGCCCAGAAAGGGTGCTTGAAAAGAGACTTCTGGCACGAGGGGATAACGCAGAAGAAGCTTTACGCCGCCTGACTCAAGACGATAAGGATTTTAAAAATGTTGAAAAGTGGGTAGATGTAGAAATTTACAACAGCTCAACAAATCCAGAAGTTGCGGTAAATAGTATCATAAGATATTTGGAGGTTAACGAATGAAAGTTGTAAAGAGAGACGCTTCGTTAGCGGATTTCGACAAAAGAAAGATTGAAACGGCAATTCTCAAATCCATGAAGAATGGATCGGGAATTGTGAAGCCGGATATTGCGGCAAAAATCGCGGATGAAATTGAGGTAGAATGCTCTGAGAGCGGCGAAGATGAGATTGATATTTCAGATATTGAAGCAAAAGTATTCGATAAACTGATTTCAAAGAAACAGAGATTAACTGCAAAATCTTATGAAGGATATCGTAGAATTAGAGAATTTCAGAGAGATAGTCAAAATACCACCGATCAGCAAATTAGAGAACTGTTGAATGGTACGAGTGATTATTGGAACAATGAAAACTCCAATAAGAATCCAAGACTGCTAACAACACAAAGAGATTATATGGCAGGTATTATTAGTACAGATTTGACCAGAAGATACCTATTGTCTCCAGAAATTGTCCAAGCACATGATGATGGAATCTTGCACTACCATGACGCCGACTACAACGGAATGAATGCAATCACTAACTGTTGTTTAATTAATCTGGGTGACATGCTTCAGAATGGAACGTGTATCAATAAGGTCAAAATTGAGAAACCACATCGAGTTCTTACAGCGATGACAATTTCCACACAAGCTATAACAGCAGTGACGAGTTCACAGTACGGTGGAGCGACAATAACGCTTACTCATCTTGCTCCATTCGTGAGAGAGAGCCGTGAACGTCTCACTAAAAAGTATGTAAATAGAGGATTATTTGCAGAAGATGTAGATAAATTTGTTGAGCAGGATTTGCGTGAAGAAATTACTGCGGCTGTTCAAACATTCAATTATCAATGTAATAGTATGACCACAACCAATGGCCAGTCCCCATTTCTCTCTGTATTTATGTATTTGGGCGAAACCGATGAATACAAAGAAGAGTTGGCAATGCTGATAGAGGAGTTTCTGCGGCAGAGAATCCAAGGTATGAAGAATGAAGCTGGAGTATACGTTACTCAGGCATTCCCAAAGCTCCTTTATGTACTTGAAGAGGACAACATTCATAAAAATAGCAAGTATTATTATCTGACAAAGTTGGCAGCACAATGTACAGCAAAGAGAATGGTTCCAGATTACATTTCTGAGAAGGTAATGAAGGAACTAAAAGACGGAAATACGTATCCTTGCATGGGCTGCAGATCTTTTTTAACCGTATATCACGACGAAAACGGCAAGTCAAAGTTCTATGGCCGTTTCAACCAGGGCGTTGTCACCCTGAATTTGCCAGATATCGCATTGTCTTCTGGTGGAGATATGGACGAATTTTGGAGAATCTTTGATGAAAGGACAGAGTTATGTCACAAAGCATTAAAGGCTCGACACGAAAGATTAGAGGGAACGAAGTCTGATGTAGCTCCAATTCTATGGCAGGATGGAGCATTTGCTCGGTTAGAAAAAGGCGAAGTAATAGATGAACTACTCCATAATGGATATTCAACTCTATCTCTGGGATATGCTGGTTTATATGAGTGCGTCAAATACATAACAGGACATTCTCATACAGATGGAGGAATTGGAGAGGCTTTTGGATTAGAAGTTATGAGTAGACTTAATGATAAATGCAAAGAGTGGAAAGAGGTGGAGAACATCGATTACAGCCTTTATGGATCGCCAATTGAGTCCACTACATATAAGTTTGCAAAGTGTCTGCAGAAGCGTTTCGGGATCATTCCTGGAATTACAGATAAGAACTACGTCACAAACAGCTATCATGTTCCAGTATTTGAAAAGATTGATCCATTTAAGAAACTAGAAATTGAAAGTAAATTTCAGAAACTATCTCCAGGCGGCGCGATTAGTTACATTGAATGCGCTGACTTGACAAAGAACCCCGATGCTGTCCTTGAAATTATCAAGTATATCTATGATCATATTATGTATGCGGAGTTGAACACAAAGAGCGATTACTGTCAAGTATGTGGATATGATGGGGAGATCAAGATTATTGATGAGAATGGCGAACTCATCTGGGAATGCCCAAATTGTCATAATAGAGATAAGAGCAAGATGAATGTAACACGAAGGACTTGTGGGTTAAAAATAATGTAGCCCACGTTAAAACGGATAAATTGCGGGGAAGTCCCCATAACCTCAACTCGCTACAGCGTGACCAGAAATGGTGAGTGCGAATGCGGCAAGTATTAGTAATACAACAGTCGAAAGATAGAGACCATAAAAAGTAGTTGAGTCAGGGATTACCGGGCGTGCAAGTCGCCCAGACGCATCGAAACTTTTTTGACAGAAGTTAAAGAAGGACGTTCAACGACTGTAATTCCGTGCAGTTAATAAGCTGAATCGTACAGTCTACTCCCGTAAAAAATATCGGGAAACCGAGGGTATTAAGGACATTGGAACAAATTTTTGGAATCAGGGAAGAACGCAGGAAATTGCCGAAAGATATGTTCACCTTGATGACCATGAGGAGGATTCATGAGATATGCAAGCATGAGAAGTATGGATATTTCAAATGGGGAGGGAGTTGGAGTCTCCCTCTTCGTTCAGGGATGTCACTTCCACTGTAAGAATTGTTTTAACCAAGACACTTGGGATTTTTCAGACGGCAAAGAATGGAACCGTGAGATAGAGGACGAGTTTATGAAATTAGTAAATCGCCCGTATATTAAGCGTGTTTCGCTGCTCGGTGGAGAACCGTTAGCAGATGAAAATGTCCTTGATATTATGCGACTGATCAACAGGATTAAAACCGAGTGTCCCGACAAGAAGATTTGGTGTTATACAGGATATACGTGGGAACAGATATTCCCAATTGTAAATCCGTATCTGAATCTTACGCAAGCTGAAATGACTCGACAGAATGCAGTCAAGAACTGCGATATTTTGGTGGATGGACGATTTGTTGAAGAGGAGAAAGATTTATCACTCGAATTCCGAGGGTCAAAAAACCAGAGAATTATTGATGTAAAAGAAAGGATAACCAGTAAATGAGTATAGCTGAATGGTTAGATACAGGTAAGGTTAATGATTTACCGATCCTCTCTGCAAAAGAAGCAAGAATGTTGACTGAGAAATATATGGAAGAAACAATAGCAAGTCAATTAGGGGAAATTGGCGCTAAAATTGCATACGCAGCGAAGAACGGTGATGAGTCAGTTACTTTAGAAGGTACATTAAATAAAAATGTTCGTGAGAAGTTGGAAAAGATTCTCGAATATAAGGTAGAGACAAGAACACAATACAATGAATCATACTACACCATTAGTTGGTAAGGAGAAAAATGGAGAAGAAACAATATGCTTTAAATCTGGCAGCAACGAAGGATGATCTTATCGCTGCTGGATTCACTGAGAGGTTCGGAGTATTTAATCTTAAGAAGCCGGTATATGGGCGCGGAGCGATCAACCTGATTATAAATATAGATCAAGGCAGCTTTATGAATATAGCGGTAGTAGACCCAGTTGGGAATACATATGCTCCATTCTTAAACCCAGATTTGCAGCACAACAATCTGGTATGCGATAAGGTGATTCGTCAGTATAACAAGATCATGGATGGATTGGCAAAGAAGAAAATTGTAAAACGAATCAGAGAGGAACGAAAGATGACAGAAAATAAGACAATTAAGATCAAGTATTTTACGGATAAGATCGACAAACTCGACTATATTGACGGCAAGTCTGATTGGATTGACCTTCGCGCGGCAAAAGATATTACGCTAAAGAAGGGTGAGTCTAAGCTGATTCCGCTCGGTGTTGCAATGAAGCTGCCAGATGGATATGAAGCACATATTGTGCCGAGAAGCAGCACATTTAAGAATTTTGGCATCATTCAAACCAATCATATGGGTGTAATAGACGGGACATATTGCGGCGATAACGATGAGTGGAAGCTTCCAACATATGCGACGAGAGATACCGTGATCCATACAAACGACAGGATTTGCCAGTTCAGAATCGCAGAGAATCAGCCAAAGATTGAGTTTGAGTTGGTTGACAAGCTTGACGGCGCGAATCGCGGCGGTTTTGGAAGTACTGGTAAGCAGTAAGAAATAATCGTAGTTGGACATCAAATCAGGTGTCCAACTTTTAAGTAGGAGGAGCTATGAGAATACTACACAAAGAGGATCTGTGCGAAATGTTTGGGTATGCTCCCAAGAAGATGAAGCAGTTGTTTGAAACAGGAGTTTTACCTATAACAAAGATTGGAAATGATTACGTTACTACAGAGGAAGAAATGGCTAAATTCTTCGCGAAATGGAAGGGCAAAGAAATCGACTTATGATGTTTACAAGCACATTTATATGTGATATGTTTAACATGGTCGAATCATTTTTGCACTGCCGCTAGAAAGGAGAAGTAATGGCAGTTACAAAAGCAAAACGAGAAAACAACTCAGGTACAGTCCGACAACGAAAAGATGGACGTTGGGAAGGACGATACCAATATGGTAAGTCGATAGATGGTAAGCCTCTAATCAAATACTTTTATTCTGACACTGAGCGCGGGGTAAAGGCAGAGATACGAAAGTTTAAGCAAAAAGTCCCAGAATTGCCCAAAACTGAGCCAACAAGAGTTACAGTCGATGAATTGATGAGGTATTATCTGTATACAATTAAGTATGGCACAATTAAGGATGCCAGCTTTGATAGGCTGGAACGGACGAACAACAACCATATTTCGCCAGCTTTCGGTGAAATGCCCCTGTGCAAACTGGAAACAGATGACATTCAGAAGTTACTGAATTCAATGGCGACAGAGTACTCAATTTCCACGATGAAGAAGGTGTATGAGCTACTAAATCAGTTTTTGAAGTTTGCCGCGCAGAAAAAATATGTACCAGAAGATTTGATGATGACTGTAAAAGTTCCAAGCTCACGAGATCCTGCGGTCAAACCAGTAAAGATTGTTGATATAATGACCGATGCCGAAATCAAGTGTCTGTATAATTTAACAGAGGCGGATGTTGAACCTAGTCCCAAATTCCTGAATCGTTGGAAGATGGTGCAAATGTATATCTTTATGCTTAACACAGGAGTCAGATGTGGGGAAGCGCTAGCCCTTAAATTCTCAGACATAAACCTGAAAGATAAATATGTACAGATAAACAAAAGTGTTAGCATGGTATATGAACGAGATCCAGACCACCCAGAGAATAAGAATGGACGGCGAAAGAAGATCGTTACTACCCCAAAGACTCAACACAGTTTTCGAGTGATTCCCTTAAATTACTCCGCAGTCAATGCCGTAGAAAATATCATCCTTTATAATAAGAAGAAAGGGATAGCTACTGACACCTTATGTACTACGTCTAATGGTGATCCGATGGAAGAAACGAGGTTCCAGAAATTACTGGAAGTGATTCTCACAAAGCACTGCCCCGAACATTATATGCGACGTGGAGTTCATTCATTGCGACATACATTTGCATCCATGTGCATCAGGCGAGACATTGACATCAAAGTTGTATCTGAACTTTTGGGACACTCCAACACAGCATTCACATACGCCAAGTATGTACACGTCATACAGCAGCAAAAGGCGAAAGCGGTAAACATGATTGATATCTACTCCGTACTGTGACACCATAGGGTCAGAGCGGTAAAAGTGGTAGATAAAAAGTTGTTGAATTTTAACCTAAGAATTAAGGAAAATCAAGGGTTAGCGAATGGTTTTTGACCACAATTTTGACCACAATTTTTACACCAAGAAAGACTAAAAAAGGCTAAAAAAGACCAAGTTTAGCAAAGGCTAAAAATGCCCGAAATGCTTGAAAACCAATAAAAATGCGACTTTTTGAGGGGTGATATAGAAATGTGGCTGGGGGTTCGATTCCCTTCAGGTGTGTTCTCTCATCCAGCTTTTCTGGAGTTTAGA